GTGCCAATGGACTTGGAGATGGGGAGGGTGCCAAGGGACTTGTAGATGGTGCCAAGGGACTTGGTGAAGGTGCAAAGGGACTTGGTGATGGGGAGGGTGACAATGGACTTGGGGAGGGTGCCAAGGGACTTGGGGAATTACATTGTCCAAACCCATCATATAATCCTTGATAGTAACCGTCATAAGTACCGTCTTGGTATCCATTTGTGTAATTGGTATCGTACGCTGGAATTAATTCAAAATTATTATTAATATAATTTTGGTAATGTAATGAATTTTGAGATGGATCTGGTACACCTATTAAAAAGGTGCCAAAATTATTATTTTTCGTCAATGCCGGTAACGGTGTATTATTTAATGCAAAAAAATTTATATCATCTATAGTTTTATGAAATATATTACAATAAATCCATCCTTCGGCATATCCTTGATAGTAACCGTCATAAGTACCGTCTTGGTATCCATTTGTGTAATTGGTATCGTACGCTGGAATTAATTCAAAATTATTATTAATATAATTTTGGTAATGTAATGAATTTTGAGATGAATCTGGTGCACCTATTAAAAAGGTGCCAGGATTTGGTGGATCAGTATTAGTTCTGGGTATAGTTGGTGGATTTAATGCATTTTCTAAAACATTATCATCACTAATTGTATACATCTGTCCAGATTCGTCACCTGTCAAATAAAAGGTACTCGTACTCATATTATAATCACAACTTATTATTTTGACCAGCGAGACGCTCATGGGTCAAATATTCAGATACATCAATCACATCATCGAGTGCACACCCGATAGCAAGAGCTAAAGTCCTTTCTGTTGTAATCGCAAATCTGTACCAAGGATCACAAGATCTCATTTGTTCAAAAAGCCCCCTATCAATTTCAAGAACCTTTGGCATAATATCATACCAAAATGAGCTCTTCATGATACACATGTGGTACAAAGGAAAATTTTGAGATTTTAAAGGAGTCCCGAGGATCTCAAGTGCCCAATCATACATATTGTATTCACTGAAACCATACGTACTTGTTCCAATGAGATTTTCAAAATTCATTGTTCTTATGGATACACCGATGCTCGGTTTCAATAAAGATTTTATGTGCCTGATGGATCCCTTTTTAAACTTCATATCATATTGAACAAAACCAGCATATTCTGCTGTTATTAATTTGTTTAATACGATATGGTGATTCACCCCACCATTCATCCATTTGTTTTTTTGCCACGATGGGTCATACACTTCAAGCTCCCATTCGTTAATTGTCTGGTCCTTGTAAAATTCTGAGGTGGCTCCATTCACAGCCACAAATTTGAAGCACTCAAACTCATTTGGTTCAAGTTCAGAATACATCTCGGGATAAATTTTGTCATGAAAAATTACAAATATTTGGAGACTCATTTTCTTATCCTCAAATCAATTCTTTAATTTTGTCCCGCAGATTCGACTTTGGTTCCCACCCGAGAGCCCTCATCTTTTCACCGGACAGTGCATACCGTAGATCGTGACCCGGGCGGCTCGAATGGAAATCGATAAACTCATACTTTAGAGGCAACCCAATCTCCTCTGCAATCAAAGATGCCAATTCAAAATTATCAATCTCTTGTTTTCCTACAATGTTGTATTTTTCAAGTTTCCCAGCTGGTCCGAGTAAAAACAAAATTGCATCCGCCACATCCCCTGCGTAAATGTAAAACCGGGAACCAGCCTTTGTCTTGGTCGAATCAGAATGAATATGAATCACCTCCCCATTTTTGATCTTTTTGATGCATTTTGGAATAAACTTTTCCGGGTGCTGAGTCTCCCCGAAAATATTCATAGTATGTGTGATTACTACTGGAACCTTATAAGTATTCCTATAGGCCACTGCGAGCTCCTCCCCACCCGCCTTGGTTGCTGAATATGGGTTTGTAGAATTGTACCGGGCATTTTCATCATAAAAAACACCAGGTTCCGCTGGTCCAAACACCTCATCAGTTGAAAAATATATAAACTTTTTGAGATTTGGAAAGGTTCTGGCAAAATCAAGAATGTTACAGGTACCAACTACATTATCCATAACAAACTGCATCGGATACTCAATGCTACGATCCACATGACTATTTGCCGCCACATGAATTATATAATCCACCTTTCCGATATTATCTGCAACGTGCTCATTGATTGGGTTTTGTAGATTGTGCAAAACTGACTTGTATCGTGGTCCAACTTCTTTTAGACGATCCAAAGACCCAGAATAAGAAAGACGTTCTAGACCAACTATATCCCAATCAGTATTTACAATTAGATTCTTCACTAGAAAACTTCCAACAAAGCCAGCAGACCCAGTAATGAGAACTCGTTGAGTCATTTTATATTACTTTGATCTATTTGTTTAAACTCTCAAAAGTGTTCTTAATATACTTGTAATCCTTGATATCTATGAGGAGTCCGTACTTGATAAAAAAATCATTCTCAACAGCCGCCTTCATTCGACAAATCTGCTCATAATCACTCATTACATCACTGAATTTCATATTTGTAGCCTTGTATCCACGAGTGAATGTATACTCGCTACACGGAGGTCCTAGATATTTCATGTCACCCGTCAATGGAAGATAATCCTGAGCCACCTTTGTCACCTTGTAATCAGGATACATCGCCTTTACAAGAACATGATGTGGAGCGCGAACGTCAATATTTCCAAGATACATGCGTGCAAATTCCTTGGAATAAATTGCAGCAGACATATCCTCCCCGGACAAAGACTCTACCCAAATGGATCCAGTGAGACTTTCTGGGTCTGTATCAAGTTGAAACAGGACTCCCTTGTGTTTTATAATGAAATACTCATCATCCTCATCACATGCATTCATGAATATACGACAAATATCCAAATAATAAGAAACATAATCTTCTGGGAGTGAAGGTGCTATCAATGTCTTGAAAAAATGCACAAGTGATTCAGGGACCGATGGGGGGTCTACTGTATAAATCTTCATTTTGATAATCAGCAAATTAAATCTTTAATCATACTAAATGAACAGTGAGGATCGAAAACACTTTTTGAATAATATACGAAAGTTACGCGCGGCCAACAAAAGAGCCGGTAAAAAGACTGGCCTTGGTACAAAAGAGGCGTATCTTTACAATTGGTTCCCTGCAAATTTTGCACCTGGGTATGTCTCGCCCTCAAATCAACCAAGAGTCCCAAAAAATATAGCCCTTCCAAAGCGTCTACAGGCTCCTAATAAGGGTCGTGCTCCCGTGTACACTAATTTTGGTCCTGCCAAAGCCACCAAGGCAATTCAGCCACCCAATATTGGTTACATGAGAGTCGCGCCAGTAAGAAAGACTCCTCCAAAAGCGAGCCCCCCAAAACCAGTGGTACATCGTCCACGCATTTTTCCAAAAGCGAGCCCCAATAAAGGCATCTACATTTCTACTCCTCAACAACGAGTGCGTATCAATGGAAAGTTGGTCACCGGGTACTCTCCAAAATCCACTCTTATTGCAAAATTGAAATCAAAGGGTATAGATGTAGATCCCAACTTGTCAGTAAAACAAATTGCAGATTTTATTAGACAATATGCAAAGCTTGGAGGTCCAGTAAAAAATGTTCAACCAAGAACTCGCGCAGAACTCCTTCGTAACATCGAAAAGGCTGCCGTGAAAACGACAAAGCATCGTCCGGTTGAAATTGCTTCACCTGGACAAAAGCGAGCAGGACAACTGCGAGCAGTTGGACGCGGACGTAACGAATGGATGCTGAAAATGTCTAAAATGTGGGTACCCCTCCAGAAACGTACCAAGAATCAACTTATTGCATATGGAAATAAGCACAAGATTGGAGGTCTAAAAAAGTATAAAAAGAAAGATATTCTGATTAGTGAAATTAATAGCAAATTGAACCGCGATGTGAGATCAATCCTCCGAAATGTTGTAATGAAAGCGAACAGCCCGAACGCAATTAATAAACTGTCTCTGAAAAATATTTTGGATCGCTTGGTCAAAGAGTATGGATGGCACGCCTCAAAGAATGTGAATAGAGCAAAGATTCAGGCAATATTTGAAGATGAATATAAAAATTATATAAAGGCTTAGTAAATGATACCCCAGATAGTATTAGGAGCCTTTGCTGGAGATTTGGGTTCAGGATTATTTCATTGGTATGAGGATAATTATTTAAATTATTGTACAAATATTCCAATTATTAAAAAAATCGCAGAACAAAATGAGCTTCATCACTATTATCCTAGACATATTGTAAATGGTTCATTCTTTAATTCTATAAGAGAAACTCTTATATTAGCGATAATAATATTAGGTTTATTCTTATTTTTTTCTCCAAAACTTGTTTATAAATATAAATGGTTTTTCTTAACATTTTTTATATTTGGAACTTTGTCAAATGTATTCCATAAATGGTCTCACATGAAACCATGTGAATTGAATAGACTTTTGAGAAAGTTGCAAGAATATAATATTATAATTGGAAACGAACATCATTCACATCATCATAAAGTAGACTCGAGTATAAGATACTGCACCATATTTCCTATAAGTAATCATATAGTTGATAATCTTCATATTTTTAGAATTTTTGAAATGATTCTTGGACCTCCAAAATTAAAACCAGTTTATGATGATTATGAAATTACAGTTGGTCAAGAATCATTTCATCATTATTCAGGGGATTGTCCTAAGAAAATTTCATCTGAAGAAAATGAAGTTCTTTTAAGAAATTTGAAAAAATATTACAAATGCTCTTAAAGCTTAAGGACACCATTTAAATAATGGACTACCAAATACTTGGACTCCAACCTGGTGCTTCTGAAGATGAAATCAAAAAGGCCTATAGGAAAAAAGCAATGAAACATCACCCAGACAAGGGGGGTGACCCAGAAGAGTTTAAAAAAATTCAAGGAGCGTATGATCGACTAACAAAACCTGATCAGGAGCCCCAACAGGGATTTCCTGGTGGCGATCAGATGGGTGGATTTGCGGATATTCTCAAAAATATGTTTGGGGGTGGAGGCCAACAACAGGTCCAAGTGAACCTGTCACTAAAAGAAGCATTTTTTGGAAAGAATATTACAATTAATTCAGTCGAAAAAATGCCATGTAAAGGGTGTATTTGCCGCGCGTGTAGAGGTCAAGGTGCGGTAAATGCTGGACCGTTTCAAATGCCGTGTCCAGAGTGTCAAGGAAGAAAGGGTCGAGGGTGTGGTTCCTGTTCCGGTTCAGGATCGACAAGTCAAGAAAAGTCCCATATTTTTCAGATACCAGCTGGTTCCATCACGGGACAGGCGTTAACAGTTCCACCTGGTAACATTGTCCTTCTTATAAATGTCATCAAGGAGGATCCATTTGATATTGATGGAAAGGATCTCATTTTTGTTCAAAAGTTGACATTTTTGGAATCTCTCATCGGAAAAACATTTACAATCCCATTGTTTACTGGGTCAGTGGATTATACTATTGGGCTTTTAAAGTATGGTAAAAAATATGTTATGAAAGGAGCTGGTATGCCTCCAAACGGTAATTTGATTCTTAAGTTTCAGGTGACTGATTATCCCGAAAAGTTGACTGATGTTCAAATTCAAATACTTAAAACGACTCTCTAAGCATACTTTACCCAAAATCCAGTAGTTATTGCTGCAGTTGCTGGTAATACTACTGTGCTTGGGGTACCTGCACCTACATTATTTGCATTATTTAGTGTAACTATCGCTGTATTTACATAATTTCCAGCTGCGTATACATTTGTAGCAGATGGATCAACATATACAGTTACCAAAGATGAACTTGCGGTAACTGGTATAACTTCGGCTGACATTGGATTTCCAAGGAACATTCGAACTAAAACTGGTGTTAAATATGCTGCTGTAATTGGTAAAATTAAGCCAGAAGCGGGTCCTTGTGAATTTGTAAAAGTAGTTGTACCTGTAGTATTGTAGTAATTTGCAGCAAGATATAAATCAGTATCAGAACTATTTGGATAAGCTGCAAATATAGTACTGCTAACAGAAAGATATGATGCATATTGAAAAGCGCCATTACTTGATGAAAATTTAATCACAATTCCATATGCATTACCACTTGTATAAGAAGAAGACCCACTTGGTGCTGTATTTTGACCATTTCCATTATAAACAACAACTGGATTACCAGCAGCTGCTCCAGTAACATATACTGAATTATATGGACCACATGTTACCCCAGCTGGAGTAAAATAATTACCTAAACTTCCGCTGATGACTGCACACCATGCAATTGGTGCACTTGATAATCCATTTGTTGTATATTTTACTATAATTGCTGCAGATCCGCTTTGTGAAGGAACAGTAACCTGTCCAGAAGTAGAACCGTTTGTTGATCCTTGATTTACAGTTGTCGATGTACCAGATGGTACACCAACTGCTATTACTACATTACCAGAGGTATCAACACCTATTGTATTTGCAGGTGCAGTACCAGGAGTTGATGTATTGATTGTAGATGCTGCCCATTGTGCTATACCAGATGGTCCAAATTTAATAAGAGCAGTACCAACTGTACTTGCAGTAGCAGCTGCAGCAAGTGTTACTGTAATCGTAGATGCACTTGAAAGAGTACCAAGAGCCCCGTTGAGAATATTTACAGAACCTGATGTAGTTGAATTGTAAGTTACTAGTAAATAAGAGTTTCCATTTTGATCCACTGTAACTGCAATGGCAGTATCATTATCCGATGCAACACCAGAATCAAGGGCTGCTCCCCATAATATGACACCTGTTGATGCTGTTATTTTTAAAAAGCCAATACCATATGTTCCAGCGCTCCCAGCACTTGCAGGAAATGTTACTGTACTTGTTGCACCAGGTGTGTTATAAGAAGGAGAATAAATAGAGAATGCCGTAGTAGATTGATAACTAAATGAAACAAAAAGATTAGATGAAGTAGAATCTAAAGTAACATTTTGAACTCTTACATTCGATGAAGCAGCTCCGACGATACCTAAATAATATTGAGTGGCACCATTGCTGAGATATTTTGCAAAAAATCCACCAGATAAACCTGTTGAAGCAGTTACTGTAAGTACATTCGATGAAGAACCTCCGGATGCTGGTCCAGTTGATGTAGCAACTGGTATATAATTTGTACCGGTTCCTGAATATGAGCCACCCACGTACACATTTCCAGAAGGATCCGCAACTATAGAAACTATATTACTTGATGTACTTCCTGCAATATTCGATCCAAGGATTGGATTTCCAACGATATTACGATTCACAAGATACGTTACGGGCATTTATTATTAATAAATGTTTTATTTAAAGAAGGAAGGATGACAAGTCTTTTTTTTAATCCATATGTTTTTGGGGGAGGTGGTACAGTATCATCAATAACAACAAGTAGTCCAAGCGTTTTTGGTGTAACAGTTTCCTGGACATCAACGTACCCATCTGCTAAAACAGCTCAGCTTGTAATTTCAACAAATTCATCTGGAACTCCAATTTCAATATTTCAAAATGTGACTATGGGTCTGGGAACATATACATTTAAAACTGGTATAGTTCCTAATACCACATATTATGCAGTTTTAACTCCAACTGGAGCTTTAAGTTATTCGACAAGTAGTTTTAAAACATCATCTACTACAAGCTCCGGAGCTACTACAACAACGACATATTTAACTGGTCCCGGTGTTTATTATTACATTGATACATTTACAGCAAATGGCAGTTATGTTTTATCATCAACGAATTATTCAGATGTTTTATTAGTTGCTGGTGGTGGTGGAGGTGGAGCTACAGCTGATAGAAGTGCTGGTGGAGGAGGTGCAGGTGGTCTTTTATATTATCAAGGTAAACCACTAACAGCAGCAACATATACTGTGAACATTGGTGGAGCTGGAGCTGGGGGTACAGGAAGTGCAGGAAATATTACTACAGTAGCTGGTAATGGAGGAAATACTAGTTTTACGGGATTGACGACTGTAATCGGAGGTGGGGGTGGTGGAGACACCAGTCATTTAGCATCAACTGGTGGTTCAGGTGGAGGTCAGTCTCACAATTATAATGGCACAGCTGGTGCAGCTGGTACAAGTGGTCAAGGATATGCTGGGGGGGCTGGTTATTATTCATTTAATGGTTACAGTGGTGGGTTTCCAGGTGGTGGTGGTGGTGGTTCAGGTGGAGTTGGTCTATCAGGAACCGCTACATACGGAGGTACCGGAGGTCCTGGAACACTTTTATCAATAACAGGTTTACCATTATATTACGCAGCTGGTGGGGGTGGTGGGTTTGAAGATCTCGGAACCGGAAGTAATCAAGAAACTGGTGGTAGCGGTGGATCGAGTGGAGCTGGATATGGGTTGTATACAAACGCGCCAAATGGATCTGCCGGTTCATTTAGTGGAGGCAGTGCGACATTTTATGGGTGTGGTGGAGGAAGTGCATGCGCGAATTCGGGTGGTAGTGGAATAACTGCAAATTCAGGAGGTTCTGGATATCAAGGAATAGTCATAGTGAGATATACTGGTGGTACTGCGTTACCAGTATCTCCAATTCAGTATCCACCGTTAGCTCTAACGAATGATGGAACAAACGCAATTTCGGGACAGACTGTTGGAAATGGTAATTATGTAGTTTCAGCATCAAGTGAATATGGAAGTTCTCTTTATGCTTGGTATGGGTTTGATAGAAATCCGAGTACATTATGGGCTGGAGCTGGAAATTATAGCTCTACAACTGGTGCTTATACGTCTCTTACATATTACACGACTGTAAATGGAACGAATTTATACGGTGAATGGTTACAGATACAAATGCCATATCCTATAATACTATCAAATTACTCTATACAAGGTAGAGCTGATGGAGCTTTTGATTTTCAGACTCCATATGTATGGGTAATTTTTGGGTCAAACGATGGTTCTACATGGACTCAAGTCGATTCACAAATACAAGCATATGCATTTTCAGCAGGTACCATACACTCATTTTATCCATGTAACATATTTTTATATTCTTATTATCGTCTTTCGATTCAATTCATTCAACCAAGTGCAGGTAATACAAATGTAAGTCTTGGTGAGTGGGCTCTTTTTGGTACTACATGCAGACCAACAACTTTATTACTTCATTGCATAGGAAGTTATTATGACAGCGGTCCAAATAGTTATATTGGTACCGTTTCTGGTGCAACACTTTCAACGAGCGCTTATGTATTCGGGGGTTCGAGTATATATTTTAATGGAAGTTCTTATATATCATATACAAATTCGCAAATTAATTTTCCAGCTGGTACAGATTTTACAATTGAATTTTGGTTGTATGCACCATCTTCTTTAAATGGTATGCGTCTTATTGGTCAAGCTGCAACCGCACAAGGATGGCAAATATATGGTTTAAGTTCTACTCAAATTCAAGTATATTTAAATAGCACAGGTGGTATCCTTACAGGTACATATCCGACTGCAACTTGGTTTAATATTGCATTTTGTAGAACCGGTACTACATATTATCTTTACATAAATGGCATCCAACAGGGATCAACATACACTACAACAAATGCATTGAACTCAGTTAGTGATTCTTTTTATATTGGGTGGACTGGAAATTCAAGTGATACTAAACTCACCGGGTACATCAATGATTTACGAGTTACTAGTGGATACAATTATTATACAATAAATTATTCACCTTCACTTGTACCGTTTGATTCTTCTACGAGTTTCCCAACACAGGGATTGACAAATCATTATAATGCAAATATAGGTGTTAGTGGTAGTACAGTAAGTACGTGGAATGATTTATCAGGTAATGGAAACACGTTGAGTTTACAGGGTTCCGGTGTAAGTACTACTACATTAATAAATGGTGTATACTTTCCTTATGCCAATACAACTCGTTATTTAAGCGCCAACTGTGGAATTACTGGAACTACTATTACAATATGTTTTGTGATGAGTTTGGTATATTCTGGATCTGGTGGATTTCAGCAATTTTTTGCATCTGATGGTAATTATAATTCGGGAAGTATACATTTACAAACAATACCAAATACTAGACAATTTCAATTAAATGTAAATGCATCTGGTGGTAATAGTCAATTAGCACCTAATTATAGTTTTACAGATAACCAGATATTTTCTCTTATTTTTGATTATAATGCAACAACTGGGTATGCACAATGCCAAATAAATGGTCTTGGTATCACAGTTTATAATAATATGGGAACTTGTGCAAGTATAAACTGTGGTACAATAGATATAGGATGTTGGTCAGGAGATACAAATCGTGTATTAAATGGAACAGTATATGAAGTAATGATTTATAATAGATTATTAACATCGACTGAAAGAACAAATATTAATAATTACTTTAATTCTACATGGGGGATTGGGCTTACACTTTCAAGCTTACCACCTACAATTACTTCATTTTCATTTGATAATACTGGTTCAAATTTTACACTAAGTACTGGATTTACAAGTGGTACATTTATTAACAATTATGATACCTACGGTATTCATGTGAATGGTCCCGGTGATTTGTGGGGTTCTAGAGGTCCAAATGGAGGAGCTTGTTTATATACTTTAGCTCCTTCATCTGGAAATTATGCTGTCACTGTTGATGTACAGGTTCCAAGTGGATCATTGTGTATAGCTGGTTTAAGTTTGTATTCTGGAAATGGATCGTTATTTCCATTTTCTTTAGGTTGGAATTCGTGGAATAGTCTTGCTGAAGATTATCAAACAATGAATAATGGAAATTCATATGGAACTGGGAATCCATCAAGTGGGAATAGCAATATATCACTTACTGGGTCAATTGAAAATACAACAGTTCCATCAATTTATAATTCAAACTGGATAAGTTTAAAACTAACATATTTTGGTCTAGTTGCAACATGTTCAGGTTTACAATATGGCGATTCTTCATATACGTCACTAGGAACTTTTACATTTAGTTCACGACCAGCATATATTGCTTTACTTGTAAAATCAACCGGATCAGGTATATATGATGTTTCTTGGAGAAAATTTGTAGTTACTCCTCAAAATAGTCCATTAGATGGATTATCTACAAGTGCAAAACAATATTTGAAGTGTTGTTTTTCATTAAAGGCTTTATTTTCAGCGTCATTAAATTATCCTGTAATTCAAGTTCAGACCTCAGCTGGAACTACAACTCAAAATTTCTACGGAGATTATACTGGAACAAGTTTAACAACATCTCCAAATGGCGCCGGAACTTCTTATACTGCATGGGCATCAACGAATGGAACTGGTTATATAACAATATGGTATGATCAATCTTATTATGTAAACGGTTCTGGAGTCCAAAATAATGCAACAGCATATGGAACTCAACGACCGTATATGAACACTGGAACAACTCCATGGTCTGTAGATTTTTCAGCAAGTTCATCTGTATATATGAATTTAGTAAGTGGGACTGTACCTATGAATAACACATATACATTTTGTTTCAAATCATCTACGACTGCAAATGTTAGTGCTGGTTTAATTGGCGCTGGAAATAATGCAGGTAGTCAAGGGAATAATTTTAGATATAATGGTGCATATCCATCAAATGGTTATTGGAATTATTGGTATAGTAATGATGCAGGTGTAGTTTTATCATCGGGAACTGTACCCAACCCAACTACAGTATCAGCAATTAGTTATGTTACTGGCAGTGCCCCAACAACTACAACTGGGGTTTATTCATCAGGTGGAAACACTAGTACAAGTTATACACTATCGGGATATATTAATGGGTCATCAGCTACAATAAGTGGATCAAATCCAAGAAGTGGGTGGCAAGGTGTTTCAGGTAATGATGTATTGGGTAAAACAACTGCTGATGCAACTTTACAAGGTCAAATGTTTTTTGGTATATGTAGCAGTCAAGCAGTTTCAACAAATGATAGAGTAATTATGGAAACAGCTTAAGAATTATAAATATAGACTTTGAGACCAGTTGCTGCTGTTCCAGATGTCCAAGAATTAAGGTACGCTCTTACAAAGTATCCTTCCAACAAATTTATAGTACCTGTTAGTACTCCACCTGTTGAAGAGTAAGATCCTATTGAAATTGTTGGTTTTGTTGAATATATGGAAATTGCAGTTCCAGTGGGATTCGTTGTGTAATATGTTATATCAAGAGTCATTGCTGTTGTACCCGGTGTAGTATTCACTGAAAAGACAGGCAGCTTTGCTGAACTTATTTTCCAATTAAAAGGTAATCTGAACGTGAGTGTTGCACCTGTTGAATTGTATGCTGTTGGTAAAACTAACACAGTTGATTCATCAGATAATGAACCACCAAGAACCTGTGGATATGTTACATTGTTAAATGACGTGCTTACGATATTTGAGACGTAAAGGTTTCCATAAAGAGCCAGGTCCCCTATTAGAACATTCGAGGTGAAGAGGTCTCCATTGATGACTCCAAAGTTCCCGTAGACATTAGAGTTTCCAATGATGTTTCCGGTTAGAGATCCAAAGACGTTAGAACTGAAGAGGTTTCCGGTGACTTCCAAGTCCCCCACTAAAACATTGGAGGTGAAGAGGTCCCCTCCCAGGACCCCAAAGTTTCCAAAAATGTTAGAATTACCCACAATTGGGCCAGTGTGGCTCCCAAAAACATTAGAACTGAAGATGTTTCCAGAGACTCCAAGATCTCCTACTAAAACATTGGAGGTGAAGAGGTCCCCTCCCAGGACCCCAAAGTTTCCAAAAATGTTAGAATTACCCACAATTGGGCCAGTGTGGCTCCCAAAAACATTAGAACTGAAGATGTTTCCAGAGACTCCAAGATCTCCTACTAAAACATTGGAGGTGAAGAGGTCCCCTCCCAGGACCCCAAAGTTTCCACCCAGGACATTAGAGTTTCCAATGATGTTTCCTGTTAAAGATCCGAATACATTAGAACTGAAGAGGTTTCCGGTGACTTCCAAGTCCCCCACTAAAACATTGGAGGTGAAAAGATCCCCTCCCATGACCCCAAAGTTTCCACCCAAGACATTAGAGTTTCCAATGATGTTTCCTGTTAAAGATCCGAATACATTAGAACTGAAGAGGTTTCCAGAGACTTCCAAGTCCCCCACTAGGACATTGGAGGTGAAGAGATCCCCTCCTAGCAGTCCAAAGTTTCCACCCAGGACATTAGAGTTTCCAATGATGTTTCCACTTAAAGAAGATGCATTAGAAACTGTTCCTAGGACCGTACCGGTGAGTGTTCCATAAACGTTATTGGTATAGAGGTTTCCATAGAGGGAAAGGTCCCCTATTAGGATATTGGAGGTGAAGAGATCCCCATTGATGGCTCCAAAGTTTCCAAAAATGTTAGAATTACCCACAATTGGTCCAGTGTGACTCCCAAAAACATTAGAACTGAAGAGGTTTCCAGAGACTTCCAGGTCCCCCACCAACACATTGGAGGTGAAGAGGTCCCCTCCCAGGACCCCAAAGTTTCCACCCAGGACATTAGAGTTTCCGATGATGTTTCCACTTAAAGAAGATGCATTAGAAACTGTTCCTAGGACCGTACCGGTGAGTGTTCCATAAACGTTATTGGTATAGAGGTTTCCATAGAGGGAAAGGTCCCCTATTAGGATATTGGAGGTGAAGAGATCCCCATTGATGGCCCCAAAGTTTCCGAAAATGTTAGAATTACCCACAATTGGTCCAGTGTGACTCCCAAAAACATTAGAAGTAAAGATGTTTCCATAGAGGGAAAGGTCCCCTATTAGGATATTGGAGGTGAAGAGATCCCCTCCCAGGACTCCAAAGTTTCCACTTAGAACATTAGAGTTTCCAATGATGTTTCCGGTTAGAGATCCAAAGACATTAGAACTGAAAATTTTCCCGGTGACTTCCAAGTCCCCTACTAGGATATTGGAGGTGAAGAGATCCCCGTTGAGTACATTGAGATTTCCGTATACATTTGTGTTTCCAATGAGATTTCCTGTAAATGCTCCATAAATATTTGAAGCAAAAATATTCCCATATAGATTTGAACTAGCATATCCACCTGCATAATTTGCAAATAACGCAGTTCCAGCACTTCCAGCAGTTATCGCGTATCCTGCTACATTTGCATATGCTACATTTCCACCACCTCCGCTATTATTGTTCTTACCACATCCACCGCTGTAACCATTATAAATGGACATTCTTACTCTAAATGAACAAAATAATTATGATAATCACAAATGTTATTATAAAGTAAAATACAATTGATTTGTTCTCAAAAACTTTATCAATAAGTTTGGGCTTTGAGTAAAGTTCTGGGGGATTCAACAAGTGAAACCGCAATATCAAGGAATTTTGATCAACCCCGTTAAAGTTGAGTACATTCCCATTTGTATCAAGCCACCTTATTGTTAATCTATCCACTTTATCAATAGGGGTTGGATAATGGACTGAAATTTTATAATCGGAATTTTCTTTAAATATCTTTGTTGTACCACTAATTGTATCCATTGGAATTGTTGCAAATTTCAAAAAGCTTTCTGATTTTACTGGATCTTGTACTGCGTCAATTGGATAGGGAGGTCTCAATTGATCAATTTCTAGAAATACAAAGTTTCCAGTTGGATGCATATTGATTACATTTAGTGATTTTAGATTCCAATTATTTGCGTAATTTATATTGATTGTATTTCCAAAAACTGAAACTTCATTTTGACCGATGCCAGTTATTGAAGAAAATTCATTCGTTGCATTTTTTATAGAAAACCCAGTTGTAAAGGGAACAATATTTGAAAAGATAAACTTTCCTTCACCATCAAGCATATCAGCCAAAATCAGAGATTGATTATTATTGATTGCATTTGCAAGAGAACAAGCAGAGTAAAATCCAGGATCAATTTGAACTTGTGTATCCACCAAAGTTGTCAAGTCGTGTATACTAAATACACTACTGTTTGTTATATTGTACATTGTATTCGGAACAACAGCAGAAACCAAATCAACCTGCGTTACATTTTTCATTGGGTTTTGGATAAACATTGTGTAAACATTTCCATAGGGTTCACTTCTTCTACTTGAGTCAATATAAATATCTCTCGTTGATACGAAATAATTTTCATACATTTTTAGACTTTCAAATTGTAAACTTACATCCATCTGATTTGAGTTGGCTTCATCCATTAAAATAGTTGTAGATTATAATAAATGAACTTTGAAATAATACCAAAGGATTTCATAGTGTACAGGACCGGAGCGACTACTAGTAGTCGATTGAGTGGGACCGGGGCGAGTCGGATCTTTGCACTGAAGAGAACAAGTAAAGAAGATGTTCCATACAAACTTTTAAAGAGTATCAGGGTACGTAAAATTCGAAATCGCGTCAGTATACCATCTGGGTACCTTCGAAGATACACCGGATCCATCAAAAGAGCCCGACACCAAAGCATTCATGATTTATTCGTTGAATTTACAAAGGGTACAACTCGGCTTTCCAAGAATCCGCGTCTGTACCTTGGGGGTGGAATGGCTGTGAGACTTTTCCTTCTATCAAAAAATGCAAAAATTTCAAAGATTACAGACAATACAGAAGATTTTGATTTTCATTATGTGTACTCTGGTAATCTGGAACGGGACATCCAAACCATGACGAGTACTGTTAGGCAACATGTAAATTGGTTCTCAAAATACTTGAACTTAAAGCACGGGTTCAAATCTAGAGTTTTTATGAAGGAGCTTAAAGGAGTCCCCACTGACAAGGTTGGACAGGGGTACAAATTTCGTAAAGTTTACAAAGTTTATCGATTTATATTGGAGACACCTTCCAAAAATACAGATTTAATTGATTTGGCGCTTGTAGATGAACCAAAGGTTAAATTGACAAAGCTCTACGGAATGAATGTTCAAAGGTACAGGGGTATATACAGGGATGTTGCTTATACCCTCGCAGCTTCTTTTTTGGATCCCAAGACATTTTTAAGAAACCCACTTGTTGGTTCAAAAAGAACCAAGGGTCTCAAAAATGTATCAAGACTAAAAAATTTAATAAATTATAAAGGTGCTAAAAATCCAGTTGTAAATAAATTTTTGAGAGCTATTTTGAATAAAAATATTTTGAAGAGTAAAAAAGGCGCTCTATTACTCAAACGCCAGTTGAACCGAACCCACCAGTTCCGCGGGTTCCGTCCTTCAACGCGTTGAAGTCACCCGCCTCGACGTAAATAGATGTTCCTTCATACACATTTAGGTTGGTGAGTGCCTGCTCAAAGATAAGCTGGGCTACACGATACCCAGGCCGAATGACATATGGATTCTTTGAATCCAGATTGAAAAGAACGATGCGAATCTCACCAGTGTAATCAGGGTCAATTACACCAGCACCGACATCAATTCCATGCTTTACAGCAAGGCCACTACGAGGTGCAATACGACCATAAACACCTTCCGGGATTTGAACTGTAAGCCCAGTTGAAATCACGGCCCTCTGGAGTGGTGCAATTACATACGACTCTACAGAGCAGAGATCCAGGCCAATTGATCCAGGAGTACCCTTTGTAGGAATCATGGCATCTGGACGCAGCTTGACAAACTGAATTGGAGTTTCCATTTATTAATAAGTGAACCAAGTCTTTAATTAAAACAAAATTGCACTTATTAATAAATGTTAGAACTCATAAAAGCCCTGCGAGCTCTTCGGGGTCTAACTCTTTACGAAAAATATGTAATTATTATGTTGATTGGAATTTGGATGGATAAGTATTTGAAAACTCAGGAAGATATAGATTGGGCTGAAAAACAAATCAAGTTGATGGAGGAGACGTCTCGGTTTGAGAACTGCACGCAGTTGGACAACTGCACGCAGTTGGACAGTCCGCCTCTACCATTTCCTTGACCATCTCTTGAAATGAAATTCGAGGGACCCAACTGAGGAGCCTGCGCGCCTTTGATGAATCTCCAACCAAAAAATCCACATCAGCTGGTCTTTGAAATTCAGGTGAACTGGTCACCAATAGATTTGCATCCTTGTCGTAACCATTGTTTCCGATCCAATTGAAAATTGGAGTCCCACGGGCCCTACAAGCCTCTTCTACAAAATCTCGAATACTTCTGGTTTCCCCTGTCGAAACTACAAAATCTTGGGGTTCCGGATGCTGCATAATAAGCCACATAGCCCTTACATAATCCTTTGCGTGACCCCAATCCCTTTTAGCATTCAAATTTCCTAGAATAACAGGTGGATTATTTAGACCAAGAGTGATTTTTCGAGTCACAAAATTTTCACCACGTCTTGGAGATTCATGATTGAACAAGATTCCATTATAAATCTGAAGACCATATGATTCCCTATAATTTTTACAGGCCCAATATGCGGAAGCCTTTGAAACCGCATAAGGACTCCTGGGCCAAAATGGAGTATCCTCATTTTGAGGAACCTCTTGTACCTTTCCAAACATTTCAGATGTTCCAGCTTGATAAAACTTAATCTTCTTATTAAAATCACATTGACGAATAGCCTCGAGCCAATTTATAACACTCAATGTATTCACTTGAAATGTATAAGAAGGTTGACTAAATGAAGTATGGACATGGGATTGAGCCGCCAAATTGTAAATTTCAATCATGTCAGAATCCTTGTACTTGTTCAAAATATCATTATTTGACATTGGATCACACGAATCAGATTCCAAAATAGTCAAATTAGTTAGATTTTTGATCCAATGACATGATTTTGTATTTGAAGTTCTCCGTTTCAGCCCCACAACCTCATAATCCTTTTCGAGCAAAAATTCAGCAAGATAACTTCCATCTTGTCCAGTGATACCAGTTATAATAGCCGTCTTTTTCATTTATTTCTTTGCTAATTATAACTTTAATGTTGTCAGAAGAGGATAAAGAAATTTTGGTTGCTGCTTTGTTCTTGATAGGGACTGTATTACTCTTAATAATGTTAATAGTTGCTACATTCCCCACAAATAATTCTCAGTCACCTGGTTTATCTTCTTTGGTACCAATAACAATGAAGAAGGGTTTTGTATACGATCTTTCAAACAATCCACTGTTTGATTCACAGATGTTGGAATTACATATTGGATGGTATTACACATGGGGTCTTGAGAAATCAAGTACCCTTACTGGTATTCCATTCACACCAATGATATGGGGACTTCCAGATGCTCAAAAAATTTCTCAAATTCCTAATGGTTCTACGGAAATACTTATGTTCAATGAACCAGATGGAAACAATCCAGGTGCTCAATCTAATATTCGAGTCATAGATGTAGTTAACGCATGGCCCGCAATCAAAGCAACTGGTCTCAGAATCGGTTCAGTTGCTTGTTCCCAAAATCCTTTAGATACTTCTTATACACCTCACGATGGTTCAGTTCCTTTTACGAGCTCTTATTTTGATACATTGTGGAATTCTTTGAGTGCTGCAGGTAATCAGCCTGATTTCATAGCTCTTCATTGGTACGCAGAACCAAATGCAAATAACTTTTTAGCCTGGTTGGACAATATTCATACAAAATATAACAAACCAATATGGGTGACAGAAATGTGCCCAGCTGATTGGTCTGGTCAAAATAAATACACAGTTGCACAAATTCAAACTTTTATGGATCAGGCAATCGCTGGTATGAATGTAAGATCTTATATCGAACGCTTTTCTTGGAAGACTAGACCAACAACAGATGTAAATATGGGTAACGGGGCCCTATTTGCACTTGATGGAAGCCTCACTGCACTTGGACAACATTATGCACAACTCTGAAGAGTTGGTCTTCCGCTTGGAACTTTGTACGCCTCACTTTGAAATCCCTCCAGAATGTAAAATGAAAATACCTATAATAATTACACCAAGCCCAATGTATTGCGATGGTCTATTCAACTTTTCTCCAAGAATGAGGTAAGCAGCTATACTTTCGAGAAGTGCACTGACACCATCCCACATCCCATTTACATAAAGAACATTTCCACTTTTGAGCAACTTGATTAGAAAGTAAATTACAGCTAAGTATCCAGCAGATCCTTTAATAAAGTCTGCTGGGTTTCCACCTCTTGCAAATTCTTTGTAGCTGAAGTCCCCAAATATTTCAGCTACAGAAATTGCTAGTAGACCAGCTGCACTCATTTATTATAAATTGCTTTTTTAAATGAGTCCAACTACAAGTAGTTGTCCCTTCAAAAACATTTTTGGAAAAGAAGGAACTGGAGTTCATTCTCTCAGGGGGCCTGGTAATATTGCTGTTGTTGACACTACTTTAACAATTATTGGAGCTTTTTTACTTTCAAAATATTTCAAGACTCCCTTTTTGATTACTCTTCTTCTCTTCTTCTTACTTGGAGAATTTCTTCATTGGGTATTATGTGTGGACAGTACAGTTATATTAAAGATTAAAAGTCTCTTAAAATAAATGAATCACCATATTAGTCAAATTCACACCGACGCAATTCCAAAGTTTTGCAAGAATTGCAAGTATTTTAAACGACCTATTATATTTTCACCTCTGAGATATGGGGATTGTACATATTTCAGGTCAGTAAACAAGGTTGATGGGACGATTGTGTATCCTTTGGCGGTGAATGTAAGACAAGATTATTGTAAAGATGTATTTTACGAAGAGAATGTCAACCCTATTACTAAACTATGGAAACTGCTCCTCAAAAATCTCTAGGCACCGCGCGCGCTCCTCCTCTGATAGTTGACACCACAGCGAGTACAGCAAGAGCATATTGATCCCCACCCTAGGCCTCACAAACACTGGACCATTTTCCTCATTCATCACATTCAGAAGAATGAAGAAAACGTCAATGTTGCCAGCTCTCCGCTTAATCTCCAAAAATTGCCCCCAATCCTCAATGTCCCTCTTCAAGTTGGCATCAACCTTGCGAACTTGAGGAAGAGTGTTGCAGATCCGTTCACTCAAGGCGCATGGAAGATTCTCCCAGATGGAGTCCATCAACAAAGACTCGTCTTTGGACAGTTGGACAACTGTGTACAGTTGGACAGACTACGCAACAACTGTGTACAGTTGGACAGACTACGCGTAGTCGTTCAAGTATCTTTGAAATCACTCTGTTCAAGAAACTCGAGCCTGATCACATGACTTCCATTTTTGATAATCTTTAGATCCCGTAGACGGACATACCCCCGATTAAAGTCTGGGTGCCTCTTTAGATCCCGTATGAAGGGTTCTCCACCCCAATAAGGGTCTGTGATTCGAATATCTTGTTTATTTTTGAAGTGCAAGTCACTCACTGGAATGATATCGTCAGGATCTTCCATAACTAGGAGAAATACACAAAAAGTTTCCCTTTGAACATTTTGTCTAGGATCCTTTGATGCCGGAAGCATTGAACAATCACGTCCTAGATGTTGCATATCAAGCTTATGGAGACCCCCAAGATGAAATTGAACATTGAGGAGAACCTTTCCGTGACCCAAAAGAACGTCACCTTTTTTGATGTCACTTATGTGCATGAGTGAACTATTCTCCATAATGACACGGGTGTCAGGGTGAAAGGCTGGAAAAGAGAGGTCCAACATTGGAATGTTGTCCAACATTGGAATGTTGTCCAACATTGGAATGAACTTATTCACACTTCTTAAAGAAATTATTCATTAAAAATGAAATGTGGTTATTCATCGGCCCGAATCCACTGGCTGGTATTGGCCAAGTTATGATACAATATTCTAAGAATGTTCCAAATTCGAGATACCTTGAATTTGGACAAGAAATTGAAGAGGGTCTGAACCCGGATTATATACTTGCATTTATGTTGCCCATTGATCATTTTATGAATCTTGGAAAAAAGTACAGAGATTTTGCAAAGCGTAAATTTTATATAATGACTATATGTGAAACATATCCGGTTCACACGGTTTACGAAAAATTATTTAAAGAGTTTCCAAATGTCATTACTCCAAGTGAATTTTGCAAAGATATTTTTTATAAACAATTTGGGGTGGATAATTTGCAAGTGGTGCCATTGTACCAAAATCCAGATCCACCTAAAACGGAGCCACCGATTGAGGGCCCTTATACGTTTTATACAATTGGAAATTTGGCCGATCCTCGAAAAAATATAAATCTTTTATTGGAAGCATTTGTTCGTTGTGATTTTGGAAACCGGGCAAAGTTACTTTTGAAAGCTTCTTGTCGTGATGAATTCAAGGTTCATGGAATCAAGAATGTGGAGGTTATAAATGAGGGGGTCCTAAGTGATGAGGAACTTGAGGATCGGGTTCACTCAAAGAGTCACTGTTATATAAACTGTTCTCATTCAGAGGGTGTCGGAATGGGAGCAGTAGAAGCTGCACTTAGAAATAAACCAGTAATAATATCAGATTTTGGAGGTCTTAAAGAGTATGTAAAGACTCCATTTACAATTCCATGTAAATATGTACAAGTTGGGTCTGCGGCTGAATTTTTATTCACAGAGGATATGTTTTGGGGACAACCAGACAAGAACAAGTTGATTGAATTTATGAAATACTGTGTTGATAACAATATAACGAAGCAAGAGCATCCAGAGACTAAGCTAAAACTATTAGAATCCCTCACATTTTTTTCCCGTGACGAGTGCAATAACACTTGTACGTAGGATTTACTGCCAACTTGCACCTCTTCCCATCCATATTTGTAGCTTCACAGATAGCCTTTGGTGCATGTTGTTGAACCTCTGGTTTAGGAGGAGCATCTAAAACCACAATAGCTGGTCTTTCGTCGCGAGCCTTCTTCATAGATGCCACATACATCTCAATTGCCCTTTCCAAATTCATCTTTGAGTTCATCAAAGATTATATTTTCTGAAATATTAACCTTGGTCCTCTCAAAGGTTCTCAGATTATTTGGATGGCTCTTGTCCACTCGTATTATGATTGGTCTCCAAGTTGACATCTCGGACTCGTACACACATTCATAAATTTTTCCTTCATCCCCCTCTTCAAATTTTTGGATCCGATTGTATCTTGAGTCATTTTGAATGCAAAGCCACCCACCAATTTGAATAAAATCAACTGTGTTCTTTTTCATTTCTTTCCATTTAAACATAGTTCTGTGAGTGCCCATTCGTACCGGCTCATTCACTGGAGTAAATATGAGACCATCTACGAGAGTCTGATCGCTGATATCAATTGTTCCAATGTTTTTTAAAGGCACCATTTTTTTGCAAACTACTCTTGGCACCCCAGGAACAATTACATTACAAAGCGCTTTTACGTGAGCCAACCTCTCGGTAAGGGACCGGGACCTCATATCATTTCCATTTATTGTGACGGCATCATGAACAATAAAAGTGTCACCTATGAGCTCCCCGTCAAGTAAAGTATTTTTGTGCACCGTCAGTGAATATAATTTATATTGAAAAGATCTATTTACGAGGGCGCATATTTTAGTTTGGGTCTCCGGGTCAACAAAGCAAACTAAAATGTGCCTAACTCCATCTGTTTTTTGGCACACCAGGTACTCATGTGATTTTATATAATTGAAATGTCTCCTTTCAATTGAAATTGGTTGGGGCCCGGGAAATCTATCAAGATTGGAAGATCCCCAAACATCCCCCACAAAGTTTTTAATCTTTTCACTTAGGTTCATCTGCTGACAACTTAATGCCCGAAGTCTCTAATATGTTACCGACACACTCGTATGTGAAATGACAAAGAGCAGCGTCGTCTGTGAGGACTCCGATTTTGATACCGTCATCTTTGAGTTTATTTAGGACCAGTCCACCTGACATTTTTTTTAGAACCCCTTTACAATCAAATGCTACTATGCGACCATCTCCCTTTTTGAATTCGGAGATTCCATGGAACAAGTCACGAGATTCTATGATAGATACATCAAAATCAAGACCTCTTTGGTTTACTGGCTCATTTGATCCCATTTGAGTCTTCAACTTAAACTTTTCCCAATTGATAGATGGAAGAACTGTTGGAACAACCATCACTTTTATATTTTCTGGAAAATCAGCCAAGAATTTACGAACTGTATTTTGATCAATTGACACTGCATAATCGAACCAAAACAATCTGTCACATGTTTTTAGGTATTTTGTAATCGTCGTCTTGTCACCCGGTTCAAGGTGAACATCCATCTGGATATTGAGCGCCTTGCAAAACATCCCAAAGGTGAGAATTGTATGAAGAGTAGTTGTATAAATTGACTCGTTCAAAGTCTTTGCACATATTATAATCTTTTGAAGAACCATTATAGATAGGTCCCGGTTTTAAACTTTAAGCCTTCCACTAAATCTAATATTACCAATGTGACCCAAGACCGTAGTAACATCTGCAAAAATTTGACCCCCGATAAGTTGCCAACGTCTGCAAAATGCATAATCCTCTGACAGATATCGTCTATTATCGGGATCAATCATACAATCAAAAATTGCACAATAATCATCCAGATCTTTATTCTGGTGATCATTCTTACACATGAGTTCTGGGTAAGAATCATACATTTTCTGGATAACAGATCTCTTTATACACATAAACCCCGTGGGGCCGTCAAGTACCTCTGTAAACCCATTTTCGATGCGAGATTGTGCATGTTTGAAATTCATTACAAGTGCACTTGAGACCCGGGCTAAATCATATTTGCCCCCGGTTAGAACCTCTTGTTCGGCGCGTTCCCACATAATAACCTTTTTTGGGTAACATGCCACGGCGACATCGTGACCGCTTTCAATCAGACGAATTACAGAGCCGGGATCAAAATGGATATCAGCATCTATAAATATGAAAAAATCAGCCTCACTTTTATATAAAAAACGAGCTACGGATATACAACGTCCCCTAGTTATCAAAGACTCATTTTCAGTCGTGTCCAACATCATTTCTATATTCTTCTCTTGGCACAACTTCTGGAGACCAATCATACTCTCTGCATACTTTGCTAGACAAACTCCGCCATAACACGGAGTACTCAAAAAAATCTTCATTCCTGTTTAAACTTACGTTCTAATCTTTAAGATCCCCTCAATCTTTATGAGCGTTGGAATAGACACTCCACAAATTGTAGCAATGGTCACGCGATCAACTTCGTAGCCCATCTTTATCAATTGTGTATACAATATTGCTGATACTATACCTTTTGGTGTCTTTCCCAAAAGTTCTGGAGTGCTCTCGATAGTTTTACAAATTGATATGAGTTTCATACGAACCTTCCCTCGGTCATCAATGGGAACACAAGATACATCATTGAAAATACGAGACAGAATATTGGACGCAGTCGCAGACTCTTTGATATCCTCCCCAGTTGTATTCCTAAACATATCAAGAGTCCTTGAAATATCCTTCACCGGGATTCCAAATGCATTTGCAATCTCCTCAGTTGAACGGGTGACTCCATTTTCTTTGCACGCTTGGAGTACACAGTTTGCTTTGATCCCAAGACGAATTGCACCACGTGTTAATTTATCTTCATTAAACTTTTTGTAAATCTTCTTGGCATCTTCTATAATATTTTCAGGAATTCCCAAGTGTTTTTTGCAAACAGAATCAAATTGAGCATATGCGTGGTAAAGAGCCCTGTCTCGATGATTCATAGAAGAGTGAAAATTAATCTTGGCCATCTTTTGGCAATTTCGCCCCTTTATGATTGTACCCATTCCCCATGCGGCTGAATACAATTCTGTATTTTGAGCCATACCTACACGGCATGGATCATCTCCACCATCCTCTGGCCCGCCTGCCCACTCTGGTTCATCTGAAATAAATCTTGAATCTTGAAGTCCACAAGTTGTACATGTGGGAAGTTCCAAAGAGAACGTCTTTAAACCACCACATCTACAAAAAAAGTCGCATTCGTATTTTTCTTCATTATTGTTTTGTTTTAGTTCATCAAACTGAGCCCAGATAACGTCCAACTGCTCGCAGTTGACCAACTGCTCGCAGTTGTTCTGCGACCCCATCTTACAAGACACCTGTAAATTTAAACGGGCCCGTTCACGCGTCTCAAAGCAACCACTCCTATAAATGCTAAAAATATGAGCATCAAAAACCATCTTCCCCAGACTTTCTTCTCCTTGATTGGTTTTGGAATTGGTGGAGCGGGCAAAGTTTCAATTTGCTTCTCTTTTATTTCATCAATCCAATCAAGTTCTTTTGGTGGATCTTTGTCTACTGTAAATCTCAAGATGACAGCATTGTCCTCGAGACCCTGAAAATTTACCAATTTTCTATTTTTATCATACCAATTCATCGTCAAAATTGAAACCTGTGAAAGCGGTGGATCATAACTGATTGAAATTGGATAATCATTATTTTTGAAAATTTTTACTGTATTTGGAGCTACATCCATTGTTATTCCTGTAAATACACCTGTAAGACTTGAGTTACCATTTCCTGTAGAAATGTTAATAATATTTCCATTTTGATCAATTGTTCTCGTTGTCATTTGGGGGTTTGACACTGCATCCTGAAACTTTGTGTGACTCAATTCGGGAATGTCCAAAAAGATGAAATCATTCTTGGTCATGTCACCAATAAATTGAGATTTAATAAAATAAGTATATCCTGGTCCATAAATTGTAGGGTCACTACTTATTAAAGAAGCCGTTTGTATATTCAAATCAAACCCAAGAATAGTAGCAACATCAGTTGTAACAACTCGAATAGTATCTGGATCTTTAGATAAATACAGGAATTTACCTTCAGCTGGAAGCCATGTAAAAGATTGATTTGTTAAATAATTTTGAATAACGGTTGCCAATGTTGCAGGATCTGAATAAAATCCAACTGGAATTGTAATATTCGTAGTGCCATTTATTATAAATTGTGGTGAACCACTTGAAGTTATATTATAAAGTGTATTTGGTATTCGAGCCACGATAACTTCAACCTGTTTTACATTTTTTACTGGATTTGTAAGATACATCGAATAGGTATTTCCTGAAGGATACTTTATTTGATCTCTATTTGCTGAGTTTACGTGAACATAGTAAGTAGTAGTACTCATTCTTAATCCATGATATTAAATTTTCTCATCTGATCATTCACAAACTGTTGGTCACCACAGACACCACCTGCATTATCGGTGCGGTTATAGTAAGCAGCCTTTGCTCCAGGACCAGGTGCACACTGAAGACTCTCCTTCAGTTTGAAAAAGTCGCCTGGTTCGGCACCGGTTCCTGAAATATTGATGGGAGCACCGGTGTATCTAGAAATTACAGATGGAAAAAAGAGTTTTATAAAAATTAAACTGATGAGTACCAAAATAATAATTTCATACTGAGCCATTTATAATGTGATTACAATTTAATTTTACTGCGTCAGTCTTAAAGACATTTTCTTTATTAACACTAATAAGATGGAGTTTGACCTTGATGAGGATGAGAGAGCTCTTATGGATGAGATTAATGTTGTCCAGGCAAATAATGAACCTCAGACACCAAGACGCCCTCAGCCCGGACGTGCATTTCGTAAACAAGTTGCATTTCGCGACGATCAAGAGGATGACATTGACGCCTTTGTAAATGATACCAAGATGGAGGGAGCCGGTCCACCACCAGCTGAGGAGTGGGACGGAGGTGATCATCCCAATGAAGAGTATCAGCAGAGACCAAATGTAAGTGGGCCTTCTGAAGGCTACAAGACTATTGATGATGAAAAGGCGGATTTACTGAATAAGATTGCTCGTTTGATGAAAAAAGGTATTCAGTCAAGTGCTCGTTTGACTATTTATTCAAATGTTGAGGATATCCGCACAGAGTTTAAGCGCATGTCATATTCCATTGAAGTTGATCAGTCCATAAAGTTTCAGAGACGTATGCTCATTGCATGTGTATCGGGTATCGAGTTTCTGAATAAAAAGTTTGATCCATTTGACCTGGAACTTGACGGATGGTCTGAGAATATCATGGAGTCCCAGGAGGACTATGACACTGTATTTGAGGAGCTCTTTGCCAAGTACCGTTCAAAGGTGAATGTGGCTCCTGAGATTAAGCTCATGTTTATGGTGGGAGGTTCGGCAATGATGTTCCACCTGAGCAAGTCCATGTTCAAGAAGTTTGCACCACCCAAAAAGCCCGAGAATGTGTTTGGGGGACCAGGTATACCAAGTGCAACCGCTGGAGACCGTCGTGAAATGCGTGGACCAGGGATTGACCTTTCGAGCCTAGGAGGTGGGATGGATCTGACCTCTTTGATGAGTTCTCTATCTCAGGCACGTGAAGAAGAAATGTCTGACATAATCTCAATAGCATCAAGTGGTATTAAAGATGTTGACACTGGGTCCGGTGAACCCAGAAAGAGAAGACGTGGAAAGAGTTCCAAAAAAGAACTTGTATTACAGTAAATGAGCATCGGGTACACTTTTTTGGAGGAGGAAGTGGGGCCTCCACCTATAAAACATGTACCAAAATCAATTCAACAGGAAACTGAATGCACAATTATACTTTTTATGTTTATAGGTGCACTTATACTTATGGGTCTCATTCAAGAGAAGAGACATGGTTGATCCAACACTGGAGTGTTGTCCAACACTGGAGTGTTGTCCGGTTCATAAATCTTTTTTCGCTTGTACCACATTTGTTTGAAGAGGGACCAATTATCTACAATGTCCCAAATTTCACGCGTTAGGCCTTTCGATCTGGTAATCCTTCCAACCGCTTGTTTTACATCAGAGTGTGGAGTAGTCAAAAACAATGTATCCAATTCAGGTATGTCCAGACCCTCGTATGCCAAACTGAATGTTGATATGAGGGTCCCACCTCCAATTTCAGGGTGCCCTTTGTAACCTCCCATGTAAATTGTAGTAATATTTGGGTCCAATTGTGAATACAGGTACTCACAGTGACTTCTTCTGTCACTAAGAACGAGGCTTTTTCTGCCTCTTTTTTGGGCGTCTCGAATGTGCTCTAGAATAAGTGCATTTCTTTCAGGTATGAGAGTAAGTTCTGTAACCATAGTACTCATACAAATCTTTCCAAAACGTGTAAGGTGCGGGCCTTCTCTAAATAAAGGTGGATAATCAAACTCCACTTTATTTATTGAAAACTCAATTTCAGAATCGGTGCTCATGGTGTAAAATGCAGGACCCAAGAACCAGTAAAGTATCTTTGTGAGTCCATCTTTACGTTCAGGAGTTGCGGAAAGACCCAGTGTATACTTTGGGGACATTCTCAACATCACTTGAGAAAATGCAGGCGCTCCAATGTGATGCGCTTCATCGATAATAACAGTTCCGAAAATATCAAAAGCATCCTCCTTAAACTCTCTGGTACAAAGAGTCTGAATCATTGCAATTGTAAATTCAGAATCAGTGTCCCAGAGAGACCCTTGAATCCTTCCAATTTTTGTGCATGATGTAAATTGCTTGATTCGGTCAATCCATTGAGTCGCCAAAAATTCCTTGTGAACTATTACTAAAGTTTTCTTCTTCAATTTTGAAGCAATTGCAATTGCAGTCAATGTTTTACCTTGCCCACATGGGAGACAAAGGACGCCATTTCCTTTAAATGCCCCAATTGCGTCTACTTGATGTTTACGAAGTTTGCAGTTAAAAGAAAATGATACATCTTGACCCTCTGCTATTTTATGAGGTACTAATGATGTATCAAAAAATCTAGGAATTATGAGTTTTTTATTTGGAAGTTCTCTATAAACTTTGAAAGGTTTTGGTCTTCCGAGACCCATTGCATTTTCAACGGCTCTTACGGTCAGAGCTAATTTCAAGTCCCGACTCACTGAGTCCCGACTCACTGAGTCCCGACTCACTGAGTCGGTCATCCTTCCTTACAAGTGTTGATTGATTTTAATACCAAGTATGTCTTTTCATTCCATACAATTTTTTGAACCTCCAAGTTTGAAACCGGATCCCCAACTTCGAGTTCCCAAAGAGTCTTTAGACCCTTTGGAACCTTACACATAATTCGGTTGTATCTAAAAGGAACCTTGTAATCGATTCCATTAATTCCAATATAATACCGATGATCACTTGTCCCACATAATATTTTAGTTACGGTACTCATTCTATACCTATTTGGAGACACTTAATTTTAAATTCATCTTGTTCCCTCTTTGATAGAGCTGTGCAGTCCCCGGACCGAATGGCAAGTATTTCTGGTCCGGTAAGAGTCACTGCATTTAGACGATAATCCTCAAACGCCTCACAGGCCATCGGGACTATTGGTTTGATAGCATCATAAATACTTTTGGCCAAGTTGGCAATTTCGAGTTGGGCATGATCACTCATTCTCAGACGCAAAAAGTGAAACAAATTGTGAAGATCAATTTTCCAATAGAATTCAGTCATGGTGCACACTGGAAGAACTCCACGAGCCAATTCTTTTGCAACCCCATGTTCCAAAAGAAGCTTGTAATTTTCAAATGCAGCATTACAAGTGGCTGACTGAAGTTCGTTAAATTGGTAATTTTTTTGATAATCAAAGTGGTCACTGGGGTCACTTCCTTGATGATTTGTCTTGGATTGTTTTCGGAATTCAATGGGGACATAAAATTCATCTTCTTTGATTTGGGTATACCGGGCAGATACCTCATTCACACTTGCGGTGCGATGACGTAACCACTGACGGGCAACATAAATAGGTGCCTTGATGTGAAATTTAAACTCCACCATTTCAAATGGTGTCGTGTGCCAGTTGCGCATGAGGTAACGAATAAGATGACGGGTCTTTACTGGGTCCTCTGCATAACCCGCCTCATTATAAGAAATCCTTGCAGCCTGAACAATTGAATCATCTGAACCCATGTGTTCGACGAGACGAGCAAATTGACTCATTTACTTTACAAAAGCCTGAAATCTTTAAGGAGCTGTACCAATCTCAACACGACCATCTGCGTGAACTGATGTTGGGTACGCCTTGACGATTTCTGGGCATGTATTGGTTGAACAGTCTACAAATTTGTATCCTGGAAACTTTTCAACTTGTTTTACTGTATGAGGGCAAGTCATGACTCCATAAATTGTACCTACTGGAGTCTCCTCCACTGTGTCAGCTTTCTTCATTGTTGATTTCTTATTCTTTGAAAAGAAGAAGTAAAAGCAAAGTAAAACAACAACGGCTACGACGCCTCCAATGATAGCTTTGTTATTCATTTGTTATAAGTATACAACTTAAAAATAAGACAAACCACGCGGTCTGGGTTGTCTTATTTTTTTAAAGTCTCCGCAACCGGGATCGAACCAGTGACAAATGGAGCTACAATCCACCGCTCTACCACTGAGCTATGCGAAGTTTGTTTTCTGATGTTCGACTATTTTTTTACACATATCAATAAATTGTTTGACTGTTAAATACAATCTTTACAACATGGGACAACGTTATTTTCTTCATACCCCTTTAAATTTCTATTGCACTTATCTCTACACGATTTACATGTATAACAAGTTTGACCTCTGTTACCTATAAATTGATCTAAAGGTTGCTCGGCCCTTGTACAATTTGTACATTTTTTCATTTAATGAATAAGCAACCCATTTCTTTTAATTGATAGAAGGTGAATGATATACACCCCCTAATTACTAAATGCCAAACCCGATGGCACCCCCTGAGTTTCCCCAAGGGACGGACTGTATCTTAAGCCTCCAGTAACTCAAAAATCTTTCATTTTTGAGGTGGAAGCCGACACCCGTTCAGTCTCTGACGCCCCACCCTTCAAGGTGGTCAGCATGCGGATTGCCCAATCCATTACGATTATTACCATACCCAGGTTCCAATCCTGGCCACCAGTGGTTTTCACCACCTGGCTTGGTACGTAAGGCTCTAAGGGGTTTCCCGAACAACAAGGTGTCTCGCCGCCGGTAAATAAATACCGAGTGATGATGCGACTAGCAAGTGGATTTTTCTTCGGGTGGATGAAGCCCGACTCACTTACTTTTATGAGCAGTGGAGGTTTAGCAGCACGCTATGGCGTGGCCAAATCCTTTACCCATTCCAGACTGGATGCGAAGCACGTTGTAGTTGACAGCGAACATGCGCTGCTGAGTTGCAGAAACACCAGCCTTGAGGGTGACATAGGCCTGAGCGTTGTCGATGCGGGAGAAGTTGCAGGTGCCGGTTGGCTGGTGCTCCTCTGGCTGCAGGGCGAAGGAGTACACATAGATACCTGGGTAAGGGTTGCCGGTGTGGTAGTAGTATGGCTGAGTGATGTTGTAGTACTTACCTGGCTGCACGGCCATGCGGTCCTGGCCGTTGAGAATCAGCTTGAACTGGTACAGAGGACCCACCTCAACTCCCATGTTACCAGCAGTCGTTACTGGGTGAGCAGCAACTGACATAGACCCATCCTCTGACCAATAAGAATTGGCGCTATATACGTTACCTACCACTCCAGTTGAAGAAATGTTGAAACCGGTAAACAAGTGAGGAGTTCCGGCAATGTGGGGCTGCACAAAGTTATTGGTCAGATTGAAGATATTCAGGTTAGAAGTGACATTCACATTTGCGCAATTGGAAGAGAAGTTCCACAGGGAGTTGTAGTTGTATGGGGTAGAGGTTGTTCCGGGGTAGTTGGAATTCGTGTAGCACCAGATCAGCTCCTTGACTGGGTGGTTATAGGACAGACGGATCAGCTGATTCTGCAGAGAAGTGGTATAAGTTGCGCCAGACTGCAGTATGGTGTCAGCGCCGGTGTGCTGAACCTGCTCAATCAGGTACTCGTGACCCTTCTGGGCGAAGCGGCGGCGCTCCTCGGTATCCAGGTACACGTAGTTGCCCCAGACCTCGAATGTGCTGGTGAAAAAACTGCTGAACAGAGTAGACAGGTTGAAATCCAGGCGAACCTCGTGGTACTGCAGAGCAATCAGTGGCAGGTACAGGCCTGGGTTGCGGTTGAAGAAGAACAGCAGTGGCAGATTTACACGGATATCAGTTGAGGACATTCCACCGCTGATATACTGGATGTTGGATGGGGTTGTCATCTTTGCCCACTGATCCTTGTCCATCTCTGACAGGAACACCTCAGAATACAGACGCCACCAAGCCTGGTAGTGCTTATCAATGCGCTGGCCACCAATGGTCAGCTCCAGATCGGCGATGGCACGCTCGGCAATCCAGTTGTAATCTGGAGTTACATTGGTAGATGTCTGTGCCAGGGCGGTGACAGTGCCGCTAGCAACGATTGGTGCCATAGACACATACATGTTACCAATCAGATCACCATTGCGTGCAATGGTAACAGACACGCGATTACCACCAGCAACGGAACCGTTCACGGTCTGGATGATGTTCTCCATTGCGAAGTTGGTGTGGCGCTTGTACACCGCCTGAAAAAAGGTAACCTTGGGCTGCCCAGTCAGATAGACATCCTGGGCGCCGTAAGCGACAAGTTGCATTAATCCTCCAGCCATTTTAGAATGAGCCAAGAAAATAATTTCACGCGTCAAACCGCATGAAAAAAAAACAATACAATTATAAATGTCCACTTCCAAAGAACGCCTTGCTGACCGTGTTACTGAGGATGATGATGATGAGGTCATTGGAGACGATGATGACGGAGAGCTGGAGGAAATGATGGAGGGAGATCCATTTGCCAATTATCTGGTAAATGAGGAGGGTCAGAATATTGCTGATATTATGTCTTCTGCTGTAAAACAAATGGAGATGCAGAATAAAATCCTGATTAAGATTTTGACTGTTCTGAGTAAGACCGACTCAACGAGTCGTAAAGCTTAAAAAATAATCTCGCAGTAATCATAAATGGAAGAGCGTATTCAAAGTTACGTAGAGCTTTCTGGTTTTGGATCGAACGTTGACAAATATACAGCAATTACAAATTCATTCAAAACATATTTCGGTCCTGATGAATTGGATCAATTTGGTATGCCTAAAAATGATGTAGATCTTGATAAGATGAAAGAAAAAAAAGAGAGGTACCTCAGGGACCTGTCTGATATTTTCCATGAATGTAAAATGAATACATCAGAGGAATCCAACGGGGACCCTGATGCACTCCCTGCTGAATTTCGGGTGACCCGTCTCATGGCTCATGTAGACAATCAGTATGAACTGATATTCAGATGGATGAATATAATGGAAGATCCGGCGGTTGTTCCTGATACCTTTGATGGTTCATTCTTCCGACTTGTTACCATAGGAGTAGGATCAGATGATCTTACTCCTTACCAAAAACTGACTTTGTATATGCTGGATAGTCTGCAGAGGGAAAAGTACACTCGTTACAAGGGCTCCTGTTGTAAAGAAATTTTGACACCTGAGAAAAAGCCAACGAGGGCCTGGGAAACTGTAATGGAACTCAAAGAATTTGTTTATTCTCATCTTCAAAAGGAGACGAAGTATGACATGTGGCAAAATTCAACTGCAAAGGCGGGAAATATCAGCGAATGCATAAAATTTCTATCAGTCTGTAAGGATATCCAATTTCCTGAAATTAAAAAGGATCGAAATGTTTGGTCATTCCGGAATGGAATTTACAATGGACGTATTGATAAATTTTACAAGTATGGCTCTGAGGATGATGTTCCAGTTGTATCTTGTAAATATTTTGATTTGGACTTTCTAGAGTGTCCCCCTGATGATTGGTACCAAATTCCAACTCCATATTTTCAGAGCATTCTTGATTATCAAAAGTTTGATGAGGATGTGTGCCGTTGGTTTTACGTTTTTGCTGGGCGGTTGTGTTTTGAGTTGAACACTATTGACTGTTGGCAAGTGATTCCATTTCTGAAGGGTATTGCTGGGTCTGGAAAGAGTACACTCATCACAAAGGCGCTCAAAAAGTTTTATGAAACGGAGGATGTCAAGACTTTGTCCAATAATATGGAGAAGAAGTTTGGTCTCTCAAGTATTCATGATTGTCTTATGTTTATTGGCCCAGAGGTCAAGGGAGACCTTGCACTTGAACAGGCTGAGTTTCAGTCGATGGTTTCGGGGGAGGATATTTCAATTGCTGTAAAGAATGAAAAGGCCATCACAAAAGAGTGGAGGACTCCTGGAATTCTTGCAGGAAATGAAGTTCCAAATTGGAAAGACAACTCTGGAAGTATCCAGCGTCGAATTGTAACATGGAATTTTACGAAACAGGTTCTGAATGCGGATCCAAAATTGGAGGACAAACTCGAAATGGAACTTGCGTGTATACTTCAAAAGTGTGTCAAGGCGTACCTCGAATACACATCACTCTACGGGAATCAAGATGTCTGGAATGTTTTGCCAAACTATTTCAAAGAGATGCGAAAGAAGATTGCATCCACGACAAACTCCTTGGTCCATTTTCTTGGATCCGAGAAGATTGTTTATGGGAGGTCTCCAACATCTGGGATGTTGTTATTTGTTCCTCAAAAGGTGTTTGTCAATCTTTTCATGTCTCATTGTCAAGAAAACAACTTGGTTCGCCCACGAGGTTTCAACGAAGATACATATGCAGCACCATTTAGCAGTCGTGACATTGAGGTTCGCACTGAAACTGTAATGTACAATGGGGTACATTATTGTTCTCAGCCTGTTATTTATGGTCTTGATATCGTTTCAACTTTGGAGGCTCAGATTTGATGATAAGTATACAGCATATGTCTAGCAGTGGGTGTCATTTTGATACCTGGATACATTTTATCCAATTTACGTCTTCTGTTATTGTTTAAATTCCATCGCTTAATTGCTTCATTGAGTTCTTTATTAAGAGCTCTAGTTCTTGCTGCAGCTCTTGTTGTATTTGCTACACTGTAAGGATGATATTTTTTAGTTCTCATAATTATAATTACAAAATAATTTCACAAAGTCCATTTTTTCTCTTTTCTAAAACGCGATCCCAAAAAGCCTTCATCTTTGGAAGGTGCGTCGCGAACCACTCCCGGTCCCTTGGGACCTCGATAACCTTTAAAGTTTCAGTTGGTTCGTGATATTGTATAAAATGACAAATCTCCAATTCAGTTATTTCCATAAGTATCTGAATTTGAGGAAGATAATACACAGGAACTTTTGGTGAAATCTTATTGGGACATTTAATTTCAATCAGATACCCATCTTCTGTAATTCCATCGGCTGAACCACCGAGCCATTTGTGAACCGGGTGAACGATGAGTCCAATTTCATGGGATTTTTTCTGATACTGTTCATCATACATGTCTCTTACAATGGGTTCAAGACGAATACCTCTCTCTATGTTGGCATTTGTAAAATTCTTCTTGAATCCACATTTTTCAATCAAAAGAGATTCCGAACTTTTAAAGAAGTTGAGATCGAGAGCCGCCGCTGCATCACTCGCCGTCAGAAGATTACCACGGAGCTGAAACCATTCCTGACTTCTTTGTTCATCATAAGCAGCACTCAACAATTTTTGCACGATTGGATCCATTCATTCAACAACGTAACATCTTTTTAAGTGCATCACGGGCTGCATCTTGTTCGGCTTGTTTCTTATTTTGACCAACACCAGATCCGCATACTTTTGAATCTATGTATACAGTCACTTTAAATGTACCTTTTGAATTAGAATCAAGTGAGTAAACAGGTAAAGGCTGTTTATTTGTGTGGCACATGCGCATAAGCTGGTCTTTAAAATTATCATCGGTGTCAAAATCAACTGGGTACAATTCTAAAAGTTTCAATACGAATTCACGAGTACGAATAAGTCCTAAATCTAAATACATAGCGCCTATAAGAGCTTCAAATACATCTTCTAAAATCTTTGGATTTTTATTCCATTCATTCCTGGTCCCCTTTTCATCCATCTGGATCCATTTGTAAAGTTCTAATTTATGTGATATGTTAGATAAAGTCGTACCTCTTACGATTTTTGTACGAGCCTTTGTCAAAAACCCCTCATTTTCGACATTTCCAAACATATCAAATAAATATTTTGTGACAATAAACCCAAGAATTGAATCCCCTATAAATTCCAAGTTATCATATGATTGATTAACATCGTGTGACTTGTGAGTAAAAGCCCTGATGTAATTATCAATTTTATTTATTCTTGTACCGATGATACCTTCAAGTTCCAATTGAGTAATAGGTACCACCATCTTTTATATTACTTTACTATTATCTTTAAGCAATCACCGCCACCTTCTTACCAGTCTTTACTGCTGGTCGTCCGCTCTTTGGTGGCTCTTCTACCTGAGTCTGAACAGGGGGCACGACTGGAGTATCCTTGATGTAATGATCCTTCATGTATCGCTGAATATTCAGGTATGTAATATCGGTGCCTTCTGGGGGATTCAGAAGATCCTTCAGAGCTGCATCCATGGTAATCTTCTGACCATTCTTCAGATTGTGCTCTGCTGCGTATACATTGATACGCTTTGTAACCTCTGACCGAGAAATCATCTCATCAGGCTGAAGCTGGAGAAAAGCCCGAAGCTTGTCCGAAACCTTGAGTGGGCGCTTGAAACTGTTGTTGGCCGTACGGACTTTGGCCTTCTCCCCCGTTGGGTCCTCCAACAGCTGGTGAATTTTGCGCATCTCGCGGTGCAGAGACTTGATTGCGAGCTCCAAAGAGTCCAGAGTAGCCATTATTAATATATGTAGACACCTTATCTTTAACACCTGGAATAAAGAAGATGATTGCAACGAGTATCACGAATATAGCCATCTTTGATGTTTGTGAAAGCATGAGAAGACTAATCATCAGCATACTCGTCTGATCAAGCATTCTTGTAATAAAGGAATATTTTCTATATATAATAAATGGCACACATATTTGAAAAACCTACGAAGCTCAGTGACGGAAGGTACTTTGTGAAAATGTCAGACACAGACAACAAACGTATTTTCAAACAACTGAATGGGTGTACTGTTGTCGGACCTGGCTGTTACAAAATACCAGTTGATCTCTCTGACTATGATGAGAAGATACTCGCAAAGGCTGCTGAGTCTTCAGAAGACTGGTTCGGAAAGACAATCTCACTCGAGACTCTTACAAAAATGTATGAAAACTCAGTAACATCAGATGTATTTGAGGCGAGTCTCATGAAGATCAAGGGAAAGTGTGTAACACTTGTATTTAACGCCAACAAGGAGGAGATTCCGGTCGAAGAGCTCCAAAAGGGTTGCAAATGTAATCTTATTGTGGAACTGTCTGGTATTTGGTTCCTAAAGAAAAATTTTGGACCCATTTGGAGAGTAGCTCAGGCTCGTATACTAAATTCTGAACAAAAATCACCAGTGAATAAATATATGTTTGACGATGAAGCTCAGGAAGATGAAGTTGCAGAGGAGGATCTAGAAGATTTTTCTTGATGCATTATAAATGACTCTTGATGGTAAAACATTGGCAATTATTGCCCTGGCTGTATTTTTGATTTATATTTTTTTCATCAAGCCAAAGAATGTAAAGAGTTCTTTCGTACTTGAAGGTGCCCCTTACCAATCTGACGATGCACCTCCAGCTGTTTCAGAGGGTGCTCCAATGTCCCCCGATTCTCTTCCAGCTGGTATGCTCCCAAAGGAGGTGCCCGTTTCTGAGGATTTCAGCCAGTTTTCTACTGACACCATTCTGGCCAATCAGAATTACCTTGATCCCCGCAACATGATTGGGTACCCAGAGACCATTGGTGGTACTTTACGTAACGCCAACTGGCAGATTCGCTCCGAGCCACCAAATCCCCGTGACCCAGTGAGCATCTTTAACCTGTCAACAATTGTTCCAGAACAGATGAGACCTCTGTTTGAGATTCAGGATTCAGATTACAAGTAGACGACTCACTTGTGAGTCGGTTTAAAGACAAGAACCAAAATAAATACAAATGTCTGATTTAAAGCAAACTATTGAAGAATGGGTCAGTTTGAAGGCGCAGATTAGTGCAGCACGTAAGGATGTTTCAGTCCTCTCAAAGAGAGAGAAGGAACTTGCTACTTTTATAAAGAATACTATGAAACAGAATGATGTAGATGATATCAAACTAAATGATAAGAAGGTTCGATTCCGTGAGAAGGAAACAAAGGGAAGTATTACAAAGGATGTGATTGTGAAAGGTCTGAAAACATATTTTACAGGAGACGAAGTTAAAGTAGAGGGTGCTATGAAAGCTATAGCAGACAGCGCGCCTTCAAAGACAACTTCGTCTTTGTCTCTTTTGAAGAATGGGTCTAAACAATGAGTGGTCAGATCAGTACTGGGATCCAGATTATCCGGAATCTGGGGATGATGATAATAGTGATTTTTATGAACAAAATTTTACATTTGAAGATTACTGTGATTACAACAGTGTAGATCTTCTGAATATCTGGTTTACACTTCAAGAAAATGCTCAGCTCTATTACCATGTGAATAATCGTATTACATTCACAAATTTTTGTGAATTCATGTACTATTCACATGATGAGGGGGACAACTGCTCGCAATTGGACAACTGCTCGCAATTGGACGGGGCTCTTTGGAATCTTTGGTATTCAATTGGGTCTCCCAAAACTTTTTATGAATTTTATATCTTCTACAAGTAAATGAAGTTGGATATCAGAAGCCCAAAAGTTTTTACTCCCGCCATTCTTTTTGCCATAATTGCATCTGGTATGCTTGCATTTATGCACATGACGAATACTCATGTATTTGGTAAGGCGCTTCTGGTGAATGCCCTTATCTTCAGCATTCTGTATTATGTTATCATTCGCTTCCTGACGAATGTCAAGTCTATGACCACAGCTGACATTGTTGTGCCTCTTCTTCTTTTTATCATTCTGATGCCAGGTGTATTCCTGACTCTGCCTCCAGGATCTAAGGGTGTCTTTATGTCAGGTCAGACAAGCACTGCTGCAGTTGCAGTTCACACCCTTGTATACGCAGTTCTTTATGCGTTCATTAGATCATCATTCCCTAGCCAATATTAGATGAAGCATCTTATCATCGGGAGTGGTGCCATGATAGCTTTTAAGTTTTTAGGAGTCCTAAAGTATTTAAAGGATCATGGTCATCTCGAGGACGTGGAAGAAATATCATCAGCATCATCAGGTGCTTTAATTGGTGCATTTTACATATTATTTAAAGGCGACCTAGATCGCCTTATTAAATTTTTCATATCAGTAAATATTGCAGATTATACAAAGATACATGTAAAAAATTTTATTAAAAACTGGGGTCTCATAGACAGTTCAAATGTCAAAAAACTTGCTGATGAACATGGGTTCCGGGACATCACCTTTAGAGAACTTTATGAAATTTGGCCCGTAAAGTTTCACGTGGCTACATTTGACATAATCAACAAAAGAACTGTATATATGTCGATTGATACATTCCCTGATATGGATGTATCAACTGCTTTAATGTATACAGTATCTGTACCGTTTTTATTTACACCGTCAGAAGGGCAGTATCTAGATGGAAGCACAATTGAATCCAATCCAGGTGCTCCATTTATAGGAAAGTTAGATGTATTTGAAATTAGAACAAATGATTCCTTTTCACATAAAGCGAATCCCAAGACGCTTTTTGATTATTTAATCACTGTTCTTATATGTTTTGTTACAAACAGAATAAAGTACCAAGATTTCAAAAGAATTGAGGTACCAATTGATTTTGATATTTTTGATTTTTCAATGTCGGTTCAAAAGAAGCAAGAATTGTATCTTAGCGGATACCAGCTATCGGTTTCGCAAATACCAGATTTACTCGGTAATCCAGAAATTCACCATTTGAGACATTACACAGACGTTCCAGAACAAACCGAAGATTCTCAGTGTCCCCAGCCGCTGTGTGATCCTGCTTCTTGAAATCCTTGGAAAGAGTAGAGAGCTTATTATCAGCATGAGGCCATGTATCATTATAGTCCCGAGCCCACTTTGAATTACAAATCAGATACTGGCTACAAATGAAATTAATATCGGCCCACTTTGGAATCTTTTCAGAATTGGAAATGTCCCCACTCTGAAATAGCAAGCTTCCAAAGTGACGGTCACTATTCACAATAAACTCCAGGTCCCGATCAGCAGCATGAGCAATTGCGATACCACCGTACCGCTTTACAAACTTTGCAAACTCTGACATCATAAAAGAAAATGGCTGAAACTCGATGCATCCGGAAGGTGTCTTTTTGATCGCCTTTTGCAACTTTTCCATTACATTCTCCTTTTGGGCCAAAAGAGGGTCATTAAAATAATCTGAATTATAAATTTCCCGTTCATCCACTTTGGTTGATATCCACTTTGCGTCACTCAATGAGAACTTGAGAGCCATCATACTCATTGAGTGAATAATCTTATCAGTGAAAGTGGACTCCGTATCATAAACGACAGCGTAGAAAGACTTCATCTTTTCTTGTATAAATAGAGATCAATTCTTTTAAATCGTTTGAATGTATTCCCATTGAAGATCTTCGCATATCTTTTTCCATATGAGATCCTGTGCGTACAACTTTTCTTTTGATTTCAAAAGAGGGAAACAAGATAAAAAAGAATCTTCCGATAAAAGTTCACAAAATTTATAAAGAATATAAGAATAACTCAAAAAGTTTTTTCTATTTTCTGGTCGATGCCTTTCAAATGGCTGTTGAATCATATAAAACATATGTCTGAGTTTATCCTCAAGTTCCTGGGACATTGCAGGTGGCTTGATTCCACTCAGATAACTTGATATATATGGAACATGTTCATAGTATTTTGTGAGACCGAGTTTTTTCAAAGAATCCCTCACCTTTGGATATGTTATTTCAGATTTGTGAATTTTTCTTTTTTTAAATTCAGCTCTTAGTGTATCGAAAACTTCCGGTGGTACATTTGTAACTTCACGAGCTTGAAATTGCGCAATCCATTCGTTAAAGTGATTCTCCTTTTTGTAAGAATATTGTGTACTGGGTTCAGTATCTTGTTCCTCTTTGTAACTTCTTTCACATGCAGTCTCGTAGGTGGCAAATCCACACACTGTACAAATAAGATCGCTCGAATTATCATCGTAATATAAATTTGCAGAATTACATTTTTCACATATGGATTTATTCTTGGGAAGTGAAACATCACTGCATATACCACCCTCTTCGACTACTGCAATATATTCTTTCAAAATATCCTGTTTGTTTTTGGTCTCTTCATAAGCCATAACATATGGAGCCGCGCGAGACATGTAATCATAAAGAGCACTTGTATTACCTTCCAGTTCTTTCAATTTTTTATTATATAAGGCTAACATTCTCCTTACTTTTATATGGGTATACTAGTTTTACTCTTTAATTTAGTATTAAAGATGGTAAGACCAAACTTTTCTATTCTCAAAATAAAGAGTTTAAAGAGGGACTCAATGGGAGGCTTCTGGCTCGAAGAAACTGAGACTCAGACTGATAACTGTATTGTTGAATACAAGTACAGCAACAAGACTTTAAAGCATCTCTTAAAAAAAGGGGACCGATGGCCTCCTACTTTCACAAATAGAAATCCTAAAATATCAAGTGTTTTGTACAAAGGAGTTGACAAAACAAAAAATGTCAGCGCCTTTGCCGGTCCTTTACAAAATGATTTTAATCCACTTGGTCTTTTTGTTACGAAAAGAAAACCTAGAATTATGTTTTCCGGAACGGGCCTAAGGTTAACATGGGAAGAGTACTTGGAGTTTCAAGAAATTGATACACGACAACTAATCATTCGTCGCTGCTAAAAAGAATTTGATGTGTCCCAGATTTGCAATTGAATATGTAAAAATTATAGGAGAATCTTCATCATCATTTTGATGAATCTGGACCAAAGGGCAAAGAACTGTCGATTTTACAAACATCGAAATGTATTTTAAACTAAAAATACCGTCGCAAACAGCTCCACCGATGTCATTTTGGTCACCGATGAGGGTCTGTTGACTTGCAAAGTCCCCATCACATATAAACTCTATACTTGTGCCGAACCTTTTGATTTGTATATCGGTTCCAATAGCAGACATGTCCCTTATAAGTTTTTGAAAATCAAATGATGGCACAACAGTTGTGTAATTTATATGACTCATATCAGGAATATCAATAGGCTCTTCATTGAGATCAAGCAACTTTAAGTTAAAAGTACTCTTTGATTTTTTGACATCGTTACTTATGGTAATTTTCAGGTGTTCATTTGTATTCTCCATGTGTATGACATCATTGTTCCCAGTAGATTTTATAAGCTTATATGTATTTGAAATATTGATTCCAATAATCACTGGTGTTTTGCATTCATATTCTTCAAAGTTTTCACAAGGCATCTTCAAACTCACAAGAGTAACTCGAGCAACATCAAAAGCTGAAAGATGAACACCGGTAGAGTCGAAATAAATATTCACATCGTTTATAATTTCTTTAAGAACTTCAAAGAGAGATTTGAAGGCTGAAGCCTGTATACTCTTTAGCTTCATTAATTAATTGATACCCGAATTCTTTAATTCTTCAAAGGCATCTTTGGCCGCTTTGTCAATCTTTTTCTGAAGAGCTGGTGTTATTATTGGTGAGAGTGACATTCCGTAAGCATCAAGTGGGAATGAGTCTCCGACTCCATCAAATGGTTCTTCGTAGTTTGAAGCCCCGCAATTGTTGAAAGATGCACCTTCAAATGTACAAGGGACATTCATTTCGAGCCACCGAATAACCTCAAGTCCTACATGCTGTTCTCCAGTAGGTGTTATCAGAGTCGGGACCCTCTTTACAGTGCCCACAAGATTTTTCGGAATACCTAATGTAGTTATATTGTGTACATTTACAAGAGGCATGAGGACCGGATTCTTCTTAATAAATTCAACCGTCTGACCACAGTACTCACATCGGTCACTCACTATCAAAAGTGCAGCCATTTATTTTGTATTTGGGTATATTAAAAATGAAGGCTCTGACCGCAGCTTTGATAGTTTTCGGAGTCATATTATTTTTCATGTATCTTAAAACACAGAACCAGGTCCCCTGGGGAACTTCCAAAGTGTCCTACTTTGAAGCTGTAGATCCTACCCTCATCCAAAATACAATTACCCAAATACAGGAAAAGAACAATACACTGTACCCGTTGACCACTGTATATTTTAACAAGGAGGGAGATGGATACGCCGGTAGAATGATTTTTCTGGATTCCAAAAATTACAAAGGAGTCCAATATGATGTAACTGTTGGAATGGATGGGAAACTTCTCTCCACATCTACAGGTGTTCCCTCAAGTTTTCAAAATCCATTTTCAGGACTGGTGAAAAAGTTTGGATTTGGTAATTTGAATGTGGTTCCACCGGTACCAGACATGGGTTCCATCTGGAACAAATATGCAATTGTATAGTAAAGAAAGATGCCCTTTCTTTCACTTGAAGACATTGAAAAGAAGAATGCAGCAAAAAGAGAACTCAAAAAAGAGGTGCTCACAAAAATACTCACCATGGCTTCTAACAGAATTTCAACGTGTTATTCTCTTGGTCGAACAGATACACTTGTTGAAATTCCAGAAATGGTATTTGGGTACCCAAGTTATAATTTATCTTTTGTAACTGTTTACATAAATAAACAATTGCAAAATTTGGGGTACTCGACGAGTATAATGGGTCCAGGTATTATACATGTATCATGGGTTCTTCATGCAACCAAAACGATACAAATAAAGAAAATCACAGCACCTCAGCAACAGCAACCAACTGATTTGGATTCTTTGGCCAACTTGAAAAAGACTGCGAATATGCTCAGAAAAAAATACATTTCCAAGTAATAAATGGACTATATCCGCTATGCAACCGATAAGATATGTGATGCAGTCGCTCCGGTCATTTCAGATTACATCTTCAAAGTTTACAACAATCCAATGGATTATATCGATGCCGATAAACCCGGGACAATTCCTACACCATCTCTGATCAACTTCCAACATGCTCTAAAAAAGGTTCCCAATTTGACAGGTGCTCAGATTAAGAATTTTGTGAGTGACATTGAGAAGAACTGCACCTGGTTCGGACACCTCAAGGATTCAGTTTTTGTTGCGTATGTAAAGATGGTCTCCAGTGCCATCAAGATGAAGGCTTCAGAGTCCCGCAAACTGAACATAAAGCCACCCACAACTGATGTATTTGTTCACGAGTGCCTGACTCTCTGTGCCCACAACTTTTATGAAAATCCACATGTTATGAAGGAGCACAATGAGCAAAAAAGAGACAAGGAGGTTGATGAGAGAATACGTTATTGTATATCAAAAGCCATCACAAACTCTATTCCTATGAATGAGATTCTGAGAGATTACATGTCTGATATTGATCAGACTGATGAGACTTCTCTTGAGGGACTTGTAAACCCAGAAGAACCACCACCAGCCGAAACAACAGCCGAGGATCTTCCTGGACCCGTAAGTCCAACAACCGAGTCTCCATTCCCAGAGACGGAGACGAAGGAAGTTCCTGGCGTACCTTCTCAGGAGGCACCAAAGGAATCGGAGGATGCTGAACTATTCCCAGATGCTCCAATGAAACATCCAGTAGAAAAAAAAACCAACTAGTATAAATGGATAAGTTTATGAGAAATCCACTTTACGCCGGACTTTTTGCAGCTGCAGTAACTGCTGCAGCCATCTATTTTACAAATCAAAGAACTGAAAAGGACAAGGACAAACCTGTAAAAAATTCAGTATACACAAAACCAGCACTCTTTGTGGGTGTCTTGGTATACTTTATAGTGTACTACGGAAATGCAAGATTCGAAGAGATTTCAAAAGAACCGTTTTAAAGAGAGTGAACGCTTTTAATCAAAATGGCAACCACAGTCAAGGCTTTTAATGATATGATGGATCAATTTTTAACCGAACTGAACCTGACTTTTCCCGAGAATAAAGCTGTAATCAAGTTTCAGGCATCATTTGAGGTGGTCCGTACAGCAACTCCTGGGAAGATTCTAGACGAATTCATGAAGGCGGTCAAGCCGTATAAAAATAAGATTATGCACAAGGATGAGTCTTTCATTCTTGAGGACAGTGTGAACATTCCTGCGCTTTCTGACATTGATATAGTTTCAATGTGGAATCAGTCTTCAGACAATACAAAGGCGGCAATTTGGCAGTACATCCACACGTTGCTGGTTTTTGGCACCACAATCAAGACTTTTCCACCAGAGACTATGAGCATGATTGAAAAGATGGCGGCTCAGTGTGCAGAGCAGATGACCAATAATAGTGGCGGTGACGACGATTTTTCAATTATGGATCTTATGAAAACTCTGAATAAAATTGGTTAATAGTAATAAATGGATGAGCTATTCGACAAGAGAAAATTGATGGATTTTTGGCCCCAGAAGTCACAGGATCCAAAAGAGAGGGCACTTGCAACAGCAAGATTTGTAATTTATACTTCAGTAGTACTTTTTGTATTGAAACGCGATACCAGGATACTGATGCTCGGAGCTGGTATCCTTTTTGTTTTGTTTATGATGTACAAGAATAATATGATTAAAGATGCGATTATAAAGGTGACTAACTTTACAGACGGAGGTCCAAGTGCCACTGCGAATAATTTTATGGGAAATCCTCTTATGCAAAATTACCCAATGGGACGCGACGTAAGTATACCTTCAAATTCGAATCAGGTGTGGGAATCAATCCACCCATTTATGGAGGATAAAAAGTTTTCTCAGTCCAACTTTTTCAAAATGCCCAATAACAATTTGGCAGACTTTTTACACGGCGCATACCCATCAATGTTTGGACCCTCTTGCCGTGATGACACTTCGGTATGTGATCCAGATGCAAGACCAGCTTGGATTAATTCTAAAGGACCCGCACGAACAAATAATGGTATGTATTAATAAATGAGCTCTGAAAAGATAATTTTAGCGAATCTACAGGAGGTTGTTGACATCGAAAGCTCTCTTCGTCCAGTGAGTACAGTTGGGTACCACAAAGGTTGGCAGGCTGAATCTTATGATTTTCCAAAAATGTACAACGTTTCCCCTACATTCCCGGTGATGCTCTTTAACCCACCAAGTAGTTATACGGATGATCGTAATAAACGATTTGCAGAACGTTATGCAAATATTAAGAATACTTAATTTTATTGTTGGTCTAATTTAATAGATGGATCCGTGGACAGTAGCTGCCATAGTGGGTCTTGTTTTTGCTGGAAATAAAGTAAATAGTGTAGAGGAACCACTTTATGACAAGGGTACATCAAAACCTATTCCGCAGCAACCAAATGCCTCTCGTCACGATTATCAGGATGCCATGGATACCAATAACATGACACCAGATATCGGACGTCGTATAGGGGATTTTAGACTTAAACCAAAACAAGAGATTATTGGAACTCTCCAAGATGTCAGTCCCAATGTACAGTTTCCATTTGGTCAACCGGTCTACAACTTGTATGAACGTGAAAATATTTCCAACAAGATGAATAATTTAAATCCAGGCGGGGAACCAACAAACGTTGGGAGAGGTCTCGGTGTGTGCGCTGATGTGCCAGCGACTGGTGGATTCCAACAATTCTTCAGGGTGCTCCCAAATAATCCAAATGAAGAGAGACTCGTCCCACTTAAAGGAAATTACGGAGGTCCCACAAATCCGGTTGTGAAGAATGGTGGAACCATTATTGGTAATCTTACACAGTTTCCAACCAAGGAGACTGCTTACAGAACTGGCGGACCAAACGCACAGGGTCAAGGTGGCGCAATCAGAGGACCAGAGGGTCGACCCACATTCACATATACAACCAGACCAACCAAACGCGCAGAGACTGGTAATCAAATATTTGAGGGTCCAGCACAATACAATGTCTACCAGCCATATGTGGATACAGGTATTAAAAGCCTTCCTCACATGCACGGAAACAGGAGCAATCCCGACCGTGCTGGTAATGGTCAGAAGATGAATGTGAGAGGAGACCCAATAAGTGCTGGTGGTGAAGTTACCAATCTGAGAAGGGACCTACCAACTGATCACCCAGGTATAGGAGGTCCTCTTAGAGGAACGGTAGAACAATACGTGCAACCCATTTACAATGACTTGAACGAACTCAAGGCTCAAAAGAATCCATTTACACAGAAACTTGATATTGCGAATGTCAATCTTGATGGAAATCCATTTAAAATTAGTCTCGCAGGCTAACTTCTTTTGTTTTCCTCTATTAATAATGGATGGTTCTTCACCAATGGCTCGTAAAATACAAGGGGCTTCTTATCAGAGTAGTTCAACCAAAACACCACCTCCCCCGATGATGGGAATGGTACCCGACGCAATCACAGCAATGACAGCTGATGTCAATGCAATGAAAAATAAAGTTGCCTCAGCACTCTCAGGCGGATCACCAATGATGCCCCCAGTAGTCACTGGATCCCCAGTAGTCACTGATACAATTGAGGGGTTCAATCTCATCGGCGGAGCATCAGCCATGACTGGTCAGAATTATCAAATTGCTGAAGATGTTATGAACCCCGCACCTTTTCCCGAAAATTAAAGTAGTGATACCTATTAAATAAGATGTCTGGAGGAATTACACAACTTGTAGCAGTCGGTGTTCAGGATGCTTATCTATCCGGTTCACCAGAAATTTCATTTTTCAGATCGGCATTCAAGAGATATACCCACTATGCACAGAACGTCGAACGCCAGGTTATTCAAGGAAACGCAAGTCAAAACGGTGTCTCTCTCTTAAGATTCGAGAAAAAGGGTGATCTTCTCAGTGATGTGTACCTCACTGCGAATGATCCAAATAATACAGCAAATGTAAATGTAAATTGGAATCAGATTATCTCCAAGCTCGAGCTCATGATTGGAGGTCAGATTATTGATACTCAGGATATGAGTTATTGCTCCAACATTGACCCAATTGTAAATTCCAAATCTTATAGCCAGCGTTACGTGGCTTCTAATGTGAACTCCTCAGTCTTTTTCCCACTCAAGTTTTTCTTCTGCCGTGAGTGGCAGAGCGCTCTCCCCCTAGTTGCTCTCCAGTACCACGATGTTGAGATCCGCATCACTTGGGCAAACCCCAACGCATGGGATCAGTACATAGCCTGGGCTCGTTTCATTTACCTGGACAATGAGGAACGTGAGTGGTTCGCCAAGAATCGTCACGACATGCTCATGACACAGGTGACCAGAGTCCCAATTGCAGCCGTGTCCAATTACGAGTTTGCACTATCCCAGCCCATCAAGTATATCGCATTCGAGTCTAATAATTACAATACCGTTTACAACTCCGGTGGTTCTACATCTAGTATCCCAATTGTGAGTGAACTGGGCATAGTTGCAGGTCTAGGTATAAATTCGTCTTCTTACATTTCTTCCAACACATACGTTGCAGCTTCAACAAATAATGTATTGTCTGTTGTACCCCCTATACTTCAGAGCATACCAGCTGGTACTCCTCTTACATTTTCTGCACTAACATCTAATTCATTTTCTTGCAATAGTGCAGGTACTGTTGTTACAATATCAAATGCAAATTCTGCAGCTGCTATAGTTGCTTTATCAAAAACACCAGTTGCAGTTGGTTGGCAAGTTATAGTAAGTGGTTCAAATGCAACGGCAGCACAAGCCCAAATTCAATATACAATTACAACTTTGAACACATCCAGCTTAGCAGCAGCTGCATTAACTCTGACAGCTACATCAGCACCTTCTATAAATAGTTACTTAACATTAGAATTTATTCCTCCAAATTTCATTGTCGATTCTGTCGGAGCACTTAATTATACAGTATTTCCAGGATCATCTGCTTCTAGTGTAACAATAACAACTTATACTTATCACGGTATAACATCAGGTACAGCTGTATTCCTAGCAAATCTTTCTGGATTTACTGGAACTTATACAAATCCAGTGAGCTTAACATCTGGTGGTACAAATCAATTGACGGTTACAGCTGGAGGAAGTGGTTTAGGTGGAACCGGAACTGTTACACTTATCCAAGGAGGTCAACCATTAGTACAAGTTGCAGGAACTTCAGTAATCATTAATAATGCTGGTTTAGTATATCTGTCTCTAAATGCACCCGCTGCTGTTTCTGATGCAATGGTTGGATGGAATATTATTGTACCATCACCAAATGTAGATCCTTTAGTTGGTACTATAGTAGGAGTAAATGTCAGTTCCCCAACTGAACAAATATTCTCACCTGTAGCTAATAATGCACAGCTTATAGTATCATTTGCAACTACACCTTCCGGTAATTTTGCACCTTCATCTAGTATAACAACAAGTGGAACAGCTGCAAGTGCCACACAGGTATTTATTTACCCATCTACAGTGTACACATCAGCTGTATCTTCTCCAAACAATAACCAGGGTTCCCTGGCTGCATCCAATATGCAGTTTAGAATGCAGATTAATGGTAACGATATTGGGGAGTCAAGATCGTTACCACATTGGGTAGACATTAATCAGTATTACCTGACGCCATACGGATACTACAGCTTGACAGCTGGTACCGGTCTGAACGGTGTTATTCCAGTGGCCATTGTGCCATTCTGTCTGGACACCGCCAGATTCCAGCCAACTGGTTCTCTGAATTTCAGCAGAATTGATACTTTCCGTCTGATTTGCCCATCTGGCACCAATTTCCAGCAACTGAGCAAGCTCGGTGCCGGTTCATATTTCTACGCCGTCAATTACAACATTCTCAGAATTCAAAATGGAATGGGAGCAGTCATGTACTCTTCTTAGACAACTACTTCATAGTTATACAAGAGTCGGTCTGACACCACAAGCACCACCCTTGAGTGCTACATCTGCAACACTTGCAACCTCAACATCCTTGTCCTCCACTCGATGGGGAACCGTCTTGTAACCGTTCTTCTTTGAATAAAGAATAAAAAGAACAGCGATGATAGCCACCGCGAGAAAAATCATATTCATCTTCATTTATTACTAAACAATAATAAAATATGCCAAATATTTTATTATTGGTACCTAATAGGGCTCTAAAATGAGACATAAGGCGATTGCCATACCCATGCATATAATAAATAATGAACCTCATTTCCTATTGGTACATGATAGACGGTTTAAAGAGTGGACTTTTGTTACAGGGGGGTGTCGAAAAAGAGAAATTTATAACCCTTTACGGTGTGCCCTGAGGGAACTCGAAGAGGAGACCCGGGGTGTAGTAAACATAAAGGCGGGAACATATTCATATTACAAATTTACAACAATTGATGAAGAGGATCCAGAAATGACAAATGTGTATCATGTATACATACTTGATTTTCAAATGACTTTGAGGGACCAGGAGAAGATTATTACAAAGTTTAACATAAACAAGGATATGATGACAAAGAACAAGATTCGTTTCAAAAAACAATATGATGAAAATGACTTTATAGATTTTGACACCATACACGGAATCAAAAATAGAAGTGATATTTGGAAAATGATTTCGGTTCATGTCATAAAAAACAACGAATTTGAGGAGGCTCTCTATTCAAAGAGGGTGTCCTTCAACTTAAAAAAATAAAACTCTTTTATACAAATGGGAATAACACATATGTTATTTAATGGAGGTACGTTAGAGGTACTTGACACTGACACATTTTTTGAAAACTACATACGAGATTTGCAATTGGGTAATAAATTGTACATAATTGAAAAAAGAGAACAGTTCTTTAAATTTTATTTAGATGTTGACTCGATGGATGAATTGGACATTGTTGAAATATCAAAGTTTATAAGTAAAATAGTAAAGCATGGAAAATGTCTTGTAGCAAAGGCTCGAGAGAGACAAATCAAAGACAAGGGTCTCAAGTATGGATTTCATCTTATTTGGCCAGATTTAAATGTAAATTTGAAAACCGCAGAGGCTCTCAGACAAAAAGTCCTAAGTCATTTTGAGGGGGCTGACCATTTTATCGACTCTTTTAGTTCTGGTCTAAGAATGCTCTGGTCACATAAAATGGAAGAAGGGAGTACATTCTATTACCCATTTGGTTACGTGGATCAACTGGAAACGTTCCATGAATTTGAAAACAAGACGCCATCCGTTGAATTTTTGAAAATGTTTTCAATAAAAAGTAACCTGGAGAATCAAAGTGTGGATAATGAATCTCTAGAACTTTCAAAATCATCCTTGGAACACTTCATAGAAACTCATTTTGAGGGACACCAAAACATAAAAATCACCAGAGCTGAATTTTGCAAAAACAAATCTGGTGACATCTGGGTCGGTACAAATTCAAAATATTGCGAACGGGTCCATCGAGCACACAAGTCAAATCATTCCTATTTCATCATCAAAAAGAATGATTTGACCATAGAACAAAGATGTCTTGATGAAGATTGTAAAGGGTACAAAAGTAAGAGACGAAAATTACCAATAGGAATAATTAAAGATTTATTAAGTTTACATTTGAAATGACACTGACCACTCGATCCGGACGAGTTGTAAAAAAGCCTGAACGTTTTTCACCAAATGAAAAGCCCGTTGATGATTTTGCCGATGATGATTATGATTCAGATGACCCGAATGGGGAGGATGATTCCTCTTCTGACGCGGAAGAAGAGGAGGACGAGGAGTCAGACACTGAAGGGAGTCTAAAGGATTTTATCGACGACGAAGACGAGAGCGAATCTGACGAGGACCCATAGTATCAATCATGTAAAGGAGGCGCACTTGAGCCTTTGCCTTTGCAAGTGTAGTATGTCTAGACTTGTATCTTCCGTTTTCTGTACGCACTGAATAGTACCCATTTTTTAGTTTTTCAATCTTGTATGGCATTTATTATTGCCAATAATTAATATTTGAGCCTTCTGGTGGAATAGGTGATGAATTTGAAGGAAGTTGAACATCGGTTCTGGTAAATATTTTGCCCTGATAGTTAATTACATCACCTGTATTGTAATATATACTTGGATCCCAATTTTGTATATTGTTTGTGGGTGTAAAGTACCGACTAAACTGTGGCGCAATTACATTATCATTTGGATTATCAATCTGTATGCTGACTGTGTACTGAATACCATTGTCATTTACAAGTTGACCAAATTCATATTTGGTATATGGTGCCCATTGTAAAGGACCACTCGGACTCGGGGTCGGGGTCGGGACTGGACTCTGAACTTGATTGGGTACATTACTATCAACAAACTCATACATTTCAAAACGGTCACTCGTCAAGTGACTCCCATCCACTACATCATATGCATATTCCATGCCAGTTTGATTTTTAAAATCGTTTTCCGTATCTTCTTGAAGAATACCGGCCCAAGGATTTGCTCGTTGAGTACCTCCTTTAATTACATTGTAGAGTTCACTTGCACTTATGTAGCTCATCTAAATTAACCTCACATTATTTCTACATTCCCTTTGTACTTGGCAAGTTGTTCTTTGAGTTTGAGCGCCTTGAAATTTGCAACTATTCTATTCATATTTTGTGGAAACTTTTTACCCTGTAATCTATAATAAGTTGCAAATTCACGAGCAGCCTGTGGACTAAACATAAGTTGTGCTCTCGCATTGAGCATATTAGGACTTGACGTCTTGTTTTTGCTTCCAATATTTTTAAACTGAGCTTCTAATTCCTTGGCAAATGAATTTAAACTTGATCCAATAGAGGACGGGGACTTTCTTTTACCTGTAAGAATAATTTTTATTAAATTCGCTTTCGACGCCTTTGATGGAGCACCCCCAAGTCTATTAGCAAATCCTCTCAGATTTTTCACTGCGAAAGAATCTAATTTCTTTGCTCTTTGAACACCTCTTTGTATTTGTTTTGTATTTCTAAGAACATAATGCTGAACCCCATTCAAAGTAAAGTTTGGAGAAAGAGCCGCCTTCTTGGTTGGTACTTGAACCTGAACCTGATTGAGTCTCGCACACATTTTATCCTTTGTCAGACCGGAGTATGCAATACCACGTTCTTTAAGTATAGCTCTTAATTGAACAACTGTAAATCTTGAACAATCCTTTTTGATGTTTCTTACATTTTGAACAACTTTTGGAAGATTTGCATTTGTAATGTCAAAAATTTGTCGAACCTTATTTGGTATTCTACGACCCTCGTATGCTTTGAGCACAGTCTTTTTTGCCGCCTTGACTCCTTTCGGCACCTTATAAAACTTTGGAAGACCCCCTGGACCTGGTTTTATATAGTACCCATTCTTATTTGCGTTCCAGTTTAATACTGAGGCTGCACTCTTTTTAGGTGGGGAATAAACTGTTGGGGGTGCCACTCTTTTGGGAGGGCTCTGCAAAGGTGACATTCCAAGGGCTCTTCTGGTTGCGGCTGGTATTTGAACTCCCGCATTTGCATATGCTTTTCTAACCTTTGCAATTGCAAGTTTTGGGTTTCCCGGTATCTTATATTGACGGGGTCTTCTATTTGGGCCAGGTTTTACATAGTACCCAGGATCATTCGCATTCCAATTGACGACTGGGTACCTTGCATTCCTCATACCCTCTCTTTTTCCTTTGAGGTTTTTACGCGCGGGTTCCTGGTGCCCGATGTTCACTTCTCCAATGAATCCAGAAAGCTCATCTTGGACCCTCTTTTTGATACCGGTGAGATCTTTTCCAGATGCAATGACTACACCGTTATTAAACAGAGTCAAAGTCACAAGTGGATTCCTAATTGTTAGAATCAGTCCAGCAAAAGTTTCTGGATTATACTGTGAATTTTTACCATATTTTCTATCAATAGCATCCAACTGTAATCTTCGGTGTAGCTGCCAACGGACAGTTGTGTTTGTCACCTCGAAATGGACCCCCTTTACAATTGGCGAAAGCTTTCCCAGAATCTTTGCAGTTTCGGACCAAGGACCCTTTCCAGAAATGACAATTGTTTTTTTATGAAAAATAGCCTGGGCGCCACTTTTCAATTTCACCACCACTCTTTGAAATGATGCAGATGGATTTCCTATAATTTCCTTGTGGTCCACTTGTACAGTTGGCGCAGACTTGAGACCCCCACTGTATCCAACAATTGATTCAATTTCAGGTAAGTCCACTATTCTTATAAGACTGCTTAATGGTACCGTCCCGACCCCCTTTGCACTTTGTAATGTTACTTCAGGTGAAGCTGAATTCATTTAATTTGAGCCAACAATTTATTTTCCTTTCAAATAATAAATGATGATGAATGAGAGTGACCCAAAGCAAAAGGTTGATAAGCTTCGCTGGGCCGCACTCATCGTTGGATGCTGCGCACTCGCATTCCAGATTTTAGTGCTGTACCCATGGCATCTTGAAATCTCAAATGAGATTAAGACTTTGACCAAAGCGTGTATGAAGCGGTAGACAACTACTTCGTAGTTGGACAACTACTTCGTAGTTGGATTTAATTGTTGTCCACTAGTAACAAATGTGGAATCTGGCGGCACTTTGTTGCGCGGAGATTTTTGGAAATTGTCAAGTAAAGTGGTATGCGGAGCGCAAAGAAATGAAACATCTATTACTTGGTATCATTGGTTATGCTCTTATGATTTACTTGCTCATAGGAATATTCAGGAAAAACAGTAATATGTTGTACGTGAATACAATTTGGCAAGCTGCTGTTGTGGTTCTTGGTTCAATAGTTGCATACATGATTCTTGGAGATCGTCTAGAGCACCCTGTTCAGTACTTAGGAATTGTACTGGCGCTTTTGGCGGTACTGTGCATTAATTATACTCCTCGTCGCTAATTCGTCTTATGTATCTATGAATTTGACGCGCATAATTTACCTTTCCAGAATTCTTTAACCTAGAGACCAGTTCCTCGAGGTCTTCTTTTGCATCAGATATATCTTCCCTATAATTTCTGATTTGATTCTTGTACTGTTTCATCTTTTTTAAAATTTTAAACATTGTCGATTTGTTTTCTTGTATAGCAGATTTGTATTCCCGTATTGCTTTCAGGTACTTGTTATTTGAAGAATTGTTGCGATTATTGTTATTCAAAGCATTTCTGATGTTTCTCTTCCTATTCGTATTCAGGTTATTATTGTGACGCAAGTCATGTTCTATATAGGCGAGTCTCCTTTTGAGTACATAAATTTTCTTTTCAGCGCTTTTGTATTTCATCTTTTCTTTGTATGTACTCTTTTCTAATTCTGCAATTCTACGAAGTGATACTTCTATTACACGACGTTTTGCCGCAAGATACATTTTCCAATTTACCATTCTTTACTTAAAGAAAAGATTATTACTATAGATAGGGTCCTGTAGCATAATTGGATAATGCGTTAGCCTTCTATGAAATGACACGTCTTAGTAAGCTAGAGATTCTGGGTTCGACCCCCAGCAGGATCGTTTAAAAAATTAAACTTTTAATCAAACAATGAATAATGACTTGATTAAAAGTTTAACTGGTGGAGTCTCTGAAGATTTTGGTACTCTTCATGCAGAATTCAGGGAATTTTACGTAACGGGTGAAATTGCAAAACTTTCAAATGCACAATATTTACAATTTAAAAGAATAGAAAATGCTGTGTGGTCAACGCAGGATCATTTTTTAGCGCGTTTAAATTGTAAAGATGCTTTACGTCACTTGAGTCTAAACCCAACAAATGAATATTTCATCTTTGAATGTCTCGAATGGTTAAAATTTATTCAGAAAAAAATTGTTGACTCAACTTAAATGAATAACGTTGCTTTTCATGCAAACCGAGCGGTAAACGCAGCTGCAAATGGTAACAGACGCGCTTCAAATTATCATGCAAATAATGCAATAAACTCTGCTTTAAATGTGCAGCCTAATAAACTGAATAAGGTTTTAAATTACATCACTAACATGAAAAATACCATCAATAATATAAACAAGGTGGTGCGCAGTCCAATCAAAAAGAATATGAGATTCAATGTTTCTCAATTAAACAAATCAAACAATTCTATATAAATGTTCGGTTTCACAGGACTTGCTCCATTTGTATTTGTATTGTCCCTAGTCTTTGGAAAGAGGTTGCGACGTGAGCCAAAGAAGCTCACTTTGCATGAATTGAATAAAGAATGTGGGGTTCATAATTTTGATCTGAATGGAGTTAAAGTATCAAGGGACACGAATAAAATGGCAATTGTTATTGATGATACAACGGAGACTGACGAAGACTCGTCCCTGATTAACTTCAGGGGATGTGGACCTTTCATACATTCTCGTCTAAATTCAAGTTTGGCGAATTATCCTGGACATTTTCCAGTCTATCGTAAAATTGAAAAAGGTAGATATGTTCGACATGGTACCGGTCGACGGTCTGGCAATTATTGGGCTCGTATTCGCGATGGGAAGATTTATTATTTGTTTCCTATTGAGATTTCTATTATCGATCCTTACACTCCCATTCTATTTTGGTGGCGTTGAAAACATTATAAATTTCAGTTGCTGCACTTCCTGAACTCGATTTGAAGTCTGGGGTACAGCAGAACAAATCAAAATAGAGCATCTCATGCTCAGGGTACGTATGTACTGAAAAATGGGATTCTGCGAGTAAAATTACTCCAGTGGCACCGAATGGTTCAAACTGATGAAAGCATCTGGATACTTCTGTCAGTTTCAGTTGAGTAACCAGTGTACTCATCTTTTCCTCGAGTTTATCTACGGTCTTTATGTCGACTCCGTAAAGTTTACCAAAGATATGACTCATTTATAATTAGAAGATTATCTTTTTTAATTATAAATGAAACTGATCCAATTTATTAAGGTATCCCCCTTTATTGTTTATGCTGCTGGAATCATTGCACTCTTTATTTTGTTCAGTAAAAAGTCTGGGTACTCACCACGAGCCAAAAAACAATAAATTTGGTGCCAACTATTTTACAACAATAAATTGTTGGTTGTTATTAATAATGAAAAAGGTTGTATACTCAGGGGTTGCAGCAGTTGTTATACTGACACTTTTGATACTTTTAGTGTTTAGAATTAAATCAAAATTTTCACCTAGTGCGAAACCCGCAACCAGGTCACCACCACCCATGATGAAACCCACAGCCAGGTCACCACCACCCATGATGAAACCCACAGCCAGGTCACCACCACCCATGATGAAACCCGCAACCAGGTCACCACCTGCAACCAGGTCACCACCTGCAACCAGGTCACCACAACCGCCAGTGATGGATCGTTCACCCGAACATACTGACATGGCGAATATTACTCCATTTAACATAAACTAATTTTGATAGTTATGTAGATGTTTAAAATGAGTATTAAAAGAAGAACACCAGTTAAACTTCCTAGTAAGATTCTTAGTTCATTCGTCTCAAATATGAGATTTAAGATTTGTTTAGTAATAGAAGTATCGTCATCTGGCATGATTCCTGATAAGGGCATAGTTAATTTTTGGGGACCACCTGGCACAGGAAAAACTACATTTTTTAAAAATATTCCTCATATTCCATTTGATCATGATATTCTGAAATCAAAGGAAAAGACTATTGATTTTTTGCAACGTATGAATTATTCCAAACTTCCTCTGGTCCTTGATGATTTTGAACTTGTAGAAACTTTAACTGGAATTTCTGAATTAAAAGGCAGAAAAAATTACCCATTTTACATAATTTCCAATGAAAAAATAGGCACCGTACCCGACTGTATTTATTATGAACACATACCTAACATAGAATCATTTGCAGAATCAATTGGCATAAAACCGTGTGAAGTTCAGAAGAGACTTGAAAAAACAAATGGGAACATGACAACTGTCAAATTGGATCATTTATTCTTTGACAGTGAAAGGGACACTCGATATTGTCCTAAATCATATGTGTCTACTTTATTGACTCTGGGGGAAAACAAAACATCTACTGAATTTTTGGATAGAGTCATGTTTGAACATGGAAATACACTCGGTATTATTCATGAAAATTATTTGGATTATTCAAATTCATGTGGTACACTTGCTGATATTGCAAATTCTTTTTCAATTGCTGATATGATTGATAAAGATATTTACAGTGAAATATCATGGCATCTCGTAACATATTTCAATGTGAGTTCTTGTTTGATACCAGCAACTCTGATAAAAAAGGAGGGTTCAAATATAAAAAAGAAGAAAGAATTACGACCTGGTAGTATTTGGACAAAATATTCAAATGCGTGCATGAAATCCAATCGACTTAAAAGATTGAAAGTGAGTAGGGACTGTATTGATTTATGCATAAAATACATAAATATTGAAGGACTAAACATATCTTTTGATTCTTATGATTTGGATACTCTGAATCAACTTTCACTTTTAGAAAAGATCAAACCAAAGATTCTTACAAAACTGAAAGCAGAGTTGAAATCACTCCTCAAATGATTCTTCTTCCAATTCCTTGTATTCTTTTTTTGTAGGGTTTCCTACTGGATCCTCTTCACTTGGTTCCTCTTCAAGAAGATAATAAAAATCACTCTTTGTTGTTGACCCCTCCAACTCCATTACTATCAATTGCGTTTTTTAGTAGGACTCCAGCGGGGCTATCTGGTTCCCACTCTGCCCATGTGTCAAAACATTCATTAATTTCAATGAATGTCTTGTCATCTCCGGTGTATCTGGTGAATCCCAACTCAATGGAGTCCAACTCTGAAGAGTCCAACTCTGAAGAGTTGTCATCAGACACAAGTTCTGGGAGAGAGTCGTCAGATTCGTCCGAGTCCTCCTCTGGAAACATTGTCCCGGTACGTGTTCCCAAAACATGTCGAGCTGCATATTTCATTCCATATTGCATATCCATTGCAGTGACTGTGTCACGTCCGGTGGCTCTGCAATAATGACTTGCGATGATGACTGCACTTTCAAGAACCGGTTGGATGATGTTTGTGGCTGACTCAATGAGTCGTTCCTCCATTTATTAAAAGGAGTTTCAAGTTTTTAAGGCATTGATGTAGTATAATTACTTATACTGTTAGGAACTGGTGCATTTATAATTGACGAATTTGTGAAGTTGGTGTTATATTTTTCAGGTACCACCATCCACATTTGAAAAAGATTATTGTTTGGATATACTTGAGTGGGTATAATACCTCTTATGTACCCACTCCCATAATTACTTGTATTTAAGAGTTCTCCTCGTGCATACGGTGCAATCTGTAGTACCCACAACTGAACTGAATCTGATGATATAAATCCTGGTGTTTGTGTATCCCATGAAACTGAAATTGTATTTGTTCCGGGAATTATAGTATATACTTGGAGATTTAGATCACTTGTATGAATTGTATTAAAAGTTGGTATACCACTACCAATAACAAAAATATCTTGTAAATATAATTCTATGTTTGTATAAACAGATCCATAATATGAATTTATTGAAATAAGATTGTTATATGTTGGTCTACCAGCAAATATATTTGGAATTGTTATAGTTCCATCACTATTAACTCCTGAATATGTATTTGTTACTGTATCTAGACCGTGTAAACTATAAATTTGAGAAACAATAGTTATAGTAACTGGTGTACTAGAAGAAACATTCGTTGATAACCAATTTATTTGTATAGTTGAATATTTTATAGTAATACTTTTTACATAAATTCCTGTATTTCCATTTGTATAATAATAATCATGATATGTCTGATTATTACCAGAAAACCCATCAACTGTACTCGTACCACCATTCACTGAGCTTGTTAAATTCGAAACATCTAAATATGTTATTGCGTCTAATGTAATATAATCATTGTAATTTTGATAATTTGGATCGCCTTTAACACTGAGTGCCACCTCATAATCTGTATTTGATTGTAATCCATTTATGGTTGATGTAAGGGCACCACATGTGGTTGTTAAACTATTAACCCAAGAATAATTGCCAGATGATAATAAAACTTGTAATGGAGTTCCAGTTTGAAATCCATTATTTTGCCAATTTACTGTAATTGAATTTGCAGTAGATGTTATCAAATTTGTGTATACATTTGCAGTTGATGGTAATATTATGATTACAGAATCTGGATATTTTTGACCAGTAAATTTACCAGGAACTATAAATTGCAACCCGAGACCACTTGTGTATGGATGAAATGGATTATATAAAGTCATTGTTAAGGACCCACATGTTGTCTCTGCTAAAAAATTTGAATAATTATTTGAGTTTGACCAAACTTGTAAAGTGTCTCCAAATAGTAAATTTGCAATTGTCCATTGAAGAGTTATATAATATCCTTGGGCCAAAGCACTAGTAAGAGTGACCAAAGTTGCGTTATTTGATGGTACAGTTACTGATGAATATATTGTATGCTTATCATTATAGTCCCCGTAAACCGGATCGTTATAAACTTGTAATGAAAGATACAAACTTGGACTCGGTGCAATCTGATTGAGCTGTGAAGCTGTTACTGATGCAGATACTGCACTACCCCCATTTTGAATTAATACAATCTGTGAATTTATTGAAGAAATACCAGATATTCCGACGTACCCAGTATTGCTATATGATGTTCCAATTGTGTATGGAACACCCATATTATATTCACAAACATTTAATAAAATAGTATTACTATAGTTTATACTGTACCAACCTACATATAAAACTTGTGAAGGAATGTAGAAATTTGCATAATTTATGCCGAATGAACCGGCACTTCCGAAACCAGGATCTCGAGAAGCCAAAAATTGAGATCCTGTAAATTTACCAGGAACTATAAATTGTAAATTTCCAGCTCCAGAATAAAATGCTGGAACTGTCACTGTAAAAGAAAATGGTAAAGTTGTTCCAACTGTAGTTTGTGCCAAATATGCTGAATACGTATTAAGATCACCCCATATTTGGAGAGTATCACCTGGTAAAATGCCATTTCCGTATGTCCAAGATATATTAATAGTTTGATTTCCAGAACTGTTTTTATTGTATCCAGATACAGATGATGGTAAAACAAAAGCAGTACTAGGACCTCCAGATGGGTTCACAGGTGATAAATTAATCATATTTATACTACCTGCACTTATGATGGAAGTAGTTGGATATTGTGTCCAAGTGGTACCATCTAAACTTGTCCATGCAATTACTGAAGTATTTGGAGAAAACCCTGTACTTGTCCAATAAGGTGTTGCACTATTGTAAGCTGGAACTATAGTTGTAATATTAAAAGATGATTGTGAAAAATCTACAGTGGTGCTCATCCTATATATAACAAAGCAATATCATTTAGGGTCCCTGGTGCAATTATCTGCCAAAGATAAGGAGTTGTATACGTTTTACTAAATTGTAAAATGTTATTTGTTAAAGTCCCTGAAGCAATTGGATACAAGCTAATAAAATCTGCACTTACTATATTCACAGTTACAGTTCCGGAAACTGTCCCGCCTATGAAAACCCCATTCACTGATATACCCGATGGTGCTTTAATAAGGATGTAGTCACTGGAGCCTCCGGTCCAACTTGGTGCACAATTGAATCCTTTGATTAAATTGTTCGTCTGGGACGGAACCGTTGAAGAAATTGTATAAGTCCCGGAACCATACTGGTATCCTGTAAAGGTTAGTACATTTGACGACATTGATGCAGGTGGATACCTTATCGGGTTTAAGGGACCAGAAAATACGGAAGGATCAAAGTACATTGGTCTCGGGTTGTAATTTTCAAGATTTATTATGTTGATACCGTCATTTGCGTAGCTAAATATGAGTCCATTTGAATCAATTGACAATATAAATGTAGTATTATTGGGAACTGTATATGTGGCATAATTCGTGACAGCAGGATCACCTGGTGTTATTATTGCAGAGGATCCACTATTGTTGTACCCATATACAAAATACGTGTGATTTTGTGGATTTTCTAAAATTCCTGTAACTGTTAAATTTCCTGTTCCATATTGACCCAAAGTTGTTAACGTACTTGTACCTATCAAAAATCTAGAATTTGACCCCAGAGTATAATTAGAAAGAATATTTCCAGCCTCGATAACAATGAAATTGCTGCACGAGTCGAGTGTAAATATATAATTCAGAGGTGGGGTCCCATAAAATTTTATTGTTGGATTTGATGAACAGACGAGTTTTCCATTAGAATCAATATAAAATGAAAGTGTTCCATCGTTGTAGTAATATTTTATGAACGCGATACCTTTTGAAAATTGAAACACATACGTCACAGTTGAACTTAAAAACTGTACGTAGTCACTCGAATTGCAAAATTTATTTGGAGTCAAATTCCCAAAGGAACCAAAATTATTGGAAAATGTGTAACCAGTTGTTAGATTTAAAAGTACACAATTTGGACTTGAGTAATAAGATGCCCATACATTTGAATTATCAAAATAGAGAGCCGCGGGTGCCCCCACAGTAACACTTGACTTTATTGTGTATGTGCCTCTTTGAAGAGTCACAATTTGAGTAGAAGTTGATACAACCGGATTTCCATAAAGGTCGAGTACCATATCAAAAGATGTACCTGTTAAAGAAGGACTGAATGTTCCATTTCTTTGATCAATAATCGAACCATTTGATAATAAAATTATAACTGTGTTGAGTTGCGGATCATTCAAAACTTTTAAGGGTACCGCAGAATTAAAAGAAAATTGTAGTAAAAATGGATTGCATGAAGATTGGTACATATTACAAGTGACATTTGAGTATCCAGGACTTGAGAGGACCATGTTTTTCACCTGATTATCAATGGTACCAAGAGTTTGAGTGAGTGCCAAAGTATTTGATAAAGGAACCGGGGTCCCAAAACTCGTATTCACCTTTGCATATGTATTTATAACTTCATTATTCAGTTTTAGGGGAAGACTCGGAATTGTTGTTGTCAACTGAGAATTACTGAAGGTGTACTCTGCTGAATTGAATATAGTTACACAATTTGAATTGTAAAAATAAGCAAAATTGTGAGCCTGGGTCCAAATAGTAACTTTCACCGGGTCAACAATGGGTATCAAGGTGATTTCAAATCGTTGTTTTTCAAGTCTAGAAAAATTCATTTGTCCGGACGCCTCATGAATATTTGATGGTTCCAACGCAAAACTATAAAGGTACACTGGGACCCCTGGAATTCCTTTGTATCTCTTTAGGGGCTCTGTGTATAATAAATAAGTACCAGTCAAGTTGAACCTTTCAAAGTTGGCTCCGCAATAAAATGCAACATTTGCAATATTTGGTACCAATGTTCCCGTATTTAAATTTTCAACTGTGAAATAAATTTGGTAGACAGGTCCAACAAATGCAGTGTCCACCTTTATGCTTTTACAACTAGGATTTCCAACTACAGAAATATCCTGAACTTGCCGGATTCTTTGTAAAAACGTTGACGCGGGTGGACTTTCAATATGTGTATAATCGACAAGGAGAAAACCAGTTGTAATTTTGAATGTTGGATCTCCATTGAAAGAGACTCGAATATCAGGTTCAGAAACCATGAAAAATCCTTTTTTAATCAGGTAAAATGGAATATCAATCATGGAGAAGCTTCCATTTACGAGTGCATTTGAAGTTTCCACCTTTTCGAGAGTAAGATTCATTGCAGTGTCCACCTTTATGAAATCGCCTTTGAGTGATTCTAGAACATTTGAGTTTACAATGAAATCAATTTGATTGATGATTGATTCACCAATGGTATTATTATTGAAATTACCAGCCAATCTGATTCTTGTAACCATGTCTCCCAATTTTGGAATTTTAATAGTGTAGTCCCCTGTACCGAGGTATGTATCCTTGGGAAAGTTAATTTGTATCGTCTGTGTAGTCTTCCGTTTGAGACCAAATGTTTCCCCTGACATCACACCAGAGTTAAAGGCACCTGGTGAAGGAATTGTAGTTGAACCTGGTGAATCGTAATATTGTATATTTGGGTACTGGTTTATAAAGTACCCTGTGCTTCCAGCTTGTGGAGGTGGGATCGGACTCACATGAGGTACAGTGCTCACTGGGAATAGACTCATTACATATTACTAGGAAAATAAGAGTCCGGCAAGGCCGCTCTTTATTTGTAAAACGTTGAGGTTTTCATAATAAATGTTCGAGGTTGGAGAACTTGTCACTTGGATATCCCGAATTCTACTAAAATTGATAGGACCATCAAATACATAACAATTTCCCAAAAGAGGAACGTTCAAAAGGGAATCAAATGGGGCTACATTTGAAGAGTTTGAATCAGCCATGTGTTCCCCGTTGAACGTAAGATTTTGAAAGGTTCCGGATGAAAATATTTTTGTACATGGACCCTTTGGATCTTGACTGGTGACACTTGGTACAACCATTGAGTAAAAAGTATTTGGAGATGCATCTTTCAATTTTACATATGTTACCAGAGTCGAAAGAGCCATTCCTGGAATCGGGATACCAATATCCACCCGAAGTTGAACATCTTGATTTCCTAATGCGTGTATTGGTATCATTTTTAGCAAACCAGTATCTATAAAAAATGTGCGTGCAATTGGAACAACGATTGTTCCATCACCTTCTATGAGCTTTAAAATCGGTCTATTTTTGTATGTATTTGAAATTTCCTTTTTGAATTCTAAAAATTCTTGAGGAAAATATTGGATAAGTTGATTGCCAATGTAAAGACTCATTGAGTTTATTATATTTTGCCAAGAGGGATACTTGTATGTGTTTGTATTTGGAATTGCAACATCATACCCTTGGATAAAACCAGATTGTCTAAGAGTCAAAGTACTTGTGAGGGTACTGGAACCCACAAAATAATAAAAATTACTTGGTAAAATATTCAAATCTTTGTAATCATAACCAAAATAATTCGCCACATCTATTGAATCAAATACAGTAGTTATTGCATCTGTATTAAATGGAAATGTAATATAATTTTGAACGACAGCTGGAATACCAATTATGTTATTATAAGTATTGAACCCACCGAGACCAGAGCCAAGTGCACCATTCGTCAAGTCACCCATGATGGAGTTACCAAATAAAGTCACAGTACCAAAACTAAAAATTGGATATGAAGCAACATAAGTATAGTGGGTTGGTGGATACGCGTAAAGGTTATATATATCATACTCCACAACTAAACCACCTGAAATAAAATTTACAGTTGTTAAATTATTGTAGACACTTGAAAATCCCACAGAAATAGTTGCATTAAAAAACTTGTGAGAACTATTTACATAAGTAGTATTACCATTAGAGAAATTGTTCAAACCAATATTTCCAGTGACCCATGCCGATAACATATTTGTATCAGTTATTACAGAGTATCCGTTTCCAGTCATAAGCTTAACGGGCCACGTGGGACTTGATGTTTCGTAAGAAACTGCACTGAATCCAAAAATGGAACTCGAAAAACTTCCTCTGCCAAGTTGGCCATTTGAATTGTTCCCGGATGAATACACAATAGAAGAGGTGGACACAAAAGTAAAATCAGGACCACATGATATACTTGTTATACCAGGTGGAAATCCAGAATCGGTCAAGTAAACAAATGATGAGTAAACTGTTGTGTCACTTCCAAGTTCCCCGTAGACATTGGTTCCAGTCTTGGCAACTTGACCACCACTCACCAAAATAAGTGTTGCATAATTTGTGCACTGTATATCCAAAAAGGATCCGGTTGCCACTGGTACGAATGAGGTTACAGGTGAATTTTGACCAGCAATTCCATTTCCTAATTGGCCCTTTGAGTTGTCACCACAGGTCCAAATAGTTCCAGCTGAATCAAGTACGGCGGTGTGCGACTTTCCACATGCAATTTTTGCCACCGGGATGTTAAATGGAGGAAAATAACTAATCATGGCGGTGACATTTGATGTGTCCCCCGTTCCTAATTGTCCATTCGAATTGTTACCGGCGACAAATATATAGTTGGAATCACTCACCGTAAATAGTGAAAAGTCAGGACCTGCAGCCACATTGGATACGTAAGGCAACACTTGGTTCTGAAAAAGATTCACTTGATTCACATCAAAATTTGAAGGTGTTATTTTTAAAATTTTAGAAAAGATATTATTCTGAGGGGTATAACCATAAAAACTGACGTATCCAGGAGGAGGCGTTCCACTAAATGTCCAAAAATTATCATTGGTATTTACAAGGCCAGGTAAAGTCATTTTGATAGTGATGTCCGTGATGTAATCTCCCTTGTATGGAATTGTACAAATCCGAAAGTCCCCAGTGTCAAATGGTAAGAGGTATGTTTCTACGTGGTTAGGTTGATCAAGTGTCACAGTTGGGTAAAAAAGAGAAACTTCTGGATTTTCTGTAAGATATGCATCTTGAAGTCCTGTAGTAGATCCGTAGACACTCGTCATGTTCCTGATAGTATGTGAGTTTTTATTCCATTATTAAAAACTCGAATAACAATAGTATGAATTTACAATTGAGACGTTTCGATCCGACAAAGATTGGTTCAGATAAGGTTTGTGTTGTTATTGGGAAGAGAGGAACTGGAAAATCTACTTTGGTTACCGATTTATTGTATCATAAACGAAACATACCAGTTGGTGTTGTCATGTCAGCAACCGAAGAGGGGAATCATTACTACAAACAGTTTGTACCAGATCTTTTTATATACGGAGACTACAGCAAAGAAACAATTGAAAAGGTAATAGCGAGACAAAAAAAGCTAGTTGCAATCAACAAGACGGAGCCAGCATTTATACTTTTGGATGATTGTATGTACAATAAGGCATTCATGAAGGATACTTGCATTCGACAATGTTTCATGAACGGTCGTCACTGGAAGATTTTCTTTTTGTTAACCATGCAATACTGTATGGATCTGAGTCCAGATCTGCGAGCAAATGTGGATTATGTATTTGTGCTCCGTGAAAATGTTATTCAGAATAGAGAAAGACTCTACAAGTCTTTCTTTGGAGTCTTTCCCTCTTTTGACTTGTTCAACAAGGTTATGAGTGCATGCACAGAAAATTACGAGTGCCTTGTTCTTGACAATACGAGTAAATCAAATAAATTAGAAGATTGTGTATTTTATTACAAGGCTCCAATCCGAAAAGGGTTTCGGATTGGATCAGAGGCGATGTGGAAATATCATCAGAATCATTATAGACCAAATGCTATGGTGAATCCAAATCTGACCAAAAAGACAAACGTAGTAAATGTTATAAAGAAATGAAAAGTCTTTTTATAAATGGAAAAAATCACCATTGTGACTCCGTGTTCACGAATTGAAAATTTAGCAACAGTTAAAGAGTCTATCAATTTTGATAAGATTAATGCGTGGTACATTGTGTACGATTGTAGAAAAGTTTCTTTTAAAAAACATTTTGAAGGGGATCCGAAAATAATAGAACTTGCATGTACCGATGATGGATGCGCAGGTCACCCAAACCGAAATGTGGCACTCGATGTAATAAAGGAGGGTCTGGTTTATTTTTTGGATGACGATAATCTCATTCATCCAGATTTTTGGAACACCGAATTTAAATTGGGAAAAGTTTATACATTTAATCAACTTAGAAATAAGAGAAATGGTGAAATATTATTTGGGTCAAACCCACAACCTGGTTCGATAGATATGGCCCAATGTGTATTTGATGTGAGCTTACTCAAGGGTCAAAAATTCAAAGCTGATGCATATGACGCGGATGGAATTCTCATAAAAGAATTGTGTGCGGAAAAGTCCAATTGGGAATTTATCAATAAAGTTCTCTGTTATTACAATTTCCTAGTAAAGTTGAAGGTTGAAATTCATGTGGCTTTTCATGTAAAGTCGACAGAGCGTTTCTGGATACTCAAAGAAGCTCTGTCTTATTTTGATGAATGGAAAGATGACTTTGACGTTAAAATTATAATTCACTCAAATGAAAGGTGTCCAGGACACGTTTCGGAGGAATGGATCTATTATGAAAAGTTGAGTCATCCTTATGAACTTACTTGGAAATGTATGGAGTATATAGACAAGGGACCTCGGCCTCCACGGGCCGATTATTACATTTATATGGAGGATGATACTGGTATCCCAAAAAATACCTTTGAATATTGGCTCCGGTACCCACATCCCTCACTGGGAATAATTCGTAAAACAAAATCGGGACATTGTAACGATATTTTAGACCCCGATTCATTTGTACGTGACGGGTCAGGCAATTTTGTGTATAAAATGGGTCCAATTTACAAGGCGTGTTGGTTCAATACAAAGGTGCAAATGGAGGAGTACCTCAAAGAATTTAAAAATACAGTTATCCATGAAATTCATTCCAATATAAATTGGTCAAGAGAAAGAGCCGCCTTTGGAAATACGTTCAGATATCATTCAGTTATTCCCAAAAATGAAATTGAAAACTGTACCGTAATTCATTTGGATGAAACTAAAATCATGGGCCCACTTGTTACTGATTTCTTTCGTGTGAAGTGAACATCTTCAGCAGTCTCCAAGAGTTTTGAAAAAATGGATTGCATCTGGGAAACGTTACCAAATGAACTTTCTGAAAAGATTTGTAATACATTGATCAAGGTGAGGAAAATTGACGGGAATCTAAAGAGAGAGATTGAACAAGAACAATGGAAACTTAATAAATTTTATTGGGACTGGACTAGACATCTTGCATTTATCCCGGGTTGGATGCCTTCTCAAGGATGGGTTCATGTTTACATCGCACTTGTAAATTGGCTTAAAGGAACCTCCGCAAAATTACACGTGTGTTCTCAGTTTAAAGATGAATTGATTTGTAGAGAAATTTGGGCACTCTTGTCACCTGAAAATAGGGATGATTTTTTGAGAGATGTGTACAAGGACAATTCTAAGAATTGAACAATTCATAGAATTGAACAATTAAAAATTGGACAACTTTCAAACAAAGATGAAGGGAACTCACCAGAGCCATCTTTGTTTGAAGGTTTGTAACAAGTGCAAGAAGAATATTCGTTGGTATTATGGTTTATTGATTGATGAAAACATTTTTCAAATTGAACTTGATGTTGGGGATGAGTTTCATTTTATGAGGGTCCATGATCGAGAAGTCAGATGGGCTAAAAATCAAGCAAGGCTTCATTATGCTGCTGTGAAGATCCAAAGACGATGGAGAAATGCAACTGCAAATCCCAAATTTTTACTCTGCCGCCGGCGTCTCATCACCCTCTGCGATTGTTAGAGTCTCCTTGGCGCGACGATCAATCTCATCTTGGACCTTCTTGTCTGCCATCTTGACAAGATCTGCAATCGACATGTCTGGAAACTCCTTACGAAGCTCCTCGACAATGTCTGCTGGGTGGGGGATTGGCGGAACATCTGGCTTGCTGTAGTACTTGGAATTCTCATCACCGGGCTCAATGTAAGGTGTGTCGGACCCCTCAAGTGGCTTTGCGAGCATGTCACGCTTGCGCTTCTCAAACATTGCCGCAGCCATCTGCTGATTCTCGCGATACTTTGTCATAATCTCATCAAGCTTCTCCTCTGCATAATGAACATTATCAATATTTTCACGGTCAGGTGGGACCAGCAACCACTTGTACATGTCAACTACATAAATATCAAATGTTGCATCATCACGCTGAAGACGTTTTGCGTGAATTTCCGCCTCATCACGAGTAGAGAAAGTTCCACGAATCTTGATTCCAAACTTGTCAGTCTTTTGGGGGCAATCTGGACCGACGATAGAAAGGCATGCGAAGAGCTGACCCGGCACAGTAATGTAATCAGTTGTGAGTGCGTTACTCATTTAATTTAGTAACTATCAAAATCTTTAACTAAATGTTATTCCATTCATTGTTATTGATGGTGGATTTGCAGTGTATTTAGCACCAGTTCCGGAATTTCCGATTACCGTATTGGCCAATATATAGTTGACATTTGTGCTTGTTGGTGCAACTGGGCTTGTAGAAGAATTTCCATTTAATATTGGCGTAAGGGCAGCTGATCTTCCGGCGTTTATTGAATATGAAAATGAATTATTTCCCGTGTCCACAAATGCGTATACATTTACTATATTATTTTGATTGGATATTGCAATCCCAGTTGTACCTGGATCAAAGTAAAGTTTATACACATTATCATTTCCAACACTGCTCAAATAATTTGTTGAAAAATTTGTTAGATTAAATAGAATATTTCCAAGCCCAAAAGATGTTGGGAAGGAACTCGATGAGGGGCTGGGGCTCGGTGAGGGGCTGGGACTCGGTTTTGGTGAGGGACTGGGACTGGGACTGGGGCTTGTTCGTGGACTCACTGGTGGACTGGGACTAAATAAGGGACTTGGACTTGGTGAGGGACTTGGGCTGAACAATGGACTTGGACTTGGTGAGGGACTTGGGCTCGTTCTTGGACTTACTGGTGGACTTGGGCTGAACAATGGACTTGGACTTGGTGAGGGACTTGGGCTGAACAATGGACTTGGACTTGGTGAGGGACTTGGGCTGAACAATGGACTTGGACTTACTGGTGGACTTGGACTAAATAGAGTACTAGGGCTTGGGGAGGGGCTTGGACTAAATAATGGGCTTGGACTCGGTGAGGGACTTGGTGAGGGACTTGGTGAGGGACCTTTTATTCTTATAATAAGGATTCCAGAACCACCTGCACCAGGTTGACCCCCAACTGGAGTACCAGCTGCACCTCCGCCTCCAGTATTTGCTTTTCCTGCAGAAATATTACCTGTTGAACCTCCACCTCCTAAACCACCAACTGCAACATTCTCAGAATTTGCAGTAGTTCCACCACCACCTCCTGCAAAATAATAATTTCCAGAACCATCATTTTGACCATATGTCGATATCGGTGCTCCAAACATACTTAAAAAATTATTACCATTCTTATCTTGATAAAGACCATTTCCACCAAATCCACCATCTGGTTGAGTTCCACCAGGTGCTCCAGCTCCACCCCCTCCACCAACTCCATCAGATGTAAGATAAGATCCATCATTTCCATAACCATATGAAGATGAGTCACCTCCTAATGTTTTTTGTGTACTAACTGTATTTGGAAGTGCATCCCATCCACCTTCTGAAAATTTACCACCTGAACCAGAACCACCTGAAGTTCCTGGATTACTTGATGGATAATTTACATGACCACCTCCACCACCACCCAAAGCAGTTAAGAGATTTCCAAACGTAGTATTTCCACCAGCAGTACCTGGTGCACCCGGTGCACCACCCTGTCCTATTGTAATTGTATACGATGTTCCTGATAAACTTATATTAGGTCTTAAAATAAGACCACCTGAACCCCCTCCACCGCCAGCCATTTGACCACCACCCCCTCCACCACCAACCATGAATATATCAGCAGTTACTGCTGTATTGAAAGTAATTGAACCATTCGATATGTAAGTATATACTTGATAAATTCCTTGAGTTGTGAGAACTCCTCCAATATACGAAGAAGGACTAAATAGAGTACTAGGGCTTGGGGAGGGACTGGGACTGGGGCTTGGAATTGGGTTACCTAATATCATCACAAAACCATTCCCTGTATTATAACCACCAGTTTGTCCATTGACTGTTAATGTATAAAGCGTAGCATTGTTACCTGAACTGTTTATATCATAAGATCCACCACCACCCGGACTTACGTCATTATTATCTCCACCACCGCCTGAATATCCACCTCCTCCTTTTCCACCACCACCAAAACCTCCCTGTGTATTACCTGAATTGCTAAGAGTTGAACCAGTACCTCCGTTGGTAAATGATAATGGGGCTGGTGACCCTCCACCATTACCACTGTAACCCGCCCCTCCTGGATTCCACGAAGCTCCAGTACCTCCACCATTACCACCAGATCCTCCTACTCCATAACCATTGTTTGCTGTAACTCCAGATGTACTCGTAGTTGCATTTAAGCCATTTCCACCCGGATTATTACCACCACTGGCACCTCCACCTCCACCTGCAACTAATATAGGTGTTTTATTTGCAAGAGTTACAAAAGTACCACCTCCACCCCCTCCACCGGTTTGAGCAACTGTACTAGAATTACCAGTACTTGTTCCATTCTGACCAACAAGTATATTAATAACTGTTCCTGCTGTTAAATTATATGTTGTACTTACTATAACTCCATAACCACCCATTCTGGAATTTGCATTACCACCAGCTGCCCCAGCTGCTATTATGTTATATATTCCAGTTGAAGGAACTGTCCATTGTTGTGTACCACTTCCAATAACTGTAACTTTTCCTGCTAAGTTTGTGCCTGTGTAAGCAGAATTTACTTGAGATGTGGTCGGCCCTGTTGTTCCAGTTGCACCACATGAAGTAAATAAAAGTGACATTCTTATTGTTGTAAATTAAAAAATAAACAAGACATTTAACAATGAGGAAAGTAAACAATGACATCAAAAGGGAGTTTTTGAACACCTGGGTACCAAGGGGTGCTTCTGTTCTTGATGTTGGTTGTGGGCAAGGGGGTGATCTCCATAAATGGAGAGCCATCGGAGTCACCAATTTGACTGGAATTGATCCAAATCCTTTTGCTATAGAAGAGGCAAAGAGGAGATCAAGGGGCTATGGAACCTTCAAGGTTGGAACAATTTTGGACATTCCATTCGGATCAAAGTTTGATGTCATCTGTTACAATTTTTCTATACAATACGAGGATCCAAAGAATTATAGATACCTGGCAACTCTTTTGAATCCAGGCGGAAAACTTATTGGAATCACTCCGGATAAATCACGGTTTGAGTTTGCTGCTGAAGATGGAATAGTCTTGGGGAAAATTTCAAATGGGGAGGTGTCAGTCTGGATTCCCGATACTCCATATTATGCAAATGGAGCCATAGTCGAACCGGTTCTTGATTGTGAAACATTCATTAAAAATATGAATGATTCAAACTTAAACCTGGTACTTTTTGGTGAATCATTTTCCATTTATTCAAAGTTTGTTTTTCTTCTTGGTAAAGATTAAGATGAAGTACCTTTTTGGGTTACTATTAATTACAGTAATAGTAATTATCATTTTGAATAGACCGGATAAGATGCTCACCGAATTGAAAAAGAGATATAACATCTTTTTAAATGCAGTACAGTTTCATGAAAAGTATAGTCACTTGTACCGAAACCGTTCAATAATAACGGGACTCAAGCGAAAGGAGGACACCATAGCTTACAATATAAACAAGGGGTACGAGATTTATATTGCAATAGACCCTGATAGTGATATACACTCCGCTATGTATGTATTGCTCCATGAGATTGCACATTCAACAGTAGAAGAGTATGATCACTCTCCTGGCTTTTGGGCAAACTTTAAAGAACTCAGGGAGATTGCAGTTTCTGCAAATATATATGAACCTGTACCTGGTAAGATGTATTGTGGTCAAAATATAGTTGATTCTTTGACGGCGGCTACTTCTTCATAATGTACTTCTTTGCAAAGTAAAATGCAATTGCAATGACAATTGCTGAAGCCACTGTACCATTTATACCATTAAAGTTTGGTACTACACCTGCAAGTTTTGTCTGCACTGATGTTGAGAATACAATCGCACCAACAATTGCTGCAATAACAGCCTGATACTGATCATCCGTCAGGTTGAATGGATTTGTGGATTTTTTTGGTTCGGATGTCGGAGTTGGAAGTGCAATACCAGTAATGCGCCCACTTGTTGGGTTTGAATATTGATCCATCTGTGTAGGTCCTGCTGATGCTGGTGGCATAAGATCATCAATAGATGAAGAAAACTCCATCATATTCATTTGATGTAAGTCCTCTTTTTTTTCCTCGGGTACCGAAGGTTCCATGTCAGCCTTTCTTTCTTGAATCAAGAGACCTACGTCTGATGATCCAAAATCTAAATTCTCCATTTGCTTCTACAATGTTTAAAGACTTTAAATATTGTATAATATTAATGGATCCAAATGTTTGGGGACCCCCAGCCTGGGAGTTTATTTTTTCAGTAATCGATACAATGCCTGATGGTGATCCACCTGATGGATACTTGGCATTTTTTCATTCATTTATAGATGTTTTACCATGTGCTGTATGTAGAAAACATTACAGAAAGCACATCATGGCAAACCCAATTCCTATAAAATCAAGACGGTTGACCCGAAAGTACTTTGAGGATCTGCGTCTTGAAATTGCCGTTAGAAAAGGAAAATGGCCCCGTAAAAAGTTTCTAGGGATTTTTTAGAGTATTAATAAGAACTATAGTAGCAGCTGCAGATGATACATATTTAACAGTCGACTTCAAAATGTCCAGCCAAGTAGGTCGAGGAAACCTGAATGTCATTTCAGAAGTGTACCCTTCATTTGTTTTATGAAAGTTCATTTCACCGACAAGTTCTTTGGTGGTTTCATCAAACAAAACCATGCGACCCTTCATTTATATCACAGAAACTCATTGTTTTAAACTCTGTAAAGTACTTATCTTTTTCTTCTTGAGAAAAACCATCCCATCGTTTACTTTTCCCAAAAATATTTAAAGACTTGAAATTTTTGCATTTTCCACACCAAGCTTTCTCAATTCCTTCTTCAATAACATGTTCAATCTTTTTTGTCATTTTTCATTTATAATAATTTCTTCTTTAAAACATAATTCATTTAGTTTTATGATAGACCTCCCCTGAGCCTCAGTACCAGGTGAATTGTAGATTCCTTCTGAATGTTGTAATCCGCCATGGTTCGATCATCCTCAAGCTGTTTTCCAGCAAAAATGAGACGTTGCTGATCGGGTGGGCACCCGATCCCGAAGCTTTCGCAACGGGGTGGACTATACCTTAAGCCTTCATTGGGAGTACCAATCCCTCAGACCCACAACCATCTAGTCTCTGAACCTTCTCCATGCTCTGGTGACCAAATGTTAAACATTTGTATGAGTTTAGGAGCTTGGCTGCGGATTGCCCAATCTCTAATTTTTTTACCATTGGAGCCAGCAATTAACTGGGTTCCTCTTACATGTTTCCAAGTAAGAGTGGTAATAAGAGCTCTAAGGGTGTTCCCGCAATTTGATCATGTCGCCGGTTTCCCGACTAATATCTGAGTTTTCTTCATTTCCAGGATGTTCATATTTTATATGTCGCCTTCTTCCACTTGGTGAAGCATATACTTCCTTCACCCTCGTAGAATCCAGCAAACCAAATAATTTCATTCATTTGATTATCATCCTTAATTATTCAGACGGAGACTTCAACAGTTTTCCCATAAACAGAGCTCCTGATGTTTATGGCTGGATATTTTTCGGCACCCCTAGTTAATGCCCTCTTTGTCTTGAATTTTAGCCTTTACGTTTGCAATGGTATCAGAGGATTCCACCTCCAGAGTCACAGTCTTTCCAGTCAGTGTTTTGACAAATATCTGCATTTATTTATAAGAGACATTCTTTTTTAAATGTTTGTCCAAACATTTATGTTTGTCCCTTATAAATGAATAAGCTCATTGTACCTGCACTTTTGGTCCTTGTCATTCTCTTATTTTTGTCTCGTAAAAGCAATATGATTGTCGAGGATGAATCTAGATGCCTTTACAAAGGGAGAGATGCGCGTTCAGATTGTTAGATTGAAACATTTGATGCGTCCAAAAGTGCCTTCAGGCATCCTTCAATTGCACCCAGTACAATCGTATCCTGAACTCCATGAACCAATTGGTTCAGAGACATTTCAACATGTTTGAGAGCAACATCATTAATCTCAGTAGGAAAGAATGAAAAAACAGTCGTCTTTGCAGCCGCCTTGTACAAAACAATTGGATTTCTTATGGTCCTGCGAATCTTTATGCGGACAATAGTCGTTCCACAACACTGTTTCTTCATTTTCATTTAATATTAAAAAATTTATTAATTACAAGACGGATGAAGACACATCTCATGTTTTTATTTTTGGTAATCTTACTTATTTTTTTGATTCCATTTGGAAAGTCACAATATTATGATGATGATGAAGGACGGATCCCAAAAATCATTCATCAGACTGCCATGTCTGATAAATCAAAATGGCATCCAGTTTGGGAAAAATGTCAAAAAACCTGGATCGAAAATTTTCCAGATTATGAGTACAAGATGTGGACTGATGAAGATTCTGAAGAGTTTATAAAGGATGAATATCCTTGGTTTTATAAAACATATATGGGGTACGATAGAAATATAAAGAGAATTGATGCGATCAGATATTTTATACTTTATCATTATGGGGGCATCTATGCAGATATGGATTTTGAGTGTCTAAAAAATTTCGAGCACCTCTTACCGGTTGGAAAAGTGTGTGCGGCACCTGGTCCAAGTCCAGAGTTTATTGAAAAATATCAAAATGCAATGATTGCAAGTCCAAAACATCATGATTTTTGGCCTCGTGCATGGGAGTACCTTGAAGAAAACAAAGATGAAAAAAATGTAATAAAAGCCACTGGACCTCTTCTCATAAACACATTAGCTGAAAAATATCCCGAATTATTTCACCCACTTGATAAAAATTTTACAGAAAAACATACGATTTTTCACAATCCTTTTATAAAATTGGATGACCGAGGGGAGATTACTGAAGATACTTATGTAAAACATTACGAATCTGGGACATGGGGTCGTGGATTTTCAGAGGAAGGTGCTATAATGTCAATTGGTTTTCTTCAATAAGTTTTACATTGGTTATAATTTCGAGATCTTCCTTTGTGATTTTTCTTAAATCACAACCAAGTATCAGAGGGGATCTGAGACGACACCACATTTCAAAGTGATATCGGGCCAAATCACCAGATACTCCCGGATTTCCAATTTCGAGCATATCCAGATCATTCCAGGCATTTGGTCTATTGTAACTTTTGAGTTTTTCACCGGCTCTAACTATGCTCCGTATACTATTTTCATTTGGTTTGATATCAAAAGTTATTCTCCAAGTATGTGCAATATGGGGACCCCATTTCCAGGGTTCACCAAATCCCCAATTGCAGAGACTTATAACCATTGGTCGTTTCGTATCCTGAATAGCTTTTGATAAGTTATAATAGATCCTCTTATAATTCCAAAAGGGCCACCAGACGTGTTTGAAAGTGCACCAATCAATCTTTACATAGTCAACCCCCCACTCTGCAAATTTTTCCATATCCTGTTTTTCGTGACCATAACTACCGGGGGACCCCTCACACGTTTGTCTACCAACCGATGTGTACAACCCAAATTTTAGCCCCTTTGAATGAATATAATCACCAAGTGCCTTCATTCCAGATGGAAATGTTTTTGGATTTGCCATCAAGTTCCCATTCGAATCTCTTTTGGGGGCGGCCCAACCATCATCGACGATTATGTATCTGTATCCGTATCCATCAAGACCGAGTGCCACCAGGGCGTCAATGCTATCACGAATATCATTTTCTGTGATGTCCTCTTTGAAACAATTCCAAGAATTCCAACCCATAGGTGGACTCTCTGCCAATTTTGGAATTTCAACCTTTGGGACTATATAATTTCTACGAATCGTCACTACTAAAAAAATAATTATGATGAGGACCAACACAATCATCTATTATTAAAGATTTAGATTATAATTATATTAATAAATGGCTGTCGACATCAAGTTTCCTATTTTTCCAGTTGCAATTATTGCGAGCAGTGTTTTGGTTCTTCGTAATCTGAACAAGAAGCCGGAACCGGTTCCTGAACCGGAACCACCCCGTTTCAAGTTTCCATTTTTCTTCAATAAGGATGAGTGACCGCGTATTTGTATTTTGGAAGCACCGGTGTCACCGATGTAAAGTTCCTTTGAACTTTGATATTTTTGGACCTGTGGAAAAGGTTGATTATGTGGAAGATTGGGTTGAAAGAACAACACGTAATCCATTTCTTCTAAATCAAGTATTTCTAAAAAAAATCGATGGAAAAATGAGGAGGGTTTGCATCGATTGTTTTGAGTATTTATTCCACGTAAAAAAATTAAGTTTCTTCATTATTCGAGATAGAGAACTTGGGGTACGTAAAACTGAACCCTCTGAAAAAAGAACCGCATTCACTGATTATTCTTTTGATTTTTGGATGAAATCAATGATACATTGTTATAAAGTTGGATTGTGAAGTGAACAGGTTCAATCTTAAAAAAAACAGTTGGTAAAAAATGGACATTCCTAAGGATGAGGAGGAGTACTTTATCCAGCCCGAGGACGAGGACGAGGACGACTTTTACGAGGACCCCGAGGACGAGTAGACTTTTTAGACTTCGTTTTGATTAGAAACTTTTTAAGAATAGGATCTTTCATCTTGTTGTTTGTTGTCGGCCCCAATGCACACCCGCACCCCATTTTTATTATTATCCAATAATAAAAAATGGAACCTCTGATTAAAAAATATGAGTTGTCAAAATTAAACGAAACTATAATACGTAAAAAAGGTTACAGGTTCTCTGTAAATTTGAAAGATGCACGAAAAGCGGTTCGAAGGGCGGCGCAGGATATAGCAGATTTTTCATCAGTGGTTCTCAATCGAAAAAATTCTAAAATTGCAAGTAAAATAGATCCTATAATCTCAAAGTATAGAATACAGACTTTTTTACTTTCATTACATGTAACTCATTTTCGAGAAGGGAATTCAACACGCTCTTTAAGCGCGGATGAAACGAATAATATTTTAAAGTTCTTTAAGTAAGATGAACCGTATCATAAACAATATTTACGTTGGGGATCACACAAGTCCCGGTCTTGACCCAGTTGCTTCCTTTGACCTCATAGTAAATTGCACCAAAGACCTTCCGACAAATTCGAGAGGCATCAGGGAGATTCGGGTTCCGGTGGATGATGCTGAATTTGAAAATGACGCAATGTTTGGGTATCTACCGGGTGTCACAAATGAGATTCAAAAGGTTTGGTCGAATGGGGGCACCATTCTCATCCACTGTTTTGCCGGTATTTCTCGAAGCGCATCAGTGTGCGCTGCGTACCTCATGAGATACCAAGGGTTCATGTCCGTTCAAGAAACTGTGAGATTTATGAAGACAAAGAGACCGATAGTTTTTGGGAATGCAAATTTCAGATTTGCGCTCGAAAAATTTAATAATATCTATCATTAAAATGAACCCCATAGAACAGCACACCGCTCGTCTGCAAAAAATGTCAACAATACGGGAAAAAACTTACGTAACGCGGCTAATGCTATAAGAAACATAATGACTATTACACTGCGTGAGACCCGTGGCAGAAGAACAGTTCACAGCCGCGCTGAAAAACAGAGAATGCAAAGATATTTAATAGCAAAAAAACAGCACAATAAGGCGAAAGAATTATATAAAGCATTTAAACGTCACGTAAGTAATAAATAAATGGGGTCCGGATTATCTTATGAGTACCCCTTCGGGACCATAATGTCCTTTAACCCTCTTTATGATGATTTTTGTCATCCTGAAAAGGTTGAAATAGAAAGAGATGAGGAGGTTGTGGTTCTCCGAACTCTGGAGAGTCCCTATAAAACTTTACAACTTGATACTGATACTGGAATTATGATATTTGGAAATGAACACGTCGGGTATCAATTAGATACCTTTGATATGAAATTTCTTGCCAAGACCAAGAATTAAAAGTGCGTAAAATAGATACAAAGATGATAATAAATAAGCCCATGTTACACAGTGTCCATGAATGTTACAATTTACATTGTACGCAGCTCCAAATAGCACTGCGGTGACTACCAGCCCAGCTGCTGGTCTCTTAGTGTGGTATCCCACAGCAATTCCAGCTACGATACCCGCAATGACTGTTATTAAAGATGGTATCGATATTTTCAGTTTTCCAATTTTCACGTCACTCATTTAAAAATAACAAACATTATTTATTCAATGGACTATCAGACGACTGTGCACAGTCGGACCATGTTCAATGCTATCATCGTCACTCTTCAAAAGGTTACTGATATGAACCTTTCCGATGATGACAGGATTATCCTCAATCGAGAACTTACAAAGTGTCTCAACAAGTCTCGCAAGAAGCAGAATGAAAAGATTGGAAATGTAAATTATGGAAGACGGTACACTCCAGAGGAAGATCTCCAGATTATACACTGTTTGAATAACCGTCAAAGTCTTTGGGACTTGCGTGTGAATCTTGGACGCAGTGAGACTGGATTCAAGGAGCATGTGCAGAAGATTATCTTTGAGAATTTTGAATTGGATACAGATTTGCCAATCAATTTTGATTATATTTTACCAAGGCACATTCATTAGATAAAAAAATTTAGTAATTAATAAATGAGTAATTTGAACACAATACGGAGAAGAGTAACTTCACAAGGTATGTTTAGTACATGTGCTTTCCATTCGGTTTTAAATGCGTTTGTGATTACACCAGGTGGTAGGAAATTATTTGAGTATGCTTTACGTAAATATATAAATAACCTAAGCCAGGTGAATAGAAACAATTTTAATAATCCAGCTATGGTGTATACAAACCGAGAAGTTTTCTTTTGGAAGGCGGTTTCTTTGTTACTCTCTGATTCCCAGCTCAATACAAGATTGTGCTCACTTAATTTGGCTCGAACCTTTGCTCCTAATTTAAGAGGTAATCAACATACATCAGTATTCCAAATAGTAAGGAATCTTTTCAACGCGTCACCTTCTTTAAAAGGTATAACAGAAATAGAATATAATGGTCTTGCAACCAATAACCGAGTTCCACCGTTACGAAAATGCATGTCAGTAAAAATATTTACAAGTACTTATAATGCCACCAGTGCTGAAAAAAGTATAGATAATGACAGGTTCTTTTTAGATCATGCATTCATAAATATCGGTGGACCTAATGCCGTTTCACATTTTGTAACCGGTATCATATATAACAGAGTACAATATATTGTAGATTCGTCTACACAAAGTGTAACGCAGTGCGATTGGGCAAATTATTTGCCAGAAGTTTTATCAATTCCATTTATTGCAAATCATAGATATTCAACAGTAGCATATGCGGGTTTGGTTTACATAAAAAGAGATTTGAATTATACATCGGTTGAACATGCAATTAATTATGTAACAAGACCGGGGAGAGCGCGTTCCAATGCAAATTCCAATGTAAGAACAAATACCGCAACATCTATGAATACAAACACAACGTCAAGAAGAACTTTGTCAAGAACATTATCGAATGCAAGATCTAGAAACTTGACAAGGCGCGTTGCAACTCTTGGTCTAAGAAGAAACACCAGAGTTCGAACTCCTTCACCAAGAAAACCAGCCAAGAAAAGAAAAGTTTCAGAGCGCGCTTAAAAAAATATAAAGTAATAATAAAATGGCATATGAACTTGGGAATATCGGAAAATGGATGAACCAACGCAATGCGAACAGGGAAGCTTACAAAAAAACACACGCTGGTCAGAGATTAGAAAAACGCAAATCTCAGTCTAAAGGCCGCACGGGCAAGAAAATGTCAGAGGCGCGCCGTTCAGCTGCAATGACTGCAAGCAAAAATAGACGTAAAGCTGCTATGAATGCCGTCAGAAGAGTTCCACCACCGGTTCGTACTATGGTTAGAAACATAGTAGCAAGAGCAGTAGAAAGAGAGAATGCAAGACTGGCAGCTCCAACCATTGCTGAATTATCAAGAAATAATTATGCACTTGCACATACGATTTTCGGAAATAATCCCTTGACACGCGCGCAGTTAAGAGAGCTTGCTTGGATGCGCAGATTAGCTGGTAACGCGAGATACGGTGGTAGAAGAATACCAAATACACGTTTATAAATTAAAGAAACGTGAACAGGTTCAAGAAACTCTTTAATACCCAACTACTTTGTAGTTGTTTAAATGTCTCGGATCAAAATCAAGCCCAGGCTAAAAATCACTCTGGAACACACAAAAAACTTTGCGAATTATACACCAGGAATTTATCTTATTTCGAGGCGTATAAAAGGCCAGATGCAAGTAAAAATAGGTCAAACCGGCAATCTCAAGCAAAGAATAAGAACTTATGGTTCGGATGAAGTTTTTAGAATTTGGTCTTTCAAAACGCCTATTCATCTTAAACTTGAAGGGAAAATCAAGTTTAAGTTGAGTGAAATTTACCGGCGGATTGAGGGGACTGTCGAATCTTTCGATGCGGATTTTGATGACGCTCTGGAGATTGTGAGGTATGTTATCTCTCAAACTCCGGTTCCCGTGGTTCCAGTGGTTCCAGTGGTTCCAGTGGTTCCAGTGGTTCCAGTGGTCAACAATAAACGCAAGAATGTAGATAGCATAGATGAACCGCCTTCAAAGAGGCTTAAATATTCGATTCGTTGATATTTTAAAAATGTGTTCCTCCAACTCAAATGAGTTGTCGTTCCGTCTTGACTTTTTTGAAAATTGTACCGCTGATGTTTATTACAATGAAAAATACATGGGAAATATTTACGAGAGGATTGAGAGGAAGAATGATATAACACCATCCTTTTCAAAAGATGGGTCCCTAAGAAATGTTTGGGTAAAAGGGGGCGGAAACAATTATGAAAGTCCAATTCGTAATTTTCCACCCCATTTTGGAATTCAGGATCAGATCCAGATCACGGCTAAAAATAGCCGGCAAGATTCTGTGGATGTCGCAATGCAATTAAACAATATGTTCTATTAATAAATAATGAACTGGTTTGAGCCCCCGGAGTCCAACTCTGGAACGACTACAGGTAGTCAGTTGTCCAAAGACGCGTCCTTCCCACGTCGACGCGCAACACTTGGTCTTGAAGAAGAAGACTGGGCACCACTTTCAATTGCAAATCTTGATAAACTTTCGAGGATAAGTGAACGGGCCTCATTCGAACTTTTAGAAGTAATCTTCAAAGAAGATGGTAAATACATTTGTAACTTCCCCCGATTTGATCAAAAACGCAAAAGCGCTTGATTATCGCAGACTTGGTAAACAACGTGTAGAAGCTTATCAAATATGGAGAACTCTCAAGGGATATTCTCACGGCTGGAAAAATCACCCAGCTGTGAAAATGTGGAGGGGATACGATTGTTTCTTGGCAATGTACTGTAATGCTTGTATAGACGAATGGATTCTTCGTGGGTACAAGAATACTATGGTGAAACTACCACATTGTGGTAATCCAAAGAAGCCAGATTGGTGGGGGCGCGAGGATGTATTCAAGTCCCATCAAGCTTCTTTGAATAGGAAGAAACCAGACTTTTATCATTTTGATGTGTCACAAGAAGAGTACCCGGAGTACATTTGGCCGGTGCCAACTACAGAGTAGTTGTCCAACTACGGAGTAGTTGTTTTTTAATATCCTTAAATATTAAAAATGTTAATTCAGACACAAGGAACTTGTTATTTTTACACTGTATTGAATACAATGGCAGATACGAGAGCAGGAAGAAGACTTTTGTTGGTAAAAATGAAGGAGTTTTTATCAAAATTATCTGCATCACAAAGAGAAGTATTTTTTAATCATAATGTGTGTATAAAGTATTCTAATCTACCTTCAGTGAAACGTTTCATATTCTTTAAATTCATTTATAATTATTGGACAGGGTATACTGAGCTTAAAGGGTCCGTAAAACTTCTTCAAAATCTTAATATGAAGGATTTCAAACTTCAAGGAGGTGATTTTATAGCACCAGCTAGGAAAAGTATTTTTGGTGCAGTTGGTATTCATAAAGAATTATGGGCACCAGGTAGAAAATACAAACCAACAACAGAGTGTGTTGTACAGATTGCAGGTCAACTCGAAAATAAAAATTATCTTTTAAATACACATTTTATAGAAAATTTCATGCCAGGTGATTCAGATTTTGTACTCGACAGTGCAACTATAATTATGAACAATGGACCTGGTAAACCTGCGCATGCAATTGCGTGTGTGAGATTACCAAACAATTCATTAGAAATTGTAGATTCAGCTGGATATGGAAAAAGATACAAGTGTGACTGGACACGTCCTGAAGAAGTTGAAAAAATTTGGAAAAATCATTACAGTGGGAGATATACAGTGGGATGGAACTATACATCGATAATGTACATCAAAATAAAGAATCTCCCAGAATTTAGTCTCAGAGGACTCACTCCTAAATATTCACCATCCAATGAGAGATATTCACCAAAAAGTCCAAGATATGCATCAACGTCCCCCGCACCACATGGTAGAAACTCATTGGGGCGAAAGATTATGAAAGGACCTAGAGGTGGGCTTTATGTAATGGTGGGTGCTTCTAAAAAGTATGGGGCAAAACCTTCTCAATTGAGAAGTTCACCTTCACAGAAGTTGTCTCCAAAGAAGCCTTCTCCACGGAGAAGTCCAAGTCCCCCAAAGAAAAGTCCAAGTCCACATGGTAGAAATTCAAAAGGGCGAAAGATTTTAAAGGGACCAAGAGGCGGTCTTTATGTAATGGTTGGTGCAGTCAAAAAGTATGGGGCTAAAGCGTCTCGTTGAATCTTCTTGCTTTAAATGTAACATTAATTATTTTTGAATTTTTATTCGTTGGTTTATGCAATGTAAAAGTTCCTGGTAATACAATAACTTCCCGTTCGCCCATATTTTTAAAAGGAAATCTACCATTATTAGAATTTATTGATGGTACATGTTTACCTGTTAATCTAAGAATAAAATTACCAAATCCATTTGCAATTTTTTTATTATGTGAAAATGATGTAAATCCACGTCTTTTTATAGTAGTCGTTTTTGAATTAGAATTTAAAAAATTTTTTATAGTCTTGAAAGAATTCACATGTCTGGTTGATATACCTCTATATATTGGAGTTGCATAATTGTGGTGAGTAGCGTGAGTTTTTATTAATCTTATATTTCGATTTAACTTTTGTTTTTTCCAATTTGGTATTTCTTTATTGTATGGCATGTTTCCTAAAATTCTTGCCATATTCTTGTAATTATTTTGAGAGTAATTGAATACTGATTTTTTAGCTAAATAAGTTCTAACCAAACGTGTTAACACATCTTCTTTCATTAATATTGTAATCTAAAAAATTTGGAAACCCAGAGTTTTATAAAGTAGTCGTCTGTGGTGCATGCTCAGCAGCAATCTCATTCAGCCTGACTTCCATGGCAGAAACAATTTTTGGAATAATCACAGACTCTATCTCAGCAACAATTTTTGGAATGACAACAGTCTCCATTTCGGAAACAATCAGAGGTTCAGCGGCTGAGAAACAAGCACCCATTTTATTATACTACAACATTATAAATGAATAACAAAAAAATTGCCTTTTACACTGGACTTTCTATTGTTGTACTTTCCCATGTCTTCATCTTGATTGGTTTCAAGAATGCATTTCTTTCAGAAAATCATAGTTACATAAACTTGTTTGCTGCACTCCTCATTTATTGGGGCCGTTGCCGTTGTTCTTCTTAGGGACTTTCTTGTTTGGAGAGGGACTCACTGGTGACCCTCTGGCTCTCTTTACAGCGCGTACATAATTTGCATTTGTCTTTGGCACTCTCCCCAGAACTGTCTTTACTCTTGTCTTGTAATATTTTACAAGGTTCTGATTTGCAAGTTTGCCCAATTGAGCAGCTGTAAAAACATTTCTACCTTTTGCATTTTTTGGAAATGGAAGAACTATCTTGTTCTCTAGTCCAGAGGCTGTTTTAACATACAATTTTGTGTATGCTTCTTTATTTGTATTGTATAATTTTGCTGCATTTGGAATTGCAGCTATAACATTTTGTTGAAACTTTTGTGCATAATGATGAGTCTGAGGACTTCTACAAGATGAAATGATGAAAATTCCCTTTCTTCCTTCCAAAAGTCCTTTAATTGAATTATCATCAAATTTATTTGTGTACGGGACAACAACAGTTGGTTTTAATACACCATTACCGGTTTTGAACATTCCGCACCATTTTCGGCTCATATATGGACTGATTGCACCTACTTTCGGGGATGGAATTGTTGGACTGTACATCAAATTTACAGGAAGTTTATTACGGGGACTTGCGTCAGGTCCTGATGTGTACAGAGAAATTCCAATGTCTGCAATAAGTTCACCTGGTCCGTGAACATCGAGTCCACTCATTGTAATAAAAGAACGCGGAACTGTACTTTTTGATGGTTCCCCTCGAAGGTATCTTCTCATATCAATATCATTCCTGATCCAGTCTCTGAATGATTTGCTATATGATGGTGTATCACCTGCTCTAATACCACACCCAGTCGATGCAAGATGAATAACATATTGTCCTGGACCTAATTTGATTTTATTCTTCTCAAAATTTCCGTGACCACTGATGACATAAATGTCTGGTTTCTTTGCATGTTGTAAAGCTTTCGATACCTTCTCCAACCCAGTTTTCCGAACGCTCATTTAAAATAAAGAAATATTATAATAATGACAACGAGACAAAAAGGGGAAACGTGCTGGTTCCATTCAATACTCAATGGATTTTACATGAGTCGAAGTGCCAGAATTCTTCTGATGAAAAAGGCGAAACAATTCAAAAGTGATAAAGAGGTTCCTTTAAAGTCTTGTCCAAGAGTTGGTTCCGCAATGTTTTGGGAGTATGTGTACCGTCATGGTCAGGGTGCAAATTTCAATCAGAATAAGGTTATCAAAAATAGTGGATTGAGATCCAAAAATAACAAGACGAATTATGGAACCGGATTGGATCTTGGGCGTTTTTTGGATTTGACCTTTCCGGGTGATTATGCTTGGATCAACTCAAGAATACGCAGCACTGGTGAATTTATACACTCAAAACCTGTAAAGATGAACAAGTCACCGGTTCTTGAACCTCCTCAAATAATTGCATGTTCCTTCCCATATGCAAATCTTACTCTGGCACCCAAAGAGCTTTTGGTTCTTGGAAAAAGGTACAAGTTTAGTCACGCAATGATAAATGGTGGTTCTATTTATCAGAATAAAGGACACTCCATAGCAGTTACGAGAACAAAGTTGTATGACCCAATGAATGGATCTCTCAAAAATATAACACTTGACAACAAGACACTATACAGGTGGTATTTTAATATGTATGGAACAACTGAGACTCGGTTCCAGAATGTTTTGGTCTACTTAAAAATATAATCTATATTCAGTAGCATGAGTCATAAGAGACTTGAGTTGCTTAAAAAGATTCTTGAGATTGTTGATGATGCAAAGGAAACAATTACTGATCAGGAGTACATTGAAATTTCAAATTACTTGATGGAGCTCCACAAGAGTGAAAAGAGAATTGATGAGATTATAAGGGAACAAACTCAATTGAATTTGGGTGCAATGCTTTGGTATTTTACAACATTTGATAATGCTGCGTGAACAGGTCTGGGACCAATTCGAAGAATTGTGACGAAATGTCACAGTTGATTCTTCCTACCCGTGAGGATATGATTGTCAAAATTAAAAAGCATGAAAAGATTCCAACACTTGGAGAAGTTTTGGAGATGCGTGCACAGGCTCGTGAACAGTTGGGCATTCCATTTGAAAAACAAATTTCTAATGGACCCAGTGTGGACTCACCTCCCGTATGAGTGTTCATATATGATTTGTAATAAGCTCACTCAAGTGAGGAGTATTCCTCCTTATTTAAAAGAGGAGATTGAGACGCGTATAGGTCATCTGAAGATGTACGCCAACTCTTGGAGTTCATGGGGTGACTACCGGGACCGGTGGGAAATTACAAGGGAGGCGATTGAAAAATGGTCACAGACGCGTTTCTTTTTCGAGGGGAATCAATACTTTTCCACCGAGGAGTTGTGCATAATGTTTTGGCAGTCGTTGACCAACGAGGAGAAGGATGACTTTATCACTAAGATGAATAGAGACTCGGAGTTTGGGGATGATATTGAGAGGGAGTATGCTCACTGGGAAGAGAGGAATGAGATGTATCTAGCTAGGAGGGAGGATGCGGCCTATTAGACAACTTCTAGAAGTTAGACAACTTCTAGAAGTTGGATTTATTCCCGCGTATTATTGTAAATGTTACCTCCTAAAAAAAATTACACTCGTCGAATATCTATGAAACAACGCATGAAAAATCTTTACCCGTGGTTTGTTTTAAATCCTCATCTTGCAAAAAGTTACATTCATAGTTTAAAAGAAGGTAAAATTAGAACACTTAAATCTTTAAGGGGTAGAAATATACCACAAGGCGGTAAAATTCCAGGTGGGTCTATGAAACCGAGACCTTTAAAAAGAGGACAAAGTGTAAAATTCAGTAGACCACTCGCGACAATCATGGGACCAAAAGGTAAACCGGGACTCACTGCAATGAATAGAGCAACCATAGCAAGACATGAGAAATTAAAACATAGTAATGTTGTAGATTATGTTATACAAGGTGGATTTCGACGAGGAAATTTTAACCCAATGTCTATAAGACGTAGATTTCAGTCTTTGGTACCGAGTGAAAAAGATAGATTCAAACGAGATATTCAAACGAATTTAAGATCAAGAAAAATTCAAATGACACATTTTTTCGGAGCCGGTCCCATGAACAAGAACAATGAATCTCATTTACGTCATTTTAATAAAATGGTAAGGATTGTAAAAAATCTTGGTCTCTCTAATATCAATACATATGATGACTGGAGAAAATCAAATTTATTACCAGGTTAAGTGAACAGGTCCAACTTCTAGAAGTTGTCCAATCATATGGCCGTCTTTGTGATTGCTTTCTTGTTCACTTCGGCCCTTATTCAACTTGCTCAGTTGATATGGAACATGCTTCGATTGTTGAGATGAAATCAACCATCGGGAGTATTAAAGGTGCGATTGCGTGGTACCGGACACCAAGAACTCAACTTGTGTATAGACAAGGTGGACTTGTGGAGCAGCGTATTATTCAAATGAGCATGGAGGAGAGGTCCCAACAGCTCACTGCAGAACTCGATCTCGTCTATTTTGAATGGCGGCTGGATATATTGGCAGCAACCACCATTCAAAAGAGGTGGAGGGGGGTAAGGGATAGGATGCGGCTAGTTGACCCGCGTGATGAGATTTGTAAGAGGCGCATGGCTCTAGAGTTTAATAATCTCCGTCTTGACGTATTTTGAACCGACTCAATGAATCGTTCCTTGTTGACTTTGAGAATCGTCTCTTTTCCCTTGGTGTACACCGACTCACTGAGTCGTGGATTTGTCCCCGGAACCTTCTTCATAAAAAACTCGTAAAACTTATTCAAGATTTCACAGCGTTTTTACACAAACAAAATCTTTAGTAGTCCTCATCGTCAAAAATATTGTAATAATTTCTTTTTCGTAGGAAATCATCTTCAAATAGAATCTCTGGGATGATTATTGTCTTCTTCGAAGTCTCTTTGACCACATGAGTTTCCCGTAGTCGTTGAAGTCCGTCCCGTTTCCGGTTCTTTAGATTCCTCTGAATCTTCTTGAGGATGAGACATGGATTTGGGATCCATAGAACAGTTGGCATTTTTAAGATTAATGGTTGTCTGCTTTAAATTAACCAAAGTTTTAGGAGGTTTCTCAATAAACTTTCTATTCTTGAAATACTCGTAGCACTCTGACCACTCTTTGTTCATTATTTTTAGAGTGCTTTTATTCTTTTTCTGTTGCTCTTTGAAAAGATGTTGGATTTCTTAACCCCTTGATATACTTTACCTCCATATCGCACCAATTCCATTTTTCTTGTATTGAATTCATAAGGTTCAAAGTAAATGATGCTATCACGTTTTGTAATCTCTGTTTTTTTCATTTTTTTTATTCTGGTTAAATTTCTATAATTATTGAGAGCACGGGTCTGATTTCTTGGTACACTAACAAATTGACCCGCTGGTAATCTGAAATGAGCCATCTCTTTCCAATTCATACCTTCTTGCCTTCCACCATAATGACCAAAGTATTTGTTTGCAATTTTTCCTGTTTTCAAAGAACCGGTTCTCAAACGAGTGAGTGCACTTTTAGCTTGTTCCTGTTTTCTTTTCAGAGCCTTTATTTTATTTGTTAAATTTTTTCTAGAATTGATTACAGTCTTCAATGCTTTACTGGTGGCTCGAAGTTTAACCAGATTCGCTGCATTTACTTTATTGAGGAGCGCGTTTGAATTCATTTATAATTAAAGAGCTTTTATTTTCCTTCTGTTGCTCTTTGAAAAGATGTTTGATAATTTTACACCATAATGTAAACTGAAACCACCTCCTCCAGGGTTATAAGACACTTCACTTCGTCTCTTATTAAATACAAAGCTTCTTCCTCTATTCGGAACCTCAAAATAAATACGATTACCATTTTTTCTTAAATTTGTCTTTTTGTCCCTTTTCATACGTAGTGCTGCTAGATGAGCACCTCTTGCATGAAATATTTGACCATGCACTGGTATGTTTATATTTTGACCAGCTGGCATCTTATAAACCTGAACATGTGTAGGATAACCCCCATTTGGATTTGGTCTTCCATTATATCCTTGAAAATACTTGGCTGCAATTTTCCCAATTCTAAAATCTTTATGTTTCATTCCAATCGGTCTAAAATTTGCGTTTTGAGGACGATCCATTAAAGTTCTGAGTTGTGTTTGACGTTGTTTTAATTTTGTAATCTTAGAACGTAAATCTTTTCTAGAATCAATTGCAGTTTTTATTGCTTTGCTTGTGGTGCGCAATCTGGCTAGATTGATTGCACTTAGTCTACTGAGTACAGCATTGGTAATTTCAGGTTTACTCAGATTTACTTTTCTGGCTCTGGTAACGGAACGAGTTGTTGGCATTTATTAGTGGCGCAGACTATTATTTGGATCAAACCTTGTCTTGTACCAAGCAGGTGGAGCCTTTCTCTTGGTGACCAAAACATATTTGTACATTCGAGCAGTTCCCCATTGAATTGCAGTGGCACCTGGTCGACTTCCACCAGTCTTCCATGCTTTAAGCCCTCTATCATATACAGTATTTAAAGTTGACTTTGGTATTCCTGTTCTCCTTGCAATTAAAGAGCGGTTGGAGTAGAGTCCCGGATACGTCTTATGAAACAGAAGGGTCCACTTTGATTTCGACTTTTTGGCAACTGCGTCAGAGGCTCCAAGTTTCAATTTGGAATATGGAGTTTTCCTTCTTTTGAGGAGTTCCTTTTCACGTTTGACTTTCATGGAGGGACTCAAACCTGAAAAGTATCTTTGGGGCCAGGACAACTTCGAAGAAGTTGGTTGAATGTGTCTAGGGTGTCTCTTCATTTTCCTTTTTAATATTTGTAAAGATTAAAATGAATCGTCACTCAATGATAAAACTATTCAAGACACCTCAAAAGTCTGTGAATATAAACGCGTCAAAATTGTTCAACAGGATTCCAAATGGGTCTGTGGGTAAACCACGTATTTTCAAGAAACAGGTGACACATGCTAATTTAGATAGAATAAGTCACCTGTATGCGGTATATTATAATGCTGCTAGAAAATACAATGAAGCTCTAACTAGATTTAGAAATGCTGAATTTAATTCTGACCATGGTGGAGGAAAAAAAGAATTGATCAAAGCTGGTAAGATTAAGAAAAAAGCTGGAATAATTTATGCAAAAGCTAGAAAGGCGTATGTGGAAGTTTCAAAGAGAGTTTTGTACCCAAAGCAGTTACAGTTGACTACAGCTCATCTCACAGTAGCTGAGCGAAACACTATAAAGAAAATGGCACAAAAATTGGTTGCTAAAAGGTCAAAGCTTCCTAACAATGTGATTAATAAAATATTTGGATAAAGTAAATGAATCGTCATTCAATGAAGCCATCTCAAAAGTCTGTGAACATAAACGCTTCAAAACTGTTCAACAGGACTCCAAATGGGTCTGTGGGTAAACCACGTGTATTTAATAAACAAGTAACCCATGCTAATTTAAATAGGGTAAGTCATGCATTTAAAGCATTTAGAGAAGCTCAGAGAAAATACACAAGAGCTCAAATTAACCATGATAACCTTCAATATAATGTTGTTATGGGTCTTAGGGGTAGAACTGAATTGTTTACGTCTGATGCGCGTTATAACAAGGCTTTGAAAAATTTTATGAAGGCTAAAAAGATTTATCACGAAGTTGCAAAGCGAGTCTTGTATCCCAAACAAATAAAGACGCTTCAAAATCACCTCACAGCAACTGAGAGAAACAATATAAAGAAAATGGCACAAAAATTGGTTGCTAAAAGGTCAAAGCTTCCTAATAATGTGATTAATAAAATATTCGGATAAAGTAAATGAAAAAGGAATGCTAGCGTGCTTCATAGTGGTCTATGACGCAAAAAAGCAATTCGTCGGTTAATATTACTGTTTTTAGAATTTTTATTAACAAATAAAACCGGGTGAATGTGTCTTTTTGTAACGATTTGTCTTGTCGACACATTTCTACCATAAGGTACATTTAGATGCGTTGGTCTAAAACTTCCACGTGGTTCAGTATTAAGCGCTGATTTTTTGTACCATTTTTCAAATGAATTTTTATTATAATAACTCTTGCGTCCGTGACCCAAGTTTACTTCGTATCCAATATTACCATTTTTGAATGGTTCCATTAATATACCATTTTCCATATTGGATTTTATCTGTACTATTCTTGGTCTCAGACCTGTCCAACCTTTTAAAACTATTCTTGATACTGGGTGTTTCTTATTCAAATACTTTTTGAATGCATTTTGAATTTTTTGAGCAGCGAGCTTTTTACGTGCATTCATCATAACGGCTTTAGCCCTTTTACGTTCCCTTTCGATGGCTTTCACTTTATTAAAATCTCTTGCAGTTTTTCTGCTCGTTGCGTACTCTTTCAAGGCTGGATAAAATTTATCTGCAGCTTTTTTGTACTCATTTTTAGCTTTGTTGATGGTTTGTTGGATTTTAATTTTATTTACCAACTTCATTTGTTATTTACAAAGATTTAAAAACAAAACGCGTCTAAATGGTAAGTAAAAATGGCAACGTCCGCAACCGTCTTTCTCCTTGACAAGTCCGGTTCGATGTTTTACCGCGCAGATGATACAGTTGGTGGTTTCAACTCTTTCCTCAAGGATCTCAAGAAGAATAAACCAGATTCACTCTTTTCACTCTACATGTTCAGTGACAAGTGTGAATGTTTTTATGATAATCTGAAAGTCTCTGATGTCAAGGATTTGACCACTGATGATTATGTCACACAGGGAAACACTGCATTGTTTGATTCCATGGGTGAGATTCTCCTCAAGTATGGTGGTGAGGTTGAGACAAAGTTTGTCATTTTGACGGATGGTTTTGAAAATGCGAGCAGGAAGTACACAAAGGGGACAATCAAGGATATGATCAAGGCTTCAAAGATGGAGCTGATTTATATTGGCGCGGATCTGGAGTGTGCCAATGACCTTGGAATCACTCGAACGCGTCACTTTGATGGGGAGGATTCTCCTGCTGCATTTGAGTGGGCATCTCAGAGTATTTGAACAGTTGGACACGTGAACAGCCAACTCAAAAATGACATACAGATATAGTAGTAGAGTTGAGCTAGACAACCGACTACTGGTAGACAACCGACTACTCCGTAGTCGTTTTTTTCTCGTTGATAAATGTAAATGAACATCATTAATAGAGTTGTTGGCCCAGCTGCGTACAAAAGAACAAATTGGGAATATTATTTACCCATCAATAGAGCCACCGTGTTGTTTGCAAACAAGAGAAAAAACACCTTCACATTAAATCACAAGGGAAAACGAAAGCCTGTTTATGGGGTTATTAAAGGAATTCCTATAAGCCCTTTAATTAGTCAAATGAAGACTCGCAAAAAGAAGCATCATACAACTGCTGGGTACGAGAAGAGAAGGCACTACACTTCAAATGCCAGCAAGGCGGCTCGACAGAGACTTTTGAATAGAGTTTCAAATTATTTGGCAGCTCGAAATATTTCAAGACAGGCTGCGAACAACAAGTACAAGAATGTCACTTTGAGTCAGTTGATATTTTGGGTCAAGCATCAAAATTTTGGAAATGGTTCACCATATGTGAAGCACCTGAAACAATGGGTTCATTATGGTGGGAATATACCAGTGTCCAAACAGAATGTGCTAAATAATATTAATAGGTGGCGTGGATAGGTCCAAGACCGAATCAAATGATTCGTGTTAAAAATAAAAGGATGGACAACCGACTCATTGAGTCGTCTCAACAGTTGGACAAGATGGACAAGCCGATTATCGAGAGGTATATCACACCAACGTATCCCAAGAATGATCTTTGGGGTCAAGATGAGCAAACAAGAATTGCATATGAAAGGTACCGGAAAGCTGGCCCAAATTGGGTTCCAGATTGTGTAAAGGGTGGATATGCATCAGGTCAATGTGACTGTGGGCGCGTTAAGGAGTACAAGGGACCAAAGTGTGGTATTGGGTGTCTTGATGAGGATACAACAGTTGTTTTACAAGATGGGTCTACTACACTTCCCATATATCAATTGAAAGCTGGCGATGTTTTACTTGGTGGGGGTGTAGTCAGGAAGGTGGTGCGGTTTCACATCGATGCCATCATTTATATGTGTGAGACTGCACCAGGAGTACTTGTGACAGAGTGGCATCCAATGAGACTTTCTAAGGATCAAGAATGGTTCTTTCCTTGCAAAAAGTATAAGCCACATCCTATATACGTGAATACTGTGTGTGATTTGGTTTTGATGCCAGGATCTCATATTATTCCAGTGGTTGATTTGAATGGAGACATCTCAGAGTTTGTATCCATGGCACATGGGATAAAGGAGCCAAGTATCCTTCAGCATCCATATTGGGGAACCGATGCAATCTTGAAGGATCTGAAGATTCACCCAGGGTACAGCACAGGGTACATGAATATTCATGGGTGTGAGTTGCTCTACACGGAGGATGGGGTCGTCTACAAGATGGATTATGATATTTAGTTATTATAAATGACTAATGTTTGGCCTCCACATGGTTCAAGATTAGGACTTAAAAAAATATTCGAAACAATAGAAAATTTTAAAAAGCTACATGTACCATCACCAAAAATAAATTCACCAAAAAAACCATCTATACCAAAGTTGTCACATATTATAATAAATAAATTAACATTAAATAATCTTAAAAAATTAAATGAATTTAATTTTCCAATAAATACCAGAAATAAATTAAATAATCGTAGAAAAAAATTGGTACAGTTATTAAAGAATAAAGAATCTCAAATTAATGCAAATGTAAATTTAAAACATCTTAAATTATTAGAAAATAAATGTATAAAACTTAAGAAAAATATAAACAAAAATAATAACGAAATATCAAAAATAAATAAACTTATATTTTTAAGAACTGGGCCAGCACTCCAATTAAAATTACATAGAATTGCAATGAAAATGAGAGGTCTTAAAAATAAAGCATACAAAGAAACTGTTAATAAACATATAATAAGTGGCTTGTTTAATTAAAAAGTAGAAGTGTTTGTTAGTTAGATGAACAACCGACTCATTGAGTCGTCTTGGATCCGTGCGTTTTTGAACATTTTTAAAGTGAATCGCATTCAGACCTTTTGGGTATGACAGTTGCGCGCAATCGTATAAATAGAAAGCATCTTCAGATAAGCTGGGAATTTTGTGGAGAGTATCAGTATAATGATGATTTTACTTTATTATATCATGTATTGTTCAAAGGAAAAACGTATAAAGCGGCTAAAGTATTTGAGGAATCTATTTGGTTTTATGACCAAAATTTTAATGTTATTCGTAAATTGAAAGGACACTACAAATTTCTCTTTGTAAACATAACGAACAAATATGTGTTTACAACGAGGACTTTTTTGAAAGAACAGGATGTGATGATTGAGCAATCAACATATGGGAAATATATTGTTACAAAGGATGGTAAATATTTTAGAATAAAATATTGGAAATAAGTAAATGAGTCCACAAGGTCGCCCCCCATTGTACCCCAAGCCCCAATCAAAGTCAATGATACTGGGTATCATCAATAAACAGGAGAAGCTCAAAGCTCTTTTAAATGAGAAGAAACGCAAAATTCAACTTCTTGAAAAGTTAATATCTGAATTGGATATTATTGAAGGAAGGATTAGACAGGTCACTGGGAGTATCAATAGTACTATTAGTTCTTATAGAAAGAAAAAGTCCTAAATTTCATCTTGTCCCTGAACTGCCATGGCACCATTTGGCTGAACTACACCTTGGTTACCGAATGTTATCCCAAATGGAAATTGCTGCCCACCGGGGCCTATATAACCAGACTTTTTAGAACGTCTCATGAGCCACAGTGTCACGAGACCGAATAGGGTTGCGTGAAGTGCAATTCCGGTTGGTCGTGGAACTCCGTCAAAACCCGCGATGACTGGACCAAGAACCTTACGCATGATTTTATAAGTGGCTGGGCTGGAGAAGACAACAAAGAGGATGACAGCCTGAATAGTTATAAATATTTGCTGATTAAGAGTAGACATTTAATATTATCGTATAAAATTTTTAAAGATACCCACTGAGATTTCAGAACCAGGACTTTCGATAACAACTGTACAAGTTTCTGGAGTTGGTTCAGGAACCGGGACAGGGGCTTTTGGTACACAGCACACTGATAAGCATACACAAAATAGAATTGGAGCTAAAATAAAAAAGTACCAATAATCATTTTGATTGTTTGAAGAGTAATACATGTATATTCTCAACTTTGAAAAATATAAAACCAAGAACGTTCCATATAATGAGATAATTCCATGTTATTATGTGTATGTAGTTCTAAAAGTTCTTCATAAAATTTTTTACTTCTACGTGTTATTATCTTTTCTTAAAGCCAAAAGTATTTTATATTAAAATGAGTTGGTTCGGAACTTTGTTTCAATATGAAAGTCTTTTGATTGATGGGTATCGGGGTCACGAAGAGCTCATATACATAAATATAACTTATGATACTCATTACCATTACGCTCATGCAATTATGAATCCTAGACAGGGTATCATATATTTTTATATAAATGATCAAGATGTGTCACCAGAGTTTCATCTTGTGTTAAAAAAGAACAAGGTTAATATATAAATGACTCGTCTGAACAAACTCATTGATTGCTTGTCTCCTATTATTGGGTCTTTTATTGGATTGTATATTGCTGAAGAAGCTATGAGGCACTTTGGATACTATAATAAAACACGTGTTGAAAAGCTTATGGCTGAAGTTATGCAAGACGTTTACGGGGGTCGGTGTATGTGCTTCAACTGAGTCTGGATACACTCCATAATCTGAGTAATAATTTTATTAATCTCTTCTGTGCGTTTTATTGTGAGTTGAATTTTGAAACAACATTTGAAGGTGTAAAATATTATGCTGCGAAGTTTCCCATCATAATATGTTATATCCATATGGGTCCCTGGAGAACTTTTCAATGTGCCAGTCACGAATGCGTGACCAAAGTTGGAAAATTCAACAAGTTCTAATTCAAAACCTTCTATTTTATCCAGAGACATTTAATATTCACTAACAATAAATGATCAGCTCAAAACACTTTTTGGTTCTTGCAAGACCCATCGCCAAAAAAAATCCTAAAAATAGGGGTATGTTTTCACCAAAGTATACAAAAAAGGTGAATACAAAGAAATTTCTTCATCAACAAAATGTAATGAATCAGGTTTTAAGATTACTCAAAAATAGAGGACAGTATTCAACACCACCATCACCACATAGACCAAGAGGGCGCTACGACGCAGTTGTTGGTAGAAATATGGCCAATGCATTACACAATTATATGGTGCTTTCTATAAAGCATCATCATCAAAAAGCCGGAAGCAAGACACTCAATAAGAGAGGTACTCCAGCTGCTTATTTGTTTTTGGACCCAAAACACAATACAAGAAGACTCAAAGGGAGATCCCGTTCAGTTTAAACCTTCTTGTGTCCCAAATATTTCTTTGAGATTCCAAGCATCACATACTTACCGCCCATTGGCCCTCTCAGAATTTGACGACCCTTTTTATTTACACCAAGGTTTGCAGTGGCGGTTCTCGCAACGGTCTTTGCACCAAGATTTTTAACTACAGCGAAAGCTGGAAGTTTCTCCTTTCTCACGTACACTGCAGAATGGTATCTCCACCCTTCATCCCATCTACAATAATCGGTATATGAGTGCCATGGCCATTTCTTTTTGAATATTTTGACAAAATTCTTTGGATTTCTCCAGTCACATGGAATATTGTATCCATGTGGGTCTATAACTGTGTACCCGTCATTTGCTAGACGAACTCCTGTCACAGCATGTTTTACGGTCTTGTTTGTCAATTCTTTAGTAACTGACGATACAACGTGTCCATCAAGAACAATAAGTGCATGATCAAGTTCAAAATCTGGGTGTCCCGGAAGCTTTGTTGGTAGAATTGGATTTTTGTCAGAGTTGGAACTTGCCAAGTTGTATAGAATATTTCTGTTTGTGACAACTACAAGGTTGGTTCTAGAAGTTATTTTTGGAGCCTGTTTATCGTGAACATATTCAGTTGCAAAGCTGATTCCGAGACTCTTTAATATGTCACCGCGCGCTTTATTTATGTCATGACCTCTGTGGATGGAGTGACCTTTTACGTCCAATTCAAGATTTTTGTAGAGGAGTGCAGACTTTCCCATCTTTTTCTTTTTGATCTTCTCTGTCCACAGGTTGTAAATCATTTTGTAAAAAATGAACCGTTTGATTTCTGGAAGATGCGATTTTCTGAAACACAGTTTTGTGTCTTTGAACATCACCTTCTTTTCTGGAGAAAGTTTCTTGTAGAACGCCTTCATCTTTGCAAGGAGAAGGCGTTTCCCATACTTTGATGTAGCCATGGAGTTTATTATAGTATAGAAATAACACGTACTTTCTGTTTGTCTGAGATACGGAACCACCATTTTTACTTTTTATTATTGGCCAAGAATTAAAAGATGAACAAGCTTGAGGAGGCACTTAAAGAAGTTACTAAAAACAAACCAGAGTTTTCAGTGGGTCGCCGGGACGGTAAGTTGTATGTGTTTTATCATTCAGCCAATGGAAATGGGAGGTTTCCGGTCGGCTTGGTGGGCTCGCCGAATAAACTTGGAAAGGTGGGAAATATAACAAACAATGGGGTGGTCTACGCTGAACCAAAGCAGTGGAAGCAACTTGCAGATGCAATTGATAACAAGAAGGAGGGTGAAAATCAGATGAATCAATATCTGAAAATTGCTTGTAACGAGATTTTGAAACCAGAATCTTCAATGAGTGAATTAAAGCATAAATATTCTTACTAAATAAATGAATGAGAAGTGCAAAAAATATTTGCAGATGCTACTAGCTACTGGGTTTAATAAGCATACGAATTGGGAATACTTTTTGATGGATATAGCTAGAATCAAGGAGTTCTGTAATTAGAATTATTGTTCGTACGTTTTGGTGATCTAACTGGACTTCCATAATTGTTGTTATTGTTGTTAGCACCTGGGCGTTTGCTCATTTTTGTGAGTGTGTTGATATTTTTGGTTCTTTTATTTGATTTGTTCATATCCTCTTGTCTCTTTAATAAGGATTGAATACTCATGACTGGTGGGTGACCTTTGTATTTTCTTCGGTGACTTATATTTGGCGCAAGTTTTCCAGCTGCTAAAATATCAAGATTTTTACCATTTTTTGTAAGGTGAATTCTTCTTGGGTGCATACCAGGTGGGCTTGTAGGTACCCATTTATTTCCTACTAAACGTGTGTACGTAGTCATCATATGGTCTGGGTGAACAGCAATGTTTATATTTTGAGGGGTTCTGGTTTTTACACCAAGTCTGTTACCGTGAATAGCCATGGCTCCACTTCCTGTAAATGCCCAGTAATTTGAATAAGGTCCAAGAACTCGAGTAATATTATTCATTTAATATTAATGATGAAATAAAAGTGAAGTGTACAGGTTCAATTTTATTTTCATTTGATTATCAAATCAAATGCTTCAGCGTACCTTGAGCATGTATCCAGGCACACCTGATATGGCTGAGTTCCGGCAGACTGTTTTTGAAAACGCAAATGAGGGATGGGGGTCTGCGATTCCATTCAAGGATGGAAATGGGAGTTACAACTCTGATGATCAAAATAGGCTGACAGAGTTTAATGCTCATTGGTACTCTTATAGTCACAAGTATTATCGGGATTGGGAACTGACTTTCCGGTCTCTTATGTGTCACCGGGGTGACAATGCGTACGCCAACTATTCATCAATGGGGGTATCCTTTGAGGACATGTCACGTTTCTTTTGGACTGGAATGAAAAAGGATGCAAGGGATGAGTTTTTAAAGAAGGTGTACTTTAGCGAGTATTACAAGGATTTGGAGTTATTTGAAGATGATTGGGAGATTTCTAATAATTATCGGGAGCGCACTTTGAATGAAGAGTGATGTGTACACGTTTAAAATTTTAATGTCACGTATTAGTAAGATGAAAAATGGCGAGCGAGGATGGACTTTTGTACCAAGAGTTTATGAAGACATGGACTGGAGCACCTAAGGGTACACCAGACTTGAAGAGAGCGGCAGCGTGGGTAAAATATAGAAACAAGTTTATTCGTCGTTATTTGAAGAAGTAACTTTCTTTTCGTCACCAGTTGTTCCGAGTTTTTCAGCCTTTTTCTTTT